CAAAACAATATGCAATTTCATTTTCCATCTCTGGATACCTTCCTTTCGGAGTAATCTTCGTCTTGCCAATGTCGGGGAAGGTATATGTGTTTCTCTGTTATCTGTACAGGACATTAGCACAGTTTCTTGATTGGCACTCACAGAGCTTCAGACTGACGAGCACATCTAAAGGTGTGTCTTTAACCTTTTCCCTGACGTAGTTCATATCTGCAACATGTCTTTCGATAGTAGCAGTCACTAAGGCTTGAAACCTGTTGCTAAGTAAGTGTAAATAAGAAATGTAATTATACACTTGTCCACTTATTTACACTTTTGTCTATATATTAGACTGCTTAACAATTAGTCCTGTCTCAGTAAGAACTGAAATCAGCTTGCCAAAACAGTGTCGATTTCAGTATTTGTGATCTTTGTAATAGTAAAAATTTCGCCAAGTGCATCCCAGTTAGAGCCATTCCATGCATAGTTCATACCGCCGCCAACGTCATATACGTCACCAACAGTCTGACCGCTAGTGGGCAGCTTGTCCGTGGAAGCAACAGAACCCTTGTAACGATACATCGCCGTAATGTCGCTCTTCAGGGCATAGGTGCTTGCTGCGCCAAATCCATCGAGCTTTTTCTTATCAGCAGTACTCATCAATCCATGAGCACTCTGTGTTGCGTCACTGTATGTAGTATTGGTCGGAGTAGCCCAAGTACCATCTCCACGCAGATATTGACTCTGCTTTCCAGCTGCCGGAGCAGGAACCAGACCAGCACCACCCGCAGCAGAAGCAGTAGCCGCCTTAAAATCAGAATAGGTGGTATTATAATCAGGTCCCCAAGTAGCAGAACCATCACCACTCCACCTTAGAATTTGACCAGACTGACCGCCAGCCGGAATATGTTTATTACCAGCAGAGGTCGGGTGTGAATAGTTGTTTGCGTTTGCAGCAATACCATCCAGCTTTGCTTTATCTCCGGCGCTCATCAAACCAGCAGCCCCAGAAGTCGCGTTATTATAGGTAGTGTTCGGTGGAGTTGCCCACGTTCCATCACCCTTCAAAAACTGACCAGCATTATTAGCAGCAGGGGCGGGGACAAGACCTGAGCCACCGGCAGCGGCACTGGTTGCACCCTTAAATGTGCTATAAGTTGTGTTATTATCAGCGCCCCACTGTGCTTCACCATCCTTACTCCAACGCAGAATCTGACCAGCAGAACCACCGGACGGAATATGCTTGTTACCGGAGCTTGTCGGGTGAGAATAATTGTTTGCGCCAGCCGCGATACCAGCTAGCTTATTCTTTTCAGCCGTAGTAAAGTCGTTAGAGGATAGCCCCTTACCTTCGACTTTATCAACTTTATCTGCCAGCTTTGCCTTTATCTTTTGCCAAAAGTAAAGTAGGCCATCATAATCTAACCAAGCCATAAAATTCCTCCTCACATTGAAAGTATCTTGTCTATATCTGAATTGGTCAGCGCCTCCATGTACATAGATGGATCGCCGGTATTCACAACAAGCTCGCCATTCTCATCTGTCATAACAGTGGTGATACCAGTGCCTTTGATAGATACAGAACTTTGCTTTGCGCCATCCAGCGTGATTTTTGCCTTACCATTAAGTGCACTCTTATTTGCGCCCAGCGAGAAATTGTTGTCGTTTAATAACGTCCAATTGCCGCCCAAGTACGCATATAGCTTATCAGGCTTCAGATAATAGATTTTTTCGGCTAGAGGAGCCAATGGTAAGTCGCTCACAACCTCTAAATCGCTTCCGATTTTTACGTGAGCCATAGCAGTATCTCGATAGGCGTTTCCGGTGTCAAGGCAGACAATAAGCTGTCCGTCGATCACTGGAGTCTTGTCGAGTTGAGATTGTGCAATCTCTAAAAGTGATAATTTTGACATCATGAAACTCCTTTTCGATAAAAATAACCCCACACTCCATTACAGAGTGCAGGGATTCATGTTAGATTATTATGTCTCAGCGTTTGCGCCGGTATCATCAAGCGACTTCCAAGTCAGAGCCTTCTCAACCACTTTTACGCGGCCGTCCATAGCAGTATTCAAACCATCTGCATAAGTTTTAGCAGTATCGCGAGCGGCATCCGCCTTTTTAGTAGCATCAGCAGCAGCGGCAGAAATTACTTCTGATTTCGCAGCGGTCAGCTCATCTTGAGATACCTTTGCATTCCAAGTGTTGCGCTCTTCGGCGGTAATGTGCACCACAGCATCCTTGGAATGACCGTCTAGCTGGTCTTGCACCTTCTTGATTTTTGCGTCAGTCTCAGCCTTGGTATAAGCATCAGGCACAGCCACATACAAACCATCTTCTTCAATCGTGATAGAGTTGTTGGCTTTTGCGGACACGCGCACAGCGACACTGATTTTATTGTCGTCAGAAACGGTTACAGTTGCAGTAGAAGTTGCCACGCCGATATAAATATCAATCAGGGAGCCAACCGGAATCTTAATGACCTCGCCAGTTGTGATAGTCAATTCAATATTCTTGTCTTTCGTGTTATAAACACCGCTCTTTACAACAAGATCCTTGCCAAGTGCAATCGTCAAAGTGTCTCCGCCAAATACGGGCATCTTAATGGTGCGGGTCTCCGCATCGTAAGTAGGCTCATGAACAACACCAGTCAGGGTAGTGGTAACAGGTTCGTCACCCTTTGCCACACTCAACACACCAGCATTATAAGTAACATCTGTAACGAACTTACCTTTAATACCTTCCACCGCTGCAACCTTGGCATTAACATAGTCAGCAACAGCCTTTGTGGTCGGAATATCATCATTGGTGGCATCTGCCGGGATCTGAGTAACGGTTGTTTTGTTCAGCTGCACAAACTCCACGCCATTCCAAATATGCATGGTGTAGTCTGTCATGCGGAAATAAATAATGCCCTGCACCTGACCCGCTGCGGGCAGGGAAGACACCATCTTAGTGCTCTTAGTGTACTCAGTTGTACCCTTAAACAGTTGCAACGTATCGGTCGTAAAGTACAGTGTGTCCATGTCTTTTGGAGCAAGGGCATCGTACCGTGCTTTCGTACCATACGCAAATTTTACTTGTGCCATATTTTTTCTCCTTATTAGAATTCAGTCCATTGGAAATTTGTAGATTGAGTTTGAAAAGGCTCGACGAAGAACCGCCCTGACTCCGCGCTTTGCTGCACGACCCACGGTTCATATTTATCGTCTTTGCCTCGTATCATTACGGTCTGACCTGCATAAGTCGCGTCATTCTGGTTGATTGCCTCATTTGCCGCCGGAATACTATCAAAACAAAGCGTCCGGGGCGCTACCTTTTGAATAGATAAGTCGTCCCGGACGTATATAAATTCTGATGTATCTTTTGTGATAATAATGTCTTTGCCATCAATCAACCCAAGCGCAATCGCGGCTTCTACGTCTTCTGCGTTACCGTAACCAAGCTTCGAGTATTTGTATGCCATTCTTTTCACCTCGCTTTAAACGATGGTTAGAATGGGACAACACGCATACTACCATCTTCAGTTTCCACAGTTTCAGTTGTGATTTTAATAGCGTTACCAATGGGTTTACCCTCGGAGGTAAGCTGAATACGATGCTCTTCATCGTAAGTGATGTTATCAGCCTTATTAGCCAGACTGGTATTGAACCGGTCAGTCATTGCCTTATTCAGAGCCTCCAGTGCGATAATACGCTGGTCGAGCGTGCTCAGTGCTTCATCGGGGATCAAATCAGACCACTTGCTGATGGGAATAATATGTACAACGCCGGGGCCAGCCTTACGCACGCGCTGAATCATCTGTCCTTCAGAATCCATCTCGACATGAACAAAGGTCAGCTGGAACTCAATGTCGCCAGCCTCACTAGTCAGACCTGTATCAAAAGGCAGAAGATATTCCAACCGATTCTTGTACAAGTCTTTTGACTTTTGTAGAATCTCAGTTTTATAGCGTTTACTCACAGGTAAAACGTACTCCAGCATAACGGTATAGTCACTAATATCTACGCCCTTGTAAGTCTGATCGGCAAGAAAGTGCAAATTATCCACCAGCTTGCTTCGCTGCATGATACGCTCAGTCAGACTCGCTGTGATAGTGTTATCCTCGTTAATTAAAAATGTATACATATCACACCTCCTTTCCGTTCACGATGTACAGGTAATCATCCAATGAGATCTTCTTGCCCTCAAGCAAGTTCTCCACAAATTTGTCCTGTACCATTCCATTCTTATAGAGTCTGTGCATACTCTCGACGAACTCAGTGAAAATCTTCTCCATTACAGTAGACCTCCTTGAATTAACGTCAATGTATAGGCATCAATAATGGCCTCAGGAGTTGTACCTCCCAAGGCCTTGATTTGGTCATATTCGTATTTGTCAATCGGCTCAAGCGTTACAGTGTCATATTCCGGGGATGGAATCAGGTAATAGCCTTCAACGTGCCAGATATACTTGCCGTTGCTGCTGATAATACCCTGTGCGTCATCTTCGGTGCAATTCACCATAATATCGTGCTTAGGCTGATACTTTACAAACTGAAGGCGGTCAAGAGCATCGATCACTCGACCGTCTTTAAGTACCTTATAATACACTCTCAACACCTCCTTAAATACTGAACATAATGGTTACACCCAGCTGCTCGGACGGATAGTGGAAGCCATACAGCTCACCAGTCTCCTCGATTGCATAGAAGTATCCATCGTAAGTTGCAAACGGGGTACGCAACCAATACTTAGTCGGCTTGCCCTCTGCATTGTGCTTAATGCGAGACTCATTGCCAGTCATGTAGCTGATGGTCTGACCTTCGTAGATATAAGGTTCATCGATCATTGCAGAGTTCACTTCAATCGCAGAAGGAATGAAGAAATAACAATCCGAAGTCACGATTTCCTTGCTCTTATTACCGGCAGAGCTTGGCACTTTAACTTTCTTGATAAGCTGTTTCCAACCAATGGGCAAAGCATCAACCAACCGAGAATCAAGATACTCGCGCAGGGAAGTGTTGCCCCAACCGCCAGCATTATTTGCAGCAGAACTCAGTACCATGTCCTGACCTAAAGTGTCTTTCTGCAAGAATGTCATGGAACAACGCTTGTTGGAATTATCGCTCAGGTAGTAGTTCTTAAAGCTTGCCACCTCAACGATCAAATCATCGTGTGTCCATGCGGCCAATTCGCGACAAGCAGCATCACCAAGGTCTGCGTACCAAAGCTTAGACCAATAAACCGTACCTTTAGCATGGCGCTCGTAAGCACCATCGTCTGCTTTTGCACATCCAAATACCAGAGTGGCATTCGTCTTTGTTGAACGGGTGCGAGTGATTTTTGTGTAATTCAGTGCAGAACCATAGATATTAGAGGAATAGACATATAGACCGTTATCACCCTTAATGTGCCGGATAACAGTCATATCGCGAGAACCGGCAGCAACGCCATTTGCAGAGTCGATACCCCAAGTCATCTTGACGCCAGTTGAGTTCCACAGACGGATACCATTCATACCGTTCTGCTCAAAGCACTGCATCAAAACAGTGTTATTTGCATTTGTGACGTCCATCTTGTAGTCAACAGCCAACACAAAATCTCTGTCCTCTTCAAACAGCTTGAGGTCGGTATCAATGTAGTTCTTGCCATCAAACACCTGCGGTTTACTAATAAGAACCTTTTCAGTGATGTCCTCATAAGAGAAATCGTTGCCAAGCTTGATGGAAACTTCATCCTTTGGCGTGGCAACATTCTGCTCAACTCCAACCTTGTTCATCGCATAGATTTCAACAGGACGAAGCTGACCGATTTCCTTACCATCAAAGTAGGTAGAAGAATACTCGCAGCTATCATAAACAGCATTGATATCCTTATCGCCGGTGACGTAACCGCCCTTATCCCAGCCACTGAACAAGTAATACTTAAAAGCAGTTTCTTCAGAGGTATAAGTCGGAGTGTCGCCGGTATAAAGCACCATGGAACCATACGGAGCAACAGTTTTCTGCAGTACTGCGCCACGGTTCATATAGCGGACAGTATACTTACGCACAGATTCGGTATAAGTTGCAGTGACAGTCTGATTGCTAAAAACAGTCGTAAACTCGGTGTCCCAGCCACTGAAAGTAAAATCTGTAGAAATTGTGCTTTTAGCAGTAGGTGTCGGAATTGGATTCTCCTTGCGGGTAACAGGGTCAACAGCTTTATCGCCCTTATCAATGTACTGGACATCCAACACCGTGCCATCCTTGTTCACGAACGTCCAGACAAACTGCTGAACAAGCGTGTTGTAAGTAATGTTCAAATCAGGCCATTGTGCTGTAAATTCCTCCAGCTGACGCTCGCGCATGATGGGCACATGAACACTACCCTCAATAACAGAATGGTCGGTATTATATCCGTTTTCATCCAAGCCGGTCATCTTTAACAGACGATCCAGCAGGGAAGTATCATCCAACTGCCAATCAACGCCAGTCAAACGCACACGGTTCAAGTTCGTGCACTTAGCCAGCATATCAGTCAAGTCAATTGTCGGACACTTCTCGACAGTCAGTGTGGTGATATTCTTATAATCTGTAACCTTCAGGTCGGTCAGATAATTCAGGTTCTTAGCGCTTAGACTTGCGATCGCAGGCAGTTCAGCCTTCTTAATTTTACCGCCCTTAGCAAACGCGACGCCGGTAATGCCAGAGCCGCCAGCATAGAACTCTTCCAGATTCGTACAGCCGGTCAGACTGATGGATTTCTTCAGGTTCGGCACGTTCTGCAGGTTCAAATGCTCAAGCAGTGTATTGTTGCCAACTGCAAAGTCAGTCAGATTCGTATTCTTGTAGCCCTCGGCGGCAGAACCAATCTTCAGGTCAGTCAATTTTACGCCGTGGCTGAAATCAACATAGCCGGGATAGAAACCAGAAATATCGCCAATGCTCTGGATGATAGAAGCGTTGTAAACATAAACTTCTGTATCATTCATAGCTGCAATCGGGCACTGAATCTCGTAAGTCTGACCGCGCTTACCACGCACCTTCACAGGGTTAGAACCATACCGTACAGAGACATAAGTGTCGGCATAGGGGACAATATGGAAAGTGCCATCGGGTTTCACACCTGTCCAGTTGGTCGGAGTATAACCACGAATGGTCATATCGTCAGAGGTACAAGCAGCACCCGTATACTTAGATGCCATGTATTTTTCCTGATACCGCTGGAACTGGCGTCTTTGGTGGCGTTTGTTACCGTGCATCATTGGCAGATAGCTGGTTGTGCCATTATCCTCATAAGTGCGGAAATACTTACGCCGCATATCCATGATCCACAACTTCTCTGGCTTTACGTCCTGATAGTCCTCGAACTTTTTCAAAATACGAGTAGCACTCCATGCCAAAGCACTCTCACGGTTCAGGAACATCTTTGCGAGATCATCTGCAAATAGGTCACGAATCTTACACCACAGCTTAGAGTCATGTGCGTTAAACACGCTCTTTGTGCCGATAGTGTCCATATCTTCGTAGCCGTAACTCAGCGTCAGACCACCCTCGTTATCGTTGCCCATTGCAGTGTCGTTATCGTAGTCAAAACAGAAATCCCAGTGCACAAGGTCAGTCGTGTGCGGGAATACGTTCTTTGCACGGTTATCGACCATGGTATGACGCTCGGTAAACAGATAGTGGAACAGGGTAGAATCCTTAACAAAATAATTCTCAAAATTCTTCTTGAATTCGGCATCATCTGCATTCACGACCCAATTCTGTACACGAATCCATGCATTTCTAGCGTCTTGAATCTCTTGTTCGCTACAATTCTTGTTGATGTAACGGAACTCAAAGCTGTGGTCGCCATCCCAAGTTTCCTCGGAAAAGTCGCCGCTCAGGAAACGGGTCTGTGCATCGGTGTTATTATCAATCTCAATAATAACTTCCTTGTGATTGTTCGGGTCCATACCCATTGTGTCACTATTCTTCTTTGAGTTACCAAAATCACCACAAGCATAGAAATGCCACTGACCATCCTTAAAGACGGTTGCATTTGTGGTATCTGTCTCCTGAATAAAAACGACACAGGGGTAGAATGCCATGGTGTCGCGTACCTTCGGGTTGTCCTTGCGAGCTTGACGAATGTACGGGTTGAACTCGTTGAACTCGTCTGCCAGCAGAGCATTGTTTGCATTCTCAGAAGAAGCAACATTGACTTTGATGTTAAAATACTTCTCACCAACGCTGTTTTCTGTAAATGCATACTTGCTACCAGTGCTCTCATCACCAAAGGTGAAACCACCAGAGCAGTTGATATCAATATTACGACCAGATTCACCGTATGCATTAGAACTAGTGCCCTGTCCCTTATGTGAACCAGTGGCGATCCAGTTGTCTTCCACGGCGCGGCCATTCTTATAAATGTGCTGAATGGTCGTGTTTGACACTTCGTTCTTCTTGCCAGTCGTAAAGGTCGGAGCAGAGATCTTGATAATGCGCAGGTCTGGGCACTTCTCAGCCAGTAGGTCAGGATTCAGTTCGCCGCTCACATCCGTAATATCATTGCGGGTGTAGCGCTCAATCATTTCCTCTGCATTCTTTGCGTCTGCAATAAAGTTGTCGAGGATCTCGTCGTCCGTCAGGTTCATCATGTAGGACTTCATGCGGTAAACAAGCACGTCACAATCAGGAGAACCAATCGTAATGCCTACCGGAGAAGCCTGTGTAAAGTTGTCGCTTGCGTCATACAGCTCAACACGACAGGGAATACCATCCAACCATAGAACCATTTCCTTGTACTGACTGTCTGGCAGAATATTAAATTCAAATTCCATAAAGTCGTCTTCACAAGTTGGTAGGTCGATGCTATTCTGCTCACTGGTCAATGTGACCTTCTGCGCCTGAATATTCAAACCGATACCACCGTTCAAGCAGGTCAGTGCCGTAGCATCGTAGTTCTTGACATTCGTAGTCTTAAACACAAGCTTAAAGTTCTTGCCCAACTTCTTTGCGTCATCACTAAACAACTTATAACTGATATTTGCAGTTGTACCAGCCTTCACACAGAAGTAGGTATCACCATCTTCGTCCAGCTGATAGCCACCGTTAGACCAGTCAAAATTATCGCTTACAGTCAGCCTTGTATTGCCATCAGACCACAAGCGGGTCTCGTCAGCGTTAGTCTTGCCAGCAGGGTTAAAATCAAAAGCCAGATTTGTCTTAACTGGCTCAATCGTAATACCAAGCTCTTTGATCTCGACACTAATCTCCTTGCTCACGGAGCCGCATACGATTTTCAACGTATGAGTACCAATATCAGCGGATTTCCATGTCCATGTCTGCATGGTACGTCCGACAGTCAGGGTGGCAATCTTAGCGCCGTCAACCTCCAGTGTTACAGCGGTCGTAGAGCTGGAAGGGTCATAAACGGTATAGTTGATTGCGACATTGCTGTACTGTTTTGCACTTGCTGTCTTTGTAGCGCAGCTGATAATAGGAGTTGTATTACCTTCAGTTGCCCACATGATATCTTTGACGACCTTATTACTGGTGACCTGTTTTCCATTGATTTCAGCAGTCATGGAAACTTCCACAAGATGTGCGCCGTGGGTCTGTGCAGGAATAGCATAAGTCAGCTGTCTGCCGGTAACGCTGCTTGTGGTAGAGCCAAGAATCTTTCCATCAATCGTAAAGTTGATAGTTTTTGCAATATTGCCATACGGAGTGTAGCGGAAGGTTACCTCTCCACTATAAACTAGCGTATCATCAAAAGAGCTCTCCAGATAGAACTCAACGACATTGACAGTCCAAGTCTTTGTGCCAACACTGCCCACACTATCAGTCACCTGCAGCTTAACAGTATTGTCACCGCTGTGCAGATACTGGGTTGCGTCAAAGCTGTTCTTTCCCTGGATAACGGTCTGCGTGCCAACTTTTGTATTGCCGACATACCAGACGCCAGTAGCGGAACCAGTGTCATCGCCAGAATTGTCCACAGAAGAGAACTTGAAATTGATAATAGCTGAGTCACCAGCAATCACAGTTAGCGCAGAGCCATCCAGACGCTCGATCTTGATAACACTTGTACTGCCGCCAGTGCCACCGCCACCACCTTGGATGACGACCTGCGTTTTCACAGTACCATTTTCCAACAGGCTCAGCTTTGAATCCTCGTAAGTAATATCATACTCACGCCCAGAATTCGGGTCAGGCTTCACATTTTTCAACTGCTCCTGAATTTCAGAAATATCGCCATTGATAGTGTCGATACTATTCTGCAAACCGGAAGCAGTATTTTTTACCACAGTCAAATCATTTGCCACGGTCTCAACGCTGGTCTTTTCAGCCTTTGCTTCTAACAGCTTATCGGTTGCCTGTTTGTTGTAATAATCACTTTGCAAGGTCTCAGGCAAGTTACCAACGCTATCCTGCAGATTCTTTACGGCAGCATCAGTACTGGTCTTATACTCGGTCAGTTCAGTCTTAACGGGCGCAATCTTTTCATCGATTTTTGCTTCAACAGTTTTATTAAAAGCTGTCACCCAATCAGCACTCGGGTCAGTGTTCAGTGTGATGGTTTTAATAATCTTTTCGCCATTCAGGAACTTAATCGTCTGTGTTTCAGCATCATACTGCACATCAAACTTTGCTAGACCATCAACCTTGGCGATATCACCCCGAAGCAGAGTAACAAAACCATCAACCTCTTCTTTAGTGTAGTAGCTTGCCAGTGTGTCGGCCAGACCGTCTACGACAGCCTGTGCTTCTTGTGCGCTCTGTGCAGCCTGAGTTGCAGCAGTCTGTGCCTCACCAACCTTCTGGCTCATCGTAGCTAAGAACTGAGTATACCAGTCATCGCCAGTCGGATCGGTCATTGCGGTGCCGGTAAGCGATTTCAAAACATTCAGTTTTTCGTTCGGCTTTGTGCGCCATAGATAATTCTTCGATTCACCGCTGCTCGGTACAGTAATTGCACCAGTCGCCATAATTTCAAACTTCAGTACACCCTCTTTGATGGTGGCATAGTTACTGACCATCCAGTAAAACCGAATCTTATCAGTACTATAGCTCACGTTGATGGGTGCGGTATAGTTCTCAGCATTATTAGCGTTAACATAGTGGATCTGAATCGTCATGCTCATCAGGTCAACACCATCATAATAACGCGGCATCTCAAACGGAATGACCTGACTGTTGTTTTCCTGTGTGATATTTACCTGAGTCGGACTCAGTGTGATTTCTTTATTGGTATCAACCGTAGAAAAATCATTGTCCGAGAAGGTATCAAACCACGTATAGTTGCCACTTCTGGTGAAATTCTGGTCTTCCACAGAGAAGATTGCCACATCCTCATCACAATCAACCACTGGACGAGCATCTTCTATGGAAGCCTCCATCGTCATTGCGGGGCTTGCAGCGACCATACGTTTGGATTCTTCAAATGATAATGCCATCTACTCACTCCTCTCATTAAGTATCTTTCTTATTATCGATATATTTTTCTTTGAGGACATTCTCATAAGTGATATAGGGATAATACGGGTAATAGCGGCTCAATGTAACATTCATTGTGCCTTCTCCAATGTTTTTATCTATCTTTTTAATAATCCACTCAACTGCAATATCAGACTTCAGGTACTTCGCTGCGTATTTTACCTTTTCATTCACATCAAGCCACGGGATCATGTGCATACTCAACGTGATGGAATCCGTCAGCCGGCAATTTTTCCATAGCGTGTATTTGCATACAGTCATGGCTGATTCGTCAGATGTATATCCGTCAAACTCACTACCCGAGCACACAAGGTTTCTTCGCCCGATTTTATCAATCGTCAACCGACTATTGTACAAGTCATCAATGCGGTTTGGGTCATTTACGACAACGTACTCAAGGTTGTCACATGCCTCCGCAATCTTGTCTGCCTCAATTTGTTTTGCGGTCGGCATTGCATCCACAAACTTCGTCATAGCATGAGACTGAGACTGACCAATAAAATAGACCCGGCTCTCAATAAGAAGAGCAGGGTCTGATATCTGGATCTCTGTATTCGTTGCTGGATTATACTTCACATACACGGTGTCATAATTTTTCGTGGATGGATTATAGATTTGTTTCGGGTAATAGCGTACCTGTGGATCACGCTGTTCTTTTTCGTATTTGCCTGTAAGTGCGTTGAACTTATATGTAAATGCACCATCAGTTGCCTGATTTAGCCAATGCTCGCCATATTTTATGACGTAATAACGGCCTTTCCTTAGTAGAGAGGTATCTTCTGGTTCGTCCTCTCCTTTTTCGTTGGTAACAGCCTTAAACAACATCATAGGTCCATACACTGCGCGCGTTGTTTCCCGATACTGTCCTGCCCCAGTCGGATTCGTTTTGATTGTCGTAACAAGGTTCTCAACACAGATTCTTGCATTTATCGCAATATCTTCTGGGCAAATAAACGAAAATCTTGTACCGTCCTGAATACTTGCTTGTTTTAATTTTAACAATAAAATAGACGCGCCGGTATCATTTGGGTTCATGTTGTAGCTCATATTCAATTTATTATCTTTAAGCAGCGTAACAACATCATTCCATTCTTTTGTTCCTTTTTTACAATACACGACCTCGCCAGTACCGTCTGGGTCATTTTTTTCAAGTTTATCCTTACAGAAATAGTCGCTGGAGTTTGATGCACCCCATACCTCTACACAGTTATGGATCTGACCGTAATCGACGCTGGCATCTTCGCTGATAACCATACTCTTAAATGTATCCTCGTCCAGAACAACGGGGTCGTCGTAGCCAGACGGAATTTCTTTACACACAAAAGTATCGTCGTCAAAATACATCTCGAAAGGGAAATAGAGGTCTCTCAACTCCGTCAAAATGTTCCAGATTGTCGTGCCAGTATTATATTCTAGGTCGTGCGGAATTCGCCGTACCCAATAGTCAACCATACTCTTTGTCAGCCCTGAAAGTTCAAATGTCTCCTTAATGGAATCACGAACATAGTGCGGCTTCTTTTTGTCATCTTCGTAGTAGTTGACCCCATCCTTAACCACGAGCTTGCGGTCATACATCGGAATGCGCGTTGCGTATCCGGTCAGTGTTCCACCAAGCGTGCCGTCAAGCAAACAGGTCATATCAAGACAAGAAAGGCTTAGTTTGTTCGTTGTAGCATCATAACTGTATCCATTTTGCTGTATTGCATATACGCCAGCGCCATACCAGTGTACACCATCTGTATCCACAAAGTTCGTGCCAGTTCGTATTTCAGCCTCACCAGAGTATAAAGCGTGATAGAAGTTATATATCTGAGTTAAACCATCTTTCAATTCCCATATCGTTCCTTGAATATCGTGCATTGAATAGCCAACAAATACACTTGTGTCATGGAAATATTTATCAAGTTCTTCTTTGGTACAGCCAGCAATCGCTGCAACATCGGCTGCAGATAATATCCTTCCTGCTGCGATACCACCCTCTACAGCAGCAATCATATTTTTTACACGTACTGTTTTCCCATAAATCATACAGTCAACACCAAAACTATCAAGTTCAAGTATTTTACTTTGTAAAGTTGAACCATCTCTTTGAACTGCATCACAAGCTGCATTGAAAATCACTTCAATATAAGACCTGATATCTGCATTCAGCAGCGGAATAACAACATCTCCTCCGCCTATCAGTAGTGGAGTGTATGCAATCTCATACGTCTTGCCATTTGTTGTATAACCATCTGAAGATGCAACAACGGTCGAATATGTTCCAACATCTCCTTGCTCTTTCACAAAAGATGCATATTTCTCTTTATTTTCATCTGTCCAAATAATACGCTTACGGTTTATATTTTCGATATTGCCATACTGTTCATAACCGCCAACCTTATATCTCCACTTTGCTTGCCTTAACTCTGTGTCCTTTTCTTTGTATATCGCACTATTTTTGATTTTTGCATCGATCTCTTCTTCTGGTATTCTTACCGCGTCCGCCCCAACAAGCGGCATACTTGTTGGAGCTTTCATACCAATCTGTAAGCGCAGCATCTTGCTCGTCCACTCCTCTGTGGAGAACTGAGAAATAGAGAATCCACTCTTCGGGAAGATATCAAGATTAAAAGTGCGCCGTGTATCTGAGTCTGCGTCAATCGAGTTAGAACCACTTAACGCAAGTCCTTCGATCGTATCAATAATCTGGTAGTCTTTATTCAGCAGTTCAATACGACAATATAATCTTTTTGACCGGCTTTTCAGTAAGGCCAGATCTTCTTCTGTAGGTAAGTAAGTCATGGCCCACCTCCTTAAATCAAACCAGCGTTCTTCATGTCATCGCTGCTATTCAAATCGCCAGTCTCTACAAAATCAAATGAGATTTCTACCTTATCCGGATGCTCATCATCTGAGTAAGAAACATTTCCATTCACATTCATCAGCCATGCGCGGCCATCGTACATCTTCAATGCTTTTGGCTTTTTGTTCGTTAGCCAATTGATAAAAGTCTCCCGATAGTCAATAGACCCATCAAAATCAAACTCATCATTGTTGCGATCCCACTTGATAATAACACCAGAGAAGTTGCCGCTATAATAATTTGCCTCACTACCATAGAATACGATGGGATACTTGCTTCCCAATGTCGTCTCCACAGACGCTTCTTGATTGCGCGTAATATTCGTGACAGCTGGCTCAAGACCAACATAATATGATATGTCTTTATCCATTAGCCATGCTCCGTCAAAATCGCTTACGGCACTTGTAGATGTGTACACTTGTTCAATTTCATCCACAACAGGAACTGCCATATACTGATACTTCGTTTTCCTGCCACGTGCGAATTTGTCATAGCATACAATCAAAATAGGCTCAACGGAACTTGTGATCTTCTTTTCATAAATCGTAATCCAGTCGTACTTGCCAACCTCTCTACGCTTTACGCGAATAGAATCAAAATTATTAGGCTCGTCCTCGTTTTTTGTAATGGTAAGCTTAATTCTGCCTTCTCTTTTTTCATTCTCTGCCACAATTTCAAGTTTCTGCAGTTGTCCGTCATACTCAATTCTGAATGCGCAAAAATCCGTGTCCAGAACATATCCGTTCACAGTTTCTCCAACTGCTCGCACATAGTACACCTTATTATTATCAAGGCTTTCTACGTTAAACGCATGTGAAATAGAGCCGTGGTATATCTCCTCATGTAACAAAGTCTTGTCTGAATCATAAAGCTGATATTTATAAAGATTCAGTGTCTCGCCCTCTTCTTCGATGTTTTTATACTCGACATTAAATGAAAAAGCGGGGAAGGGAATCGTCTTTTCAGCGCGTGCTTCCACATCAACAAACGTTAACACCGGTTTTTCATGGCAATAAAAAAGAACGGCATCGCTTAAATCACTTGTATTGCCGTTCTGATTTGTTACTGCAATTTTAAGATAGTAGGGGAGTAGTCTGTTATGTATAAGGTTCGCTGGCAACATAAACATACGCACAGAAGATGAACCACTGGTTTTCACTGTCTGGTTAACAATAATATTGCCGGAGGCGTTGTCATAGATAATATACTTCACTTCATTGATCGTGTCATCGTAACATGTGTACCGCACAATATTTTCCCGCGTAGCGTCTATCACGGAAAATTTTGAAATTATCGGTTTCGCCAATTTAACACCTCCTTATTTTACGCCATATATCTCACATGGAATAATCAAATCGTTATTTGTTGTAATGGCCGTCTCACCAGAGCTTTGTGCGTCAAAGAATGTAATTTCAGTGCAATATTTATTATTCTTTTCATATGCTTTTACATAGAACGGACGGAAAGCACTTTTTATACTTGTGTCAGAATTGTATGATACATTTGGAGTAGAATTGTCGCCAGCGCTCAAATCATAAATCATACACAGCTTCGGCGTATTCATAGTGGCGCAATGATATTCTGCACCACTCCATTCACCTGCGACTGGTTTCGACACAATAACAGAAACTTTGCTCAAATATTCGAGCACCCGTTTTGTTGCAGCACTCTCTGGATCAATCTCAACAACTTCTCTCTCTTTGTAGCCACGGAAAATAAAAATATATTCTGAATAATCGCTGTCCGCTTCAAAAGTCAACTTGTTCTCTTCGCCAACAGCAGAGTATGCATCTTTTGAATCGTTCTTCCATAATAGCTGGAAAATCTGCCCAGCCTTCAACTTGTCCACAGTAATAGTATCAGTGGTGATTTTATCCCCAGAAACTTGCGTAAGGCTGTTGTTTACAGAGGTGGAATCAAGCGCCACTTTACCATTTTTGTCAACAGATATAGCACCAGTCAAGTTAAGCTTTGTCGCCTTGATTTTTACAGTATTTGTACTCTGGTTTATCAAAGTAGCAATGTTTTTTCCAGTATAATCTGTCTTAGCCACCTTTGAATCAATGCTTTCAGTTGCTGTTTTGATGTGCTCTTCGAGCTTTTTATTTGCGTTCAGTTCTGCAGTATCCGCATACTTTTGAGCTTCAGTTTTTGTGGCACACAGTACGATGGCATTCTCGTTTTTTGAAATTTTAGATTCTGTCAGCGAAATTCTTGTATTTAGCCCGCTCATGTCCTCGTTGTATTTTTTAGTGGTTACGCGGGCTTCAATCTGCTGCTTTGTACTCTCCAAATCAGAATTATATTCCGTTTTAAAGCTTACAAGGTCACCATCTATTTTGCCAGCGGCATCCAGTGCCTCGTTTGCTTTTGTATCATCCGTGTATTTTAGCGCCACAGCCCAGTCAGTCCGACTAAAGCTTTCAGTTGTAGGACGCGCTGTCTGACATACAAGAACTTTATTATCACCAGAACTACTTGCCCAGATATCACCACGGCTATATGGGGTTGAAGGCGTTGTGAAAAAAACACGTCTTGATCCATTTGCTGTATCGTTTTCAAGACTCGCAGCTCTCAAAACTTTCAATAAATTCTTGTCACTAAGAGCCTCCCATATAAAAGTGTCCGTCCACCTATACGCATCATCAGCCTTCATGTCATAATAAAGGTCGCCAATGTGCAGTCTCTTTGCATCCTCCGTTACCCAATTTACTGTCGGAGCTGTATCAGTAGATGGTACACCACTGTAGAACCATAAGCTGAGTTGTCCGTCTACCTGATCTTTCAGCGTTAAAAATTCACTGACATCCGTGTATTTAACAATAGTGTCAGCAAAATCTGTATCAATAATGGACAGCTGACTGCCAACCACGTTGACTTTGCTGTCCACTGTTTTCATTGTACCAATATTATCGGGGGAACATACCAGTCGCTTCATATCACCCTGCAATGCAGTCACAACCACACTCTGTCCAACCGTGTAAATCTGGTCAGAGGTAATGTTATACTGGCTTCCAAACACGGATATTGTGTATGTATTCCCACTCACCGCAGTTACCACGCCAGTCTGCGATTTGTCAAATTTTGCGTCATTGAGTTTCTTTTCAATCGTGTCTACGATGACTTTGCTCAACACGTCGATTGCATCTTGACTATTTTGTGACATCTCGTCCCTCCTTTATAAATGTATACTCGATCTCAACCTACCCAACCCACCCTGAGCCAAGTATACTTCGTATTTATTTTTGCTTATTGTACTGCTTAACGTCTATTCAGTTCCTGTACAACCTTGTTCGGCAGACGATTTACCAGCTCACGAGCCAGTGCATCGCTATCACCAACGGGATTGTTCACATTCACATCACCAATAGACAGGGAAATACCACCAGCGTCACGGCTTTGCACCATAGAAGCAGAACTATGTTTTGCCAATTGATCGCTGAACCACTTGTCTGGATTGCCGCCCATCTCAAACAGGCGAGAGGTAATATCAGCAGGAACAACACCATCGCCAGTCTCAAGATATGTATAACGTCCAGAAGCTGGCTTACGAACAATAAGTTCTGAACCTCTTTCGTCAACGTTTGCAAAATGATTCGTTTTAGAAGATTTAAGACCATTCGCATGACCACCCAAAAAGAAACCAGCAAAACCTCCCAAAAGAGTACCAATCAATGCTCCTACAGGTCCACCTACTGCCATACCCGCAGCTGCGCCCAGACCAGCACCAGTAAGAGTTGTAGCAGCCGTTTTGACTGTTTTATCTTCATTGGCGGTTGCGTCATTCTTTTTGTCTGTTTCGTCAGTTGCTTTATTCTCTTCTTTAGATACGATCTGTGTAGCGTTAATTGTGAGATTTGTTGCGCTCTTTTGTGTGTTTTCGGCAGTTTCAGAACTACTATTCGCAGTGTCTTTTGTATTCTCGGCAGTTTCTTTACTCTTACCGAAAATGTCCTTACACAGATTTACGATTCCACCAATAGGACTTATGTCCCAGAAGAACGAAGCAACGGACTTTATTGCCTTCTTACCAAAGCCATCTTCTTTATTGGACCAGATTTTCTTCTGATTCTTCATGGCCTTTGTGCCGCCATAAATACCAAGCCCGCCAGCTGCAAGAATCGGAATCGCAGCGGGCCCAGCAGCAGCCAAGGCGCTTCCAGCTGTACCAATAAGTTTTCCAGCACCAGCAAGCAACTTACCTCCGCCACTAAGTAATGTAGTTCCAACCTTACCAATCCCGCCAAGAATCGTGGAACCAATCTTGCTCTTACTAACAGCATTACCGACAGCCTTAAATCCGTTTACAACTGTGGAAACAATGCCGCCGCCTTCGCCGGAACCGCCGAATAGGCTTTGAGCGCCACCTTTGATCGTGTTCCAAATATTTGTAAACGCATTGATAATTCCATTGCCAGAACTTACAACCTGTTTTGTAATATTGTTATTCGCGGTTGTTAATATGTTCTTTAATGCGGTTCCCGTTTCTGTTGCAGTATCAACGAGCGTGGTTTTGACAGCGTTGACTGCCTGCTTGGCTGCATTAACATAAGATGTGCCAGAACTTGCAGCCTTTTCGCCACCATTATTTAAGAATCCTTTTATCGTATTCCACAGACCTTTTGTGCCGAGATCTTTGTACTCACCAGTCTTAAACATGGAATACAGATTATTTAGTTTTGTTAGCGTATTTATCAGTGATTCAAGGTTTGTAATCAAATTCTGGATGCCGGTGATCGCGCTGCCAGTATTTAGACTTGCAATGATCTTATTGTGATATCCGTCCAGCGAGCCTTCCATCTGCGTGAGAGTCATCTTTTGGATCTGCGCAGTGTACTCAAGTTCCTTCTGGTAATCCTTCCAGCTCTTGCCGATATCGTCCATGACCTCAGACAACTTGTCCTTGAACTCATTGTACTTCTTGATCTGGTCATCGATAGCCTTTTCGGCATCCTTCTTATTCCACTCGCGCTGCTTGTCAGCAAGGTCTTCGCGTGCAGTACGCACATCTTCGGCGTTTGCCTGCCACTCGTAACCATTCTCAGTGTACACACGGGTCGTGCGCTGTTGCTGGGCACGGGCGAGAGCATCTTGTGCCTTGGAAAGTTCAATGGCGCGTTCAGTAGCCTCATTATTTTCTTCCAGAGCTTCCTTCTGCTTATTCAGGGCTTCAATCCGCTTGTCGATGACTTTGCCCATAGCATCGCCCCAAATCTTGAGGTCGTTATTAGATTTGTCATTTGCGGACGAAAGGAGAGAGAGGAAAGAAGAAAGGATGTCTTTTGCATCAGATAGAGCAGATTTGAATTTTTCAGCCTGATAATTCATTCCAGCGAGAGCATTAACACCATTTTTTCGCAGAGCGTCGATGATTTTCTGAATTATTTCGGCCTGATCCTTAGTTTCTTCTTTAGACAGCAAGAATTCTTTCTTTGACTCAAGTTGTGCGATTAAAAGCTCAACCATCTTGTCGCGATTGAAAATGAGTTGATCTCCTTCCATCTCGAGACAAGCAATATAGTCGGGGGACATAGTGAGCAACTTCTGCAAAGAGTCTACGCTCAGGCCGCCATATATATCATATTCATCCTTTATATCGTCGAGATCTGTAAACGCGCTCTGCACTTCATCAATCTTTGAACTGACTTCTTCAATCGTAGAACCAAGACCATCAAAAAAGTCCTGTACAGAAATGACATCGTTCTCAATATTCTCGGCAGACTTTTCATAGCTTGCAGCAATAGCTTCAGCGGCTGCTCCGCCTTCAGTGCGAGCTGCAGCGGCATACTGCTTGAGAGATTTTGTAACGGCGGTTTTCAGCACGTCTCCACTCAGATCGATTTTGCCAGTTTCCTTATTGAAAGCCTTGCCAATTAATTCAGGATCGTATTCACTGTACTTCATCAGGTCTTGCAGAGCAGAGGATTGTGCTTCAGTACCTTCATAATCAAGTGCGCCGGCGCGACTCTTTTCTTGCTTTTCTTTGACAGTCTTGCCGTTACTCCATGCATCTTTGAATGTGTCGGTAATATCCTTGGCTTCGCTCAACGCAGCAGAATATCCTTCAATCGCCGCAACAAGATCCCAATAAGACATGGTCTGATTCTTGATGTTACGATTTGTCCATTTAAGGATTTTATTGTACTGTGCTTCACTTGCGCCATCGCCCTTGATCTGTGCTTCTTTCAGCTCTGCTTTCATTAACTTGTAAAAGTCATCTGTACGCATTTCAAGCTGACCAGTAACGTCATTCTTTTTAAGCATAGAAGAATACTTGTCTTCAAGGTCGGTCAAACTCTTCAGGGTTTGGAAAGTGATATAGCCTTGCTCATTATATTCTTTCATCGCAGAGGTAAGAGAGGACCATGCGTCAAGAGCTGTTTTACTTGCTTTTTTTGTTTTACTAGAACTATCGGCAAATTGCTTGTCGATGCTTTGAGCTTGTGTCTTTGTGATCAAATTAACCATCGACTGGGCAGTTCTAATACGAGCCTGCTGTGCTTCGTTTAATTTATCCCATCCTTCACCGCTTAAACCACTTGCTTCAAGTGTTGCATTTGCAGTAGCCTGCATCAAAGCCAGCCAGTCTTTTGTTTCTGCTTTGGCTTGAGCGAGAAAATCAGCAGCTTGTTTGTATGTTTTCATCTCTTTAAGGTCATCAATTGCCTGAGAATACACCTTGGCCTTCATTAATTCATAATACGAATTTGTCAGGTTTTTGATGGTACCCTTGTTGATGTTTAATTTGCCGTTCTCTTCAACCAAACATGCTTGATATTTTGGATCAAGGTTAATAATAGATTGGAGAGTATCCGTTGTAAGATAACCCTGCTTGTTGTATTCTTCTTGTGCAGATTTCAGTGTCTTATAAGCGGCTTGTACTTTGTCAAGATTCTCGCTTGCTTCGTTCATGGCGGTTGTGTCAATAACCGTTTCCGGAGCAATGAGACTTTCTTCTTCCATAGCATCGATAAGTTTATCGTATGTAGTATGGAGTCTTTCTGCTACACTATTTAAGATTTCAAACGCGGCAGCCTGTTCTTTTGTTTTTGTGCCAGCTTGCCCAATCGCTTTGAGATACTCCGCATCTGGTTTACCGCCAAGAAGGTTGAGAGCATTTTGAATATTGCCAGAATTAGAAAGTTGTTCGTTGAACTTTGATGTGTCGATGCCATCGCTCCAGATATCGTTCCATTTGCTCTTAATGACCTTACACAGATCAACAGCTTGACTTTGGACATCATGCATGGAATAGCCGAAATATTTACTCCACTGATTGCCAAATTCGTCGCCAAGTTCTTCCTCTGTAGCGCCGGCAATGGCAATTACATCAAGAGCAGACAGTTTTGCGCCATTCAAAATTTGCCCTTCGACAGCACCAATCATGTCATGAATTCGAGTTTCAACTCCGTCAATATCCTCATAAATACCTTCTTTATCCACCTTAAGAATATTCTCGGCAGTTGCTCCACCATCCATCTCAGACGCAGCATCAATACAACTCCAAATATATTCTTCGATTGTATTTGCAGTGAGCGGCATTACGTCTCCATCGTCTGTTTGCAGCATTGGGGTATAAGCAATTTGAATCTCTTTTCCATTGGCTTCGAATCCTTTGCTAGCGCCATTTACAGTGGAGTATTCTCCTTTATGAACGCCATTTTCTTTTGCGTATTCACTATATTTGGCGAGATTTTCGTCGTTCCATTCAATGATACCACGATTGAAGTTGTCAATGTTTCCGTATTTGCCATAATGTTCTTTGAGCTCAGAATACTTTTTGTATGCCTTTGTGGCTTTATCGAGTTGGCCTTGTTCGATGCGTAGCTGTTTGCCAAGTGCAGATTCTTGATGCGTTACGTCAACTTCGCCATTATAATAAGATAACGCATCAGAAGCTCCATCAAGAGCGGTAGAAACTGCAGAATATTCATCGGACGTATCTTTTAAATGCCCTTGCAAATCTTCAAGGCTCTTAGAAAGACGAACAACTTCATCTTTTGCGAAGTCCATTTGCTCTTTTGCAGCTTTTGTTTGAGAATCATCTTCGCCAACGGTTGAAAGAAGATTATTGTATTTTTCAGTATACTCATTAAGCATACTAGCGTAATAATCAAGAGCTTCCGTTCCAGTAGCTTTATAACCAGCAGAATCAGTATTGATGCCCATAGAATAATCATAATTACCATCAGCATCTTTATAAACTGTTTCATCTTTTGTGTTATAAACACCAACCGCGTTATCGTGCTCTTCTTGCTCTTCAGTTTCTTGGATTTGTTGTTTCAGTTTTAGCTGCTTTTCAAGCTGATCATTGGTTTCTTGGAGTTTTGCACGTTCGGCAGGATCGACAATATCGGAAATCTTATTTGCACCAGCAGCTTTGACTTTTTCATTGAGCTCGTCAATTTTTGCTTGGATAGAATCAACATCCGCTTTTGCTTCCTCAGCAGCGTCATGGGCGTCGTTCATGCCATTGACAAAGCGATCTCGATAATCCTTCCACGCCTGAATACCTTTCTGTATAGCAGCAATAAATGCTCCAATTGCAAAACTCACAAGGAGCTGTTTGCCGATTTGGAGTGCCGCATTCCAGAACATCTGTTCAGTAGTAAGCTGTTTTGTTACTGCTACGTCTTTTTGCTTTTGAATAATAAGATCTTTGAATGAATCTGTAAATTGATAGTTCCCTTCGGTGCCAGTGATAATGTTATCATTTAGCATCTTTGTGACATCAATCGCTGTGGTATGCTCATTGATCCATGCTTCCATTGCAGGAATAGTTTGAGAGGTAACAGCAATGCCGTATTTGCCATTTGCATCTTTCAATCCATTGATAGCGGTTAATCCTTCAACGGCAGCCTTGCTGAAGTCGTTTTCTTTTAACACCTGTTCGACAATTACGCCATTTAGATCTTTTCCTTCCGAGATTCTTTTTGAAATAAAGTTAACATAATCTTTTTGAGTATCGTTAATATTACTCATTGAAAGAACAATGTCTCGCTGCTTTTGGTCCAATGTTGTAACTTGTGCAATATAGTTCATAAGTTCTCTTGAACCACTTTTGTAGGAAACTACATCTATTTTTTTCGCATTTCCCAAAGAAAAATCTCCAGCCAACATGATCTTTCTAAAAATTGAAGAGTGTTCATTTAATTTTTCTGATGCAGCAATTGCTTTTTCAACACTTCCGTCAAGAGTGTTTCCTATATCGATCATTGACTTGTTGATTGTCGTGTTGTATAATATTTCAAAGGGTCAATTCGAAATATTTGTTAATGATTGATATGGAGATACTATGAAAATTGGAATTATAAAAGAAGACCTTGCATTTCCAGAGCCAAAAGGATTTTTTGAAAAACAGAAATGGAAAAAAGCAGCAAAAAGGATTTTAGAGAGTGGCAATGATTATGAATATTTGAAAAAAGATCCATGCATACAAAATATAAACGATTATTATATTGCTGTAACCAGAGCATATCTAAAAGATTGTATTATAAGTAGTAACCCCGATTTAGTAGTTGAATATGAAAATTTTTCTAATGACAGAGATGAGTATTTTAAAGAACTTTATAAAGAGTTTGAAAACGAAGGAAGTCACTATGAAATAATTAATGGAGAATTTCTTCACTGGTACTCTGACTATCTCCGTGACCTTGATGATCCCGGCGTGGTAGAACGCGAACGCGAAGCTCATCGCCAAGAAATGGAACGTCTGGAAGCGGCACATAGAGCCGAAGCACAACAAGCCGCCCACAATGAGCAGCAAGACCTCGCCAGCGGCAAGCGTGTCGTCTGTCCCTATTGTAAGTCCACCAACACCGAAAAGATCAGTACGTTAAATAGAGCAGTGTCAATATCTATTGTTGGAGCCGCTTCGTCTAAGTTAGGCAAACAATGGCATTGCAAAAACTGCAACAGTAACTTTTAACTATGAAAAGAAAACCTATTGGGTCGTATGATCCTATTTACGCTATCATATATGCTTACTTCTCAGAAGACGAAAATGCTGATGATCCAGAAATTTATAAAATAATTCTGTCTGATTACGAGATCAGTAACCCGCCAGAACAAGGATGCTATGAGCAGCCAATTTTTGTTTTGCGCGACGACGAAAAAATGAAAGAGCTGTTCAATGCAGCCATGAAAGCAGCCGCGACAGGAGCGGATTCCTTCCAGATTGAAAAAGATGGACGAACTTTAAAATACACTATTCTTGAAACAAAACAAGTAGATCAAGCGTTGGCTGCACAGTATCAGAAACCTCAAGATATCGACTGGACCGATGACGAACTCCATACTGTTACATTTTATTTTAAGTCAAACAAATGCTTTAGGCAAAAACATCATTGTACCGCATGTCGAGCAAAAATAAAACCAAAGCCGGGGTATGAAAGTTTTACTGATCCAACCACCATTGATGTTATTCACTGCGACAAATGTGATAAATACTTTGTAACAAAAGAGGTTTTTATTGCAAAAGGTGGCTGTTGGAAATATTATGTTTCGGCTGAGTTTGATCCGTCTATGTCTTCCCGCGATAAGGAATTGGCAAGATGGGCAAGCTATTATAATAGCACACAAGAAATTTTTGATGATTTTGCTCAACATACAAGTATAAACAATGATGGTTATACGACTACAAAACCGGCAACGCAGAGACAAAGACTGCTCCGATATTTTATTGACTCTGGTAAATATACAGAAGGAGAAATTATTCAATATTTCCATGAACAATATCTTGACACTGGATGGCATGGAGAAGAGGCAACTCAAAAAGTTAGAAATGATTTAAATTATTTATTAGACTATTGCACAGAACTTAAAACGATCAACGCAAAATTAGAACGTCCATAGCCGCGCCGTATCTGTGTCTCTCGTAGGCGCTGCCAGCGGGAAGCTCGGCAAACAGTGGCACTGCAAAAACTGCGGTAGCAATTTCTAAAGGAGAATTAAAATGAAAGTCAATCAAGATATTATGGACCTCATTTGCAAACTTGAATACAGAATTGGCGACACATGTGCAAATAGCGACTCGTACAACGGATGGACTGATGAGTGGGGCGCTGATTTTCGGTATCCTGTAACCGTTGACGGTCATGGGAAATTCAGAGGTCGAATTGACGATCTTGGACTTGAACCGGAAGCGCTTGGCGATATCTATTATAAATTTGGCGCAAACGAGATGCATATTGGATATGGAATCAAGCACGTCCTCGAAGAGCTTGAAGATTTATATGGGCTTGATTTTGTAAAGCTAGAAGCAGAGCGGAAAGCAAAAGCGCAGAAGTGATTGTACCGCCAGCAAAACCCAGTAAACAATTCTATCGCAAAAACTGTGAGTAAGGATGTGAACCAAGTTGTCTTTGGTGATGGCAATTGTATGCACTGATGGTATTGTAGTGTCTGCAGACAAGAGGCTGACGTGCAAAACCATTGATTTGAATACCGAACTTGTTACAAAAACTCAGTTTTTCGATACGGGATTAAAGATTTTTGTTACAAAAACTGGACACGTTATTGCACATACAGGAGAATCTGTGCTTTCCGACGGCAGATTTATTGAAGATGCAATAAAAGATATTGCGCAAAAAATCAATAGCCTAAATCTTTGTGTGCGTGATGAACTGCTTTATATTAAAAACGAATTATCTTCTTTTGCTGGACTAAACGACACAAGATTTTTGGCGGCTGGCATTGAAGATGGTATAGACAATATATACACCACTTCTTTAAAATTAGACGATTTTATTAAAGTTGAATCGTCCATATTTGGAATAGGAGACCTTTCTGTTGCGCAAACAATTCATAATACATTTACACCAAACATTAAAGATTTCACAGTAGAAGAAACAATTGATTATCTTCTTTTTTTAAATTATGCGGCCAACAAACTTAATAGGTTTTGCAAAAAAGATGAGACAATAAGTCAGCAATGCGATATCTGCGTTATTACGACCACCGGCACACAGTTTGTCCCTTGCGAGGTTCCAAGCGAAATAAAAAGCGAGAGTGACTATTCCCATCGGCATCTATATACCACTCTTCGTAATTGGCTCCGTAGTTTGGTTCACCGGGATGGATTATCTTATTGATTGTAATAGGTTCTTGTTTTACACGCTTTTTTATATCAATAGAAACATCGAAGCCTAGAATGTTGAATTTCACAATATCTCCTCCCTCCATCGAAGTATAGTAAAAGCCCGGCCTCCCAGCAGTAGGGAAGTCGGGCTTGTTCATTATGACAACACCTTGCGGTGCAGCCGTTATTTCAGCAGTTCAATGATTTCATCAACAGTAGTGCCACCTGCCAATGCCTTCTTCACAAGATCAATGGCTTCTTTTTCAGCAGCAGCTTCAGCGGCCTTCTGATCGGCGGCAGATTTCTTGGACTCCAATTTTGCAATATCTTTGTTCAGTTTTTTAAGTTCTGCCTTACGTGTTTTCAGATCGCCCTTCAGCGTATCAATATTTGCAGTGATAGATGCGATCTCACTGTTTGCTGCTTCAATAGCAGCGTTTTTCTCTGCAATCAGAGCTTCATAATCAACAACTGCAGCTGTATTTGCTTTATTATTGCTTCCTTTAGGACGTGCCATAATAAAATACCTCCACTACATGCGTTTTGTTTGCGCATTGTTTTTTTGATATTTTTATTATAGCTTGCGGCGCATGCCGTGTCAATATAGATTATGTCGAAAGAAGAGCATCTTCAATTTTGTCCATTAGTAAATCGATGTCTTCTGTTTCTCCGTATTTTATCTCTGCTTGTGATGGTATACGAAGGCTGAACGTGGTATGACCGTTATAATTGCTTACGGAATAATCCGTTTTCGACAAGATATCCATGCCAATAATGGCATCATAAGCACGAGGTTCATCTTTGAGAACGGTTAACTCTTTGTTTGAAAAGCAAATATCAGAAGACAATATCAAATTAGCATAAACAGAAGGACGAGTTGCGTCATCTTCTCCAAATTTAACGTGATATACGTTTCCTGTAAGTTGAAGATTTAAAGATGTAGAAACAAAACTTGAAATATAACTTGCAGCAGCGCCAGTATCAATGAGCGTTTTTACCTTCATCATGCAATTATTAGTTTTGAATATTACTGGGATTATAATCAATTTTGCAATCTCATCATATACAAAGGTATACGTCTTCAGCTCAGACATTATCTCATTCCTCTTTAATTAAATAGGATTCAAATGGACCAACATAATCAATTTGTGGAAGAAGTTTTTCATTCTTGTTTTGGCATTTACAAAAGTATTCAGTTACAGAAATTTTTTCTTCTTCGGAAAGCCCTCTGCGTGCTTGAAAATATTTATTCTGCCACTCTAGTCTATGCGGAAGGTCAAAATACCACGCCCATGCATATTCTTCACAAATCTTTTTGATTTTTTCGTCCATACTTTCCTCCTGATACTATCACATAATAATTCTTCTGTCAAATTTTATTCTCCACTTTTGACGGCAGGGGAAAGACCGCCTGTAATTTTTCCTGCGTGCGCTTGATTGCGTAGCAGTGATTTGGAGCACCCCATAGTGAATCTGTGGCGTTGTTGCGCACGTAGCTCCACTCCGACATTATGCTCTCTGAAGCGTCTCTGGCAGTGCCTATTATAATAATGTAGGCACATGCAGAGCTTGCCTGCGGATTCCTTTCGGTTCCCGGACGAGAATTACCCAAACTCGCCGTGGCTAGGCCACCATGTTCGTCGGTTTTACTAAATACTCCCTCATGCTTCGCAATGATATAATAAAATACCTGCGGAGCACTTGTTCCGTGTCACCACCCGGAGTATTGCTGGGCACAATCATGAAACCCGTCATTTTGGGTTCACCCAGCTGAGTTGCAAATGCTGCGATGCCCAGTCCAGCAGGAAGGGCACCAGTGAGATTAATGATTTTATCAAGAAGTTTAACAATCGATGTGAGGAAAGATACGCCAGTCTTCACGAGACCAGAAGAGAGAACGTCTTGAGAAAGAACTTGGAAGCTTGCGTCGAGTTGCCCAAGGCGGCCTTGGATACTGTCGAGCCACTTCTCATTCTCTTCCCATGCCACGTTGTCGCTGTTAGCAGCGGATTCCATAGCAGATTCAGCAACATCAAAATTGTTTAGAATAGCACTAACTGCATTTGCGTTTCTCTTTCCGCCAATCATTTCAGTGACATTTGCTTGCGTTACATCGGACAGACCACTCCATACTTGAGACAGCTCTTTCATGATTTGATATGTACTCTTGAAATTTTTGCTATCTAGCATGATGTCAACGCCAGTCAGAGATTTCAATTCACTGCGGAGCTCAGACACAGAATTGGCCATACCGTCAACTTCAATGCCTGCATTCTCTGCGTCACTCTTAGCAGCACGAAGATACATTGACAAACTTTTTAAAGTTGTACCGACCGTATCTGCATCTTGGATAACTGCGTTTGCAGCAGTACCAAGCGCGATAGTTTCTTCCAGCGTATTATTAGCGGCCGACATAGCAGCAGAACTGCGAGTCAAGATTTCGCCAAGGTCTTTTGCAGTAACGGGCTGTGTATTTGCGACAGCGTCAATTTTATTAACGACATCTTCTGCTTGATCGGCTAACAGTCCAAAGCCTTGTAAAGTAGAAATCAAATACGAAGACGAGGTGTTAACGTCATCGATATTATCGCCAACGTTACGAAGTAGGGTAGAGTAGGTTGCTAAATTCTCGGCGTCTTCATCAGAATAACCAAGCCGCTTCCAATCTGCGGTTGAATTAACATAGTCACTTATAGATACGCCTAACTTTTGAGCCTGTTCTGCGGCACGTCCCATATACTCTTCAAGGGATTTTCCTGTATACTCACTGACTTTTCTTAACTCAGTTACTGCCGTATCAATTTCGACCACATTCTGATACACGATCCGCAACGCGTCTTGCATCTTGTGCAGTGCTGCCATAGTGATCATAGTACTCAAATGCTGGCCAAACAGTTTTTCGAACACATCAAGCAGATTTTTTGATTCGAGACCCAACTTTTTAGATTCAGCGCGAAGCTCTGCATATTTCTTTTTCAGTTCACCAATTTTCTCTGGTGCGTCACTTTGATTCAATGCTTCAAGCAACTCATAGAGAGACTTTCCAACGTCTGTTCCGTCAAGCTTTTTATGTTCTGCAATATAATCATGAATAGTTGCCTTCAGATTAGCGACTTCCATTGATGCCTTATTTATAGATTTTTCACGAGAGGCTTCTTTATTGAAATCTTTTGCTTCTTGTGTTGCTTCTCTATAGGCGAGGTGTAATTGATTTATTGCATCCGTTACAGAATTAATTTTATCTGGAGATATACCAAGGTTATTCTGTGCCCATCCTTTGGCAGCTGATACCGGATCTGAAGATTCGTTTACCGTATCAAGTAAAGTTTTGAGCTTTGAATCTTTTTCTTGCAGCTTACCATAAAAAGAATAGTCAGTGCCATAATTCTTCTGGACGTCCTTCATTGTAGCCCTATTTTGAGATATGGCATTTCCAACAGAGGTTAAATTTGCCGCCTTCGTACTTTCTCGTTTTGCGGCTTGCTTTTCTGCCTCTTCGACGGCTTTAACTTTTCTTTCGATTTCTTCCCAAATCTTTTTGACTTCTACAAGTTTTTCTTTATAAGCGTCAGTTTGAGGCTCAAGCTCATTTAACTGCTTGAGAAGATTATCGATACCATCAAATTTGACATTCTGGAGACTTCCATCGGCCTGCATCTGTCGAGCAACTTCAACACCCTCGGCAATTTTGATACCTTCGCGTTCAAGTTTCTTATAATTGCTCTTCCAAATGGTGTATTGCGCGTTGGCTTTGTAAGATTCACGCTTTAGCTCATTATAATCAACTGCATAATTCTCGTATGTGTTTGGATTTTGAGCGCTAAGTGTGGCCGCTTTGGTGATAACTCCATTAATAGAATTCTTTAATTTCTCGTTAGAACTGCCAGAGGCTTCTTCTGCAAGCTGATAGAACTTCTTTTCAATACTATCAACGGCTTTCGTAAGGTCTTTTTGCTTCTTTTCTACGGTATCTATAACTGCCACAACAGATTTCCAGTTTTCTTCTGCGGCTTGAATTGCGTTGTTGTACTCTTCTGTACCAACCTTTGCTTTAGCGATCTGTGATACAAGTTCTTGCTGCTTTTGAAGCGCGACTTGGATATCCGTCGCCGTTTTACCCTCCGCTGCGGCTTCTTCTACTGTTCCATAAGTTTTTTGAGCGCCGGACAGTTGATTTACAAGATTTTGATATTGGTCGTTGCGTTTATTTTCTACGGCACGATTAGATGAACGGTATTCCTTTTCAGCCAAATCTGCTATATCGCGAACGTCTGTAAACTGATAGGGATTTACACCAGTGGAATCTTGGAAATTAAACATCAATTCAGAAAGACGAGTTTCTTCTTCTACCAACTGCTTGTTTACTTCATCCAAATCCTCTTTATCTTTTGCATCAACAAATCTACCTCTTTGTTTTTGCAGAGATATGATTTTCTGATAACTTGAAACAATATCGTCGATAGCTTTACTTCCATCAGAATTATCCTTCTTCTCTTGTGCAATAATATCGCGGGCAAGAAGTTTATTTTCTGCTTCTTCTTGCTTTTTGGTTGCCTCAGCGGCTTTTTCTTTCGCTTCTGTTTCTTCTTGTAATGCTTTTGTCGCTTCTTGTTGAATCTTTATGGCTACCTGTTGTTTTGCAATATCAAATTTATTATCAGAACTTGCTTGTGCATAATAATATTTAAGTGCCTGTTTACGAATACTAGTGACTTTTAATGGATTATATCCAACTTCGCTTGCAGAAAGCATTTTTTCATTAAGCTCTGCTTCATCGGCAGAAATTTGATCTTCAATTTGGTGTAAGTCAAATGCCTGCTCTGGCTTTGTATATCTTCCACGTTTGCTTTCTAAACTAGTAAGTTCTCGATAGATAGATTCAATGGCTTTTAAATTATCTAACTCTGCTTGATCATATTTCTTCTGTGCAGTAACTACATCTCGATTAAAAGATCTATTTTCAGCATCAGCCTTTTTTTGAGCAGCATCAGCGATTTTTTGTTGAAGCTGTTCTTCTTGCTGCAACAATCTATTAGCTTCTTGTTGTGCTTTTACGTCTATAATATTTGAATCTATTTTGGATTTTGTGGTGCCCTTCTTCTTGGATTCTTTGCCAGCCGCTTCTTTAACTGCATCAACAATCTTCGCATTCTTCAGAATCAAATTGCCCGCGATATCAAATTCTTTTTTCGAAATCTCAACATCGTCAATCTTAACATCTGCTGCTTTGATTTTTACTGCGCCATTGAGGTTCAGAGGATTAGGTCTCTTGATATCCTCGTCCTTGAGTTCGACCCTACCCTTCAAATCAATAACTTCAGGCTTTTTAACATCATCCTTGACATTCTTCTTTTTGCCCTTGGCGGAATTGTCAACTGTAACATTAGACACTTTACCTTCCAATTCGACCGCTGTTTTCGGTGGAGTGATATCAGAAACCTCGAGTTCGACCTTACCGGGAATCTTCACAGAATCCTTCGGAGGAGTTACGTCTTCTACTTTAAGAGTTACCTTGCCGGGAATATCAACCGGTGCAGTCGGAGCTGCCACATCTTTTGTGTTCAAAGTGACGGAATTAGCTGTTGTCCCGTAGGCGTCTGTCTTTTTGGCGATAAGATCCAAGTCTGTGATTTGATTCTCAAGAGATTTGCTGAGATTATCGATTTCCTGTGCTACATACTGAACAGATGGGCCAATCGCTGCTATTTTTGTGCCATAACCTTCAGCGTTTGTGAAAATTTTACTTAGACTTTGTTTTACAGATGACAAGGCACTAGCATTTTTCTGAAGGTCATCAGAATTGCAAAATTGAACAGAAGTCGGATCAACCGTGACAGTACCGGGAATTGTCACTGGATTTTTGACATCGACGATAACATCTGCATCTGTGATAGTTACTTTGCCTGATATGGAAGTTGAAAGAGGAGTAGAGTTTTGCCCGCTCTCTTCTTCATCTTTTGTAATACTGTTGCCTAAAATTACAACATCATTGAACGCTTCTTGTAGCTGCTGCTTTATGTTCGCAATAGCGCCATTAGCAGGTTTGAATCCAATAGGAGCAGAAACTTTAGAAAAAATTGTATCAATAGACTTTTGAAGTTCCTCTTGATTGATATCAAATACGATTGCTTGAATTTTAGCGATTCCGTTATTTAGAGCGTCTTGATTTTCAGCCTTTGGCTCTTCTGCTGGTTTCTGGGATAGAGTTTTGTCCGGTTTTTTGCTTTTCGGTTTTGGTTTACCTTTCGGATTACCCTCATCTTCGTCTCCATTTACACCAAAGGATTTCAATAGATTTTTATACTCTTCAAGTTCTTGTTTGAGAGCTTCTCGATTGGATCTTGTTTTTGTCAATAGATCATTTTCTAATTCGACTGTTCTTTGCTTTTTGGTATTGATCTCTTCCTGTTTTGTTGCAATATTGCTCAAAACTTCATCAAAAGCAGCACCATACGTCTTTATTTCTGCATCACTTAGATAACCGGAATTGTCATCCTTAATAGCTTTATTAAGTGTTTTAGCGAGTTCGCCTGTGACTTCTATAGCAGTTTTTGTCTCAGCCGTGATGTCACCAACTCGCGTTTTCATTCTAGTTAAATGATCGTTGGACTCGTCAAATAGTTTGTTTGTATTTTTGTTGTTAAACAGTGCATATAAATTATCGTAGTCTTCTCCTGTTTTTATCGATGTGGTCGAGAGTTTCTTTAAAAAAGAAATAAGAGGAGTAAGGGCCTTTGTTGTTGACTCGGCATCAAAATCCTCATTGTCAAGAAGATCACTGAATTTGTCTTTACTTAAATTCTTTTTTAGAGCAGATAATTTTTCTACTGTTTCGGATGCGTTGTTTTGAAATTTTTCAAACTCACTATTAAATCCATCAAGAAACTTTTCTTCATCTGCATCATAAAAATTATCAAGACTTGCAAATTGGTCTCTAATGTTTTTAACCAATTTTTCAACCCGTCGGATTGTTGTCGTGCTCTCTGTATCTCCAATTTGAAAAAGATCTGTTTCTTTGAATGGTTTTACTTTACTCTTTACGCCTTTTAGTCCTGCGGTTAATTCTGCCTGAACTGATTTTAATTCGGACTGAACAGCATTTGAAATGCCACGACTTGGAAATAACCCTTCTACGACACTGTTTAACCCAGCTGTATTTGTTGTGAGATTTTTTAAGTAGTAAGACAGTTTGTCATTGACTGATTTTAATTCTTCTTTGAGTCGTTTACTGAGTTCGTCACTAAAATCATCAACATTAACACCAACAGTAACTTTCGGGATATCGCCAATGCCGTTAATCTGCTGTTGAATGTCTGTTTTGAGTTTTTCAGTATCGACAACAGGCGTTATATTTGCGGTTGCCTTGATATTCTTTAATTTATCTTCGATTTTCCTTTTTATGCCATCAACATTAGGGTCAATATCGATCTGTGGCTTTTCACCGCTTTGTTTTACTTTTCGCTCAATGCTTGTCTTTAACTCTGTTGGTTTGATTTGTGGATCTACCTTAACTTTAATACTCAGTTCTGGTTCACGCGCCATATTATATTCCTCCTTTGGAGCCGAATCTAAAAAAAGCAGGCTTTAATAAGTCTGCTCATCTTTTTAATTATTTGTCGTGCTCGATTCGATTTTTTAGTAGCTTTACAATATCAGCGTATCGATAATCGATGTCATCTTGTGTGTTTTCTATGAATGGACGTGGTTTTGTCCACTTATATTTTCTATAATTCCACGGATTGTAAGCGCCCTCTTCAATTATGCGTGCTAAACTGTCTGGTTTGTTTTTGAAATTTTGAGCGTTTAAGCGCGGACCATCAATAGGTGCTTCTTCATACACATACAGCGTGCGATCTCGAACCTTGTGTTTTAGATTTTTATCGTCTACTAAGCCACCAGATCCCTCACGCCGTTCATATTCGACGGGGGAGTAGGTTGAATACACATCTTTCTGCACATGAGTTTTAAGCCGCTCTTTTACAGTGCTTGCAATTTCGTTTTTTAGTGCCAGATTTGCACGTCTCATGATTTCAGTCTGAAGAGCATCCACCGTGGTAGCTGTAAACTTTGCCATAATCTTACTCCTTTGTGACGCTCTCAGCTGCGGCGCTCTTAACAGAGTTCTCCACCACAGGCTTCTTCATATTCTCTTCAGAAATAGTTTTGATCATTTCCTTCATATTAAACTGCTCGCCAATACCATTCAGAACATCGGCTGCCAGCTGCATCAGATCCTCAAATGGCTGATTCTTTGCAGTTGCCTCGAACAGTGCCATATACTGCTGACGCTCGATCTCAATTTTCTCACGGCAAGCCTTGTTCAGCGTGCCAAGAATATACTTGCGCGGAACCTCATTCATCATCTTTGTGGTTTCATCAGAAAATGCCAACTCGCTCAGCGCGTTCTGATCCATGCCAGTTGTATCAGTGTCTGTAAAGTAGACAACAGCAGCAATACGGAAAGCATAATCATATAGTGCGGGATCATACTTGCCATTACGCTTTGACAGGTCTACAACACCATCAACAAACTGGATGCGCTCTTCTAGGTTCAGATTATATTTCATAATTATTAGTCCTCCTGTGTAATTTTATTTCGTTCAAGTCTCATCAGTGCGGCAGTCGCAATACACATCGCGTCCGCTTCATCAGAAGAGACATTCTCACCATAATGTTCGGCTACATAGTCAATAGCCTGCTGTTTTAGTTCTGGGCGTTTTACTTGCCGCCCCTGTTTGAAATCGAGCATTTTGCGCCATTCAGTCGGCTTTATGATTTCATATGGGATATTGAATAGTTCGCACGCTCCAATAATCGCCCCCTGCAACTGCGCAAGCTGAATTACTGTCTTGGCTGATGCTTGCAGCGCCACGTCTTCAATCACGACAAGATCGGGATTATTGGTTTTGATGCGGCTCTGTATCATCTGGCGCATAATGGCGCGGCGCTCAACTGGGTCTTTGGTTTTACTTAAATCGATCAGTGAGTGATATACAGTGCCGTCGTCTAATGTACAGACGCCGGTCTTTATCAGCGCTTGGTCAAAAGCTAAGATTTTTATAATAAACACTTCCTTTTTGTTTTGGAATATGGTAGAATTCAAACTTGAAGAACACCTGCACACCCCATTTTGGGGCTTATTTAAACATGTGGATGTTATCGTAGGGGCTTCCCGGAAATCCAGTAGTTAGGCTGCTGGTAGAAAGGAGGACCCTATGGAGATTGATTTCGAAACGTTTTGTATGATAATCGGTCTTATTGCTAGTGTCATGTCCATCTTGGCATCAGCTAAGACTTTAAGCCAGCCACAGGCATAAATGGGGCCAAACTACTCGAACGATCACTGAAGCCTCTATGCAAATTAGAGAGCTGGTCCGCTGTGTTGGTGTTCTTCTTATTCGTGAGTTTCCTCATATCAACGCATGACTGCTCCAGCGGTCGTGCGCTCATAAAAGGGGTAGAGCCCCGAAAGACTCTACCTCTGATTTACTATTCGACAATTACTCGCCATCGAAGACCAAGTCGAACATGTTGCCATCAGCATCAGCCAGAACGTCGAAGGTCATGGTCAGGGAAACGGGATCACCGGTATTCTGCCAAGACAGCTCGAAACCAGCCTGCGGAACAGCCTTATACCAAATCGGATGAGCCTCGATAATGACATCGTCTTCGGTCTTGTAGGGAATAGAACCCTCGACACGATATGCCTTGGGGAAGTGCTTGGAATCGAGGTGCACCACCTGAGGCTTAGCAGACTTCTTGTAGTAATACACAATATAGTCAACGCCGCTCTCGACGGTAACGGTGACTTCCTTCTCAGACACGGTAGCTGTCAGCTCATCACCAAGATCGTCGTCGGCCTTGAAGACCTGCACGTAATCACCAGCAGCAGCCTCGCTCAGAGTCAGCTTGGCAGTGTCGGCAGCGGTAACCTTCTCGCGCTTCAAGAAGTTTGCAGTGGTACCCAGATCGTTACCAGACAGCATCTGGAAGACCTTGACGGGATACACCTGAGCCTCGATGGTCAGAGTGCCGGTACGAGAACCGTCGAACTGCACGCGGTTGGGAGCGCCCTGACCGCCAGTAGCAAACACACGGTCACCTTCGAAAGAAGTAGAAGTGACGTTAGCCCAATCAACATTCAGAAACATCTTCTTGGTGGAATAGTTCTTCAGCATCAGGTCGGCAACTTCGCGGTTGGCAAAATTAGCATTCTTGTTAGCCATAATTGTTATCCTCCTATGTTTTCATCTTTTTTATCGATGCGTTCTATCCACTGTGACGGGTCATACTTTCCGCCCCAAACTGAATAGTTCATCTCTGCGATATTTAATTGTTTTGCCTTCATCAGTTGGGAGAACGTGTCTCGTATCTGACCAATGGTGAGGGCACAAATATTTGAATAATTCAGACTCTGATGAAATGTACACAATAACGAGATCATGTTAGGCAACTCCAAATTGGGGTCGCCTTTTTTTGTTTTTGCGAACTCTTTCTTCTTTTTCTGAAATTTCTCCCAAAACAGCCGGTCTTTCTCGGTTTTAAACTTGGGATTCTCTTCGGGCATATCGTCATCCGCAATATCAAGTAGCTGCAAAATTACTTGAACAACTGTCTTGTAATTTGATTTGTTAACAAAGCCGCCAATTGACGCATTGCCTTTTGAATCGACTTGTTTATCAATCAAAATTGCGCGATATTTTTCATCCCACTCCAAATTACCGAAAATAAAAAGAGCCAAACCCGAAATCAATTCGGATCTGGCTTCTTTGTTGGCTGTTAGGATATCAAACATTGTCATTTCATTTTTTTGTTCATTTGTGAACTGATTCCACGGATTTTCTATCTTGGCATCTGTCGAGAAGTCCGTGAAATATTTTTCTGGTGTATACAAAAATAAAGTCAATACTCGCTGATACTGGTTGTAGCCGAGCTTCAAAATATCTCCAAGAATAGGGGAGTGAATTCGACCTACTTCGCGCAGCATGACCCCATAAGGGCTGATATGGTCTATATAATTTAATCGAATCATCGCCTTGCCCTCCGAAAAGTTCCAACGCGATAAACGAGCATACGACCATAATAGGGCTGTGCTGGTTTATAAATACTGCTGCCCACCCATTCAAGTGGACCAATTCCAAATTCAGCATTACCGTTTAAAATCTTATCAACGTCACTTACGAGAACATCAATTCGAGTACCGGCTTGTCCTTTGCGGCGATAGGTCTGCATGAGATTTTTGCTGCAATATGCAAACACATAGATCGTCATGTCTGTAATCGTGTCGCCATTAGTTTCTTCCGGCACCACCTCAACACACAAAAATGTCTTGGAATTCTCTTGGGTGTCTGGAACAAACTCATATTTAAACACACAGCCGCCCTTTCCTGACCCATCCTTACCAAGCAGGGCAGTTTCAGGATCTTCAATATTGTCGACGTCGCCCAGAAGGACATCAAGAATATTGTCATCGTTTATCAGCTTTGATATTACTTTGTTTTTGAAAGAACCGATCTCTTCCAAATTCATATCAGATCACCTCCAAATCAATATCGGCGGTTAATTTACCTGACTGAACTGTCAAAGATACAATGGTTCCAATCAGCTTGGGATTATCAGCGCAAACTACTTTACATTTTGCGCTAGACACAGAATCCTCCGCGTTCTTAAAATGGATCTCATCAGGAACATGATCGCCCTGTAAAGTCCAATTTGCCATCTCACACGTTTCGCCATCGATTTTCGCTGTAAACAGCTTACCGAAACCGCCGGCTTGAACTGTCGGAGTTCCAGTAAAATCAATACTGAGAACATATTCTGGCTCAGCCTCCTGCGGTGGATAGACGACCTCTGGCGGAATTTCTTCTGTATCTTCAATAGGAACATAGTCACATATCATCTTCTCAGCGTTGTCAGTCTCTGGATTATATAGATCCTGTTCGACGTTAAAAGAGAGAAATCCGACTTGTTCGTTATTGTAGTCAATGCGGCTTGTCATCTGGTCGACCGAAGTAATACGATATGTTTTAGGCACATCGTTAATAATTTCCAGCATTAGTCGCTTACCAATATTAAGATTGGCAGAGTATTCATCGAAAGGCATCTGGATACGGAATTCACGAGTAGAATAACTCATCTGCTTGTTCTCTTCCAAATTGGAATAATACGGCTTTTCAACTGTAGCCCACAAAGAATGAATTTCGTGAGAATTATCGTCTTGCCATTTGATTTCCTTTCGACAAATCTGAATACGTCCACGTACTGTAATCTCATCTTCCGGGTCTCTTTCTGTAATCAACCAGTGGCTCTTGCTCCAATAGACGATGCTTCCAATAGAAAAGTCTTCGCCCGGCAGAGTATGGATGATCTTTTGATCCATAACAGTTGAAGAAATAATATTCAGTTTACGCGGGATATCATCAATCGTCACATCTTTAAAAGAAGGACTGACTGGAGCCAACTTGTTTTGGTCGTGAATTGACTTGTTAATTATTCTGTCACGCTGGGTTGATCCATTAAGTTTAAGCATTTTTCTATATTCTGATCGAGTCATAAGCCACCGCCTTACTCAGTCAGCTCAGAAACCTTGTTTACTCTGAACGAGTAGCCATTCATTTCGGCTTTCAATTTCCGTTCTGAATACTGTAACAAGTCTTTCATCTGCTCCAATAACTTAGCGGGAGAGAACATAGAGAAATCTTTTGTACTCATGGCATTTTTTAGTGCGTCAGAATTAAAGACGTAAGGCTCTAACCAGTGAACAATCATACTCAGGGCGAGAATACTCTGCTCCTTGCGAGACAGCGTAATGTTGAACATCTCGAGCTCCTCGTCGTAATCGGTCAGGTCATTAACACAGATGTCTGCAAAATCGTCAATCGCTGCCTGAAGCAGGTCTTTTTCGACGGCAGCAAACATTTCGTCTGTGTAGCCTTCTTTGTCATAATCTTTGATTCGCCCACGACAGCGGGCATAGATACTTTCAAAAGTGGTTGCCATAGCCCGCCTCCTTTATTTAGATGGTATCTTCCAGCTCAACATCCAGAGAGTCCTCAAGCGCCTTGATAGCACTGCGACTGTCAAGCTCACCAGAATCAATCTTCTTCTTAGCCTCAGATGCGATGGCGTCCTTAGTGCCGCCCGGCAAAGTGGGCACGATCTCCTTGATTTCGTCGGCGGACATATTAAATACATCCTCGAAGTCATCAGTAGACAGACTGTTCTGATAGTAACGACCGACACCCAGCTTCTTGATAACTGCTGGGTCATCAATCAGAATCCAATTCTCTTCAAAGAAACGGCGCTGATTGCCACGCATAGAAACGAGCTCGCGATACTCCATCTCCTGAATCTCACCCAGACCGCTCCACTCGACTACATAGCCGGGGTTCAGTGAGGACTTATAGATCAGATTGCCAGAGACACCACTTCGGCACTCGACCATAGTTTCATTTGTAATCTCTGCGGTAGAAACAACGGGCTGCTCAACTGGAGTTTTTGCAGTAGTTGCCTTTGGAGCCGCAGCTTTTGTAGTTGCACGTCTTGCCATTATTTCCTCCTATATAATAAGAAGCGGCAGGGAAGACCCTACCGCCTATGTAACATTTTAATTTGATGATCAGGACAGTTTGTACACGCCAAAGTCACGATCAAAGATAACGGCAATGCCGGTGCGCTTCATCATCAGGAATTCCTGAGTCATATCAGCGTTGTCCATGGGGTTGCCCATCAGCATAGTGACGTCGCCCTCGGTAACGCGCTTAATGGGCTTGGTATCGCCAGCAAACACGTAGATGACATCGTCGCTCAGCAGGAAGTCGTCGGTGCCGTCCTTGTGACGCTGCTTCACAGCCACCAGAGGAGTGCCGGCCAGATGACCAATATAGCCCATTGCGTAAACATCTTCCTTAGCGGAATCAGACATGGTAGCAGTCTTGATCTTGCGCAGAGCCTTCTTAGTGCCGATAATAACAGCAGACTCACCAGTAGAAGTCTCAACGTGCTCGATCAGATCCAGCAGCTTCTCCTCGTCATAAGTACCGGTCACAGTATAGGGAGCCTGCAGCTTGGAGAACATGCCGGTGAAAGCAGCATATGCAGCATCCAGCTCCTGCTTGGTGAAAGACTTGCCGACCAGATCAACGAACTTGTTAAAGTCGATACGGCCAGCCAGCACGCGGTTTAGTTCCTCATAGATCTTCACGGCACGCAGCTGAGTATTGACAGTGATGTCCTGACCACCCTCGATGCGCTGACGACGAATGCCCTGAGTACCTTCAGCGATATCAGCAACAGCAAACAGGCACTCCTTCTCGATATGGAACTTGTTGGTGTCGCCCAGAGACATATTGCGATCCTCGACCATGTTCATGAAGAACTCGTCGCCCTTCAGACCTTCCTCGTGGATAACATTCACCAGTTCCTCAACAATTGCGAAAACCTGAGCGCACTTGCCGTCGCGAACAGCCTTCAGATCCAGCTTTGTGGAGCCACCGTTTGCCTCAATCAGAGCCTTGCGCAGAGCCTCCTGAGTATCATTAACAGAGTAATCACCGGCGACGTGACCCTTGTAGCCATCAACAGCCAGCTTGATCAGATTAGAATCAATAGCCATGGTATAAACCTCCTATAATAAAAATGGCCGCCCGCTATTGCACGGACGGCGTTATGTTAATTTCTTGAACTTTGGGATCACTTCAGGCTAATGTAGAAGTATGTATACTTGCCATCGCCAAAGCCGACAGTCTCCTTCTCCAGAATGGTGCCGAAAGTGGTGTCATCAGCGGCATCGGTCTGAACGGTAATCTTGGTAGAACCAGCGGTATAACCAACAGTCTTGCCAATCTCGGGAGTGCCCTCGAAAGCCTCAGCGGTCACAGAGAAGCCACCCTTAGAGTCCAGAGAATATGCGCGAATGGTCTTACCGGCTTCATTAACCCACTCGGTCAGATAGTGAGCGACAGTCTGATCATAGAACAGCTCTTCCTCTGCAATCACATACAGATCCTCCTTCACGGCACCAGCTGCGGGAGCAGTTGCCTTATAAGCCTCACGACCCAGCTTCTCGCCCAGAACAACGATATTACCGTTATCAATTGCTGCGGGAGCATCGCTAGAATAGAAAATCACACTTGCCAGCTGCTCACCATTCTTGGTGCCACCCAGATTATCAGTGCGCACAACAGCATGCTTAATATTTGCCATAATTATGTACCTCCTAAAATTTTGAATTATTTACTTGCCGAGATAGTGTTCCATCAGGCCACCATACACGGCGTTATCTGAACCGTTCTGGGTGCCACCCACGCCAAAGCGGACAGTTCCTCTGTTGTTAGTAGTGGGAACATAAGAGAACTCAGCGGACTGACGGCCAACCAGTGCATAGCACTTAGTCTCCAGCTCGGCATAAGTAATCTCCGTGTTCTCCTTCAGTGCGGTATATTCCGCATTTGCGCCCAGCTTTTCATCCATAATAGAGAACAGCTCGTCACGCTTAGCCTTTTCTGCTGCGGCGACTGCCTCAGCTTCGGCCTGCTGATATGCTTCCAGCTTAGGTTTGATTTCACTAACTTCATTTGCTGCTTTAGTAAAGCTGTCAGACAGCTCAGCGATTTTGTCAGTCAGAGTAGTAAAGGCGGCAATAGTGCCAGGCATCACTTCACCCTCATCCCAATCCTCATATGTAACCTTCATGCGCTTGATATTCTCATAATCTAGAACAACATTGTCGCCATTCATAGAGTAGGGAATGCCCATCAGCTGCCATGTCTTGGAGCAACGAACCACCACTGTCTCAGGCATCAGATCTTCAAAATAGAAATCTGGAATCATATACTCAGAATCCCAACTAGAAGGATGAGTGTGCTCGGCAAGCTTAGTACCGATCTCGTCCATCAGCTGAACTGTAGTTAGAGTAAACTCATTGTTTTCAGTAGCGGTGGGCTCATCTTCAGATGCCGGTGCTGTATTTTCAGTCGGAGCAGATTCACCCTCGCCCTCATTTTCTGCAGCATTTTCAGCCGCAGGAGTCTCACCTTCGCCATCTGCAGAAGTAGTATTTTCGGCAGTCTGGACGTCGGGCTCCTGTACTGTATTTTCTGCCGGAGGAGTCACGGTTTCAGGATTTTCGACCACGGTCGTATTCTTCTCGTTTTCATTCATTGGTGTTTTATCTCCTTTCTCCTCATCGGATGGATTTTCATTTTGTGCAGCATAATTCTGCGTGAGAGCCTGATACTCATAGAGACGCTCTCGAATTTGAGATGTGATATCGTCAACAGAAAAATTGGCGGTTACACAGCTCCCAGTCATTGCGGGCTGAATCTTCGGATCGGTGGTCGACAGAATGCAGCAACCATCAAACTTAAAAGACGAAACGGGAGTGATTCCGTCATCGCGTTTCGCCTCGCAAACCATATCGGTCAGCTCGACGCTGTGGTTTTTTGTCACATCGCGAGTGAAGATATCTACTGGGTCGCCAAATTTTGTCCAAATCAGGCCGTCAACACGCAAATATTCACGTTCTGTGCCAGTTCCGTCATCTTTAATAACCCAACGCGGGTTACAAGATTCAGGAATCACACCATAAGCCTGCCCCGCATACAGATATTTGACATCAGTATCAGTAATTCGCAGCTCGTGCTCATGACCTTTGAAGTCTTTATCTTCATCGTCCAATTCGTTCACTACATAACCAAGAATCGGCATATTGGCGATAGTCGGGACAGCTTTGTTGATAACATCTTTCGTGAAGCTGGTCTTATTAAGATTTGCTCCTGTGTGCATCACATCAATACAGACATCAATGAAGCGAAAATCAGAAGTTTCATATTCATTCTTCTTTGAAAAAGAGATTGGATATCGTTGATTCATTCTGCTTTCACCTCCTCATCCGTAAAATAAAAGCCCTGACGAATTGCAATCTGCAACTCAGCCAGGGCATTTTCAAATACATTATCATTGATAAATACATAGTTGTTCGGTGGATCTTTTCGTAGCAGGAGAGCGCCGTGTTCTATCAAAAACTTCGACATCCCGGCGGCGTGAGAACCATGCACAACCATTTCACATAAATATTGTGCCATGTTACTCCTCCTGTCTATCTGCTGTTACTTCACCAGCGTCACTTAATTGTTTGCCCTCGCTTGCATTAGATGGGCGTCCGCCCTCATTTACAGCGCCAGACTGTGTATTAGAACTTTTAAGCGGAACTTCAACAGTATTCAAGCCAAGCACATCATTCTCAAGATAAGCCATATTTTCATAATCCGTGCCAGCAAACCCGGCGGTTGCAAGGATAGCGCTACGTGTTGGAATGCCATATTGGGCGTCCTTTAGATATCGCTCATGCATTTCGGCACGGTTGTAATGTGTAACTGGCAAGAAATTGATACGGAATTTATAAGAACTTGATACGCTCTTGAGTTTACGATTGACCCAACGTTCCAACTGACGAATCACCGCAAATACAATCATTTGGTCATTTACAGTACACAGATTCAGCGTTGAAGCAGCCGGATCATCACCGCCACCAAACAAGATTTTATTTACACCAGCCTGCGCAAATAGTGTTGCTTCGGCCTTTGCAACCTCGTTCGTATCACTATTTACACCGCTTTTGTCAAAGTTCCAGTCAGTTAATTTCATGGGCGTTAGAATCGCACCAATATTTGGCGGCAATACATTGCTCATCATGTCGTAGAACTCTTTGGCAGTTTCATAGTCAATCAAAAATGAACCATCTTCGTCGTTGATAGGAATTTCCATCGCAATAGCCTTGTAGTTGTTGGCTTCGCTGGCGTTCTTACTGATGGCACGATAATCTTCAATATCCGCCAGAGCACTAAACAGACTCACAAACGGCGGAATTGGGATATAGTCTTGTTCATTTACCTTAATACAGATTGACTTAGAACTATCCAATTCTTGCCATTTATATAACTGAGTATTGGTTTTATAGGTGTTATACATAGTCTGGAACTCGGGCGGATAATTCAGTAGCTTGTCTTGGTTTGAATCAAAATATGAAAAGTTGAATGCAAAGTTGTATACACCATCTTCAATGCTACTGATTTTACAATAGTCTGCATCTAGGTTCTGGAAAGCAAAACTATCATTCGTCTCCCATGCGTATCCATAATAAACGTCGTCGCGAAATGCAATCGTCAAAATCTTGGTTGCTTCGTGTGGAATGTTCATCAGTTCAACAGCTGTTGAGCTTGCGTAGTATGCTTTCTTAAACTTATTCAGATTGATGCTTTTAGATCGATCAAGACCGTATGGAACAAGCTCATAAGAGAATGTAGACATATTCGCAAAATATTGAATCAGCCGACGATAGTAGTTTGAAATATTGAACAGATATTTGCTCATATTTCGCAGTTGTTTTTCGTAACTAGCTGGATTAGCAAGATACTTTACAATTTGATCCTTCGTATACTTGGTATATGTCGGATTGGTCTCTGATGTTGATTCAAGGTTGCGAATGCCAATCTTTGATAGGTTAGCATAAACGCCACTTACTAAATCAGAATATGTAACATAGGAGGTCTTTCCACTTTTGGAATTCGTGACCATGACCTTTTTATTCATTATATTTTCAGCCATTACAGCCCTCCCTTCTTCAATATTGGCGCACGGAAGTTAAAATCGAGCAGCTTCGGTTTGTTATGCCGTTTCTCCATGCTGCGCTCAACTTGCTGCGCAATATAATAATTATAGGACAGGGAAGAGTAACGGTCTTTGCGACATCCAGATTTCTCCTTGACCTTGATTACGTTGTTTACTGTTTCGTAGCCCAAATTGACAAGTTCGTTCACTGCAAGTCCAGTGTTGATATACGGCATTTGTAAAGCAGCTCGTTCGCTGGGCGACATTTTATCGTATCCTTTATATAGCTTGCGTAGCTGATCTTCGCAGCTATACTCGCTTTGTAAAAGGTGAATACGTCCTTGCTGGAAGCCACTGCGAAGACCAATGGCCACATCGCTATTAAATTGAGAACTACCCATGATAGCCCAAATGACCTTCTTGGCAGCCTTATCAGAACAACGGTCAGCAATTTCCGTATTGTTGCAGCAGCTGATTGCTGGATAGGTTTCGCCAGTTTCAGGGTCATAAATATCGCGCATAAGTAGGTCAATCAATGGAATACCAACCGAGCGAGCATCGATGCCGAGATAGTCACAATTAAAATATTCAAAGTAACGACGCAACTTTAGCGCTTGATCTTGAATGCTCATACCTTCCACGTTTTCAGAATAAACGAAATTGCTAGTATAACGTCCGGATTTGTTTGGTATCATACAATTAAGGAAGATACTTGTTGCGTCGTTGTCATTTTTCTTGGAACTCATTAGTGCAATATCGGCAGTCAGAATGCGAACTTCTCCATTTTTCTTTTTCGGAATCTCTGCCGCAGCGGAGGAGAGTACGATATTTGGAGCATAAAATGCCTTTTCAATGACACGAGTTTTGTTGATGTCATCGAATTGGAATAATCCACCCTCAGTAGCGCCCAGCCACTTACATTCGTTTTCCATAGCGAACGTCAAATCGGAAAAACTGGATTCAGACATCTCGTCTTCGATAGCTTCTTTGAGAAGTAGCCCACTTTTGATTGACATCTGATAAGGGAAAGAAACACAATAGTATTTTTTATTTTGATCAATCATGTTGACAAAATAATCCTTGCACTTCTCATAACTCCAGTGGTTTTGGAACCATGCAGAACTAAGATAAAATTCTTTGTTTCGTTCAGCCATGTGCTCATATTCCGGTTTATTAAGATAGCCAGGATGACGAACAATATTTAGGAACTTTTTCAGAATCAGATCGATAACATCTTTAGAAAGTAAGCGATACTCATCACAGACAAGAACAGTGGCACGAGAACCGCGCGAACTATCATTTGCAGTGACAACTTTGATATAGCTACCATTCTTAAACAAGATTTCTGCCTTCTGATTATTGATTTCCCATTTTTTTATTTCTGATCGCAGCAATGGACTGTTTGGATATATTTCCTTCATGATTTTCTCATCAAGGATATTTATAGACTGCGTTCGGACTTTACACGCGATACATACTTTGCTTTCGGGCCAAAGAATACAGGTGATCACACAAAATACGGCAGTCAAAAAGGACTTTCCAATGCCACGGGCAGCGATGAATGTAAAGCCTGTGCATCGGACCATCAAAAATAAAAGCAACTGCTGAAATGGTTTTAAGTTTAAATTCAAACAGTCTTTTGCGAATCGCTGCGGATTGGCCCTATAGAACGAACACCGAACGGCAACAGTATTCATTATCTTTTCTGATTTCGAATTGGCAACTTCTTTATCTGTCAATTTTTCATTACTCAAGACGAACCACCGCCTTCGCCAGGACCGAAAATCGTCTCTCGTAAATTGCCGTCAGCCGAGTCATCTTCAGTAGTCGATGGTTTATGAGCTGTGTATCTTTCCATTTCTTTATCAAACTCTTCTTGATAAGGATTAGGCAGATTAAACATCTTCAATAGAGTACCTAATACCCACACCCTAAAATACTTGCCGATACCGTCTACATCTTGCCATTCTGGTGCTGGTTCTGGGATTGGTTCTTCTTCTTCCCATTTTTGAATCAGTGTTCCAAATGTGTTTGATTCTGCTAATGCATTATCATTTGTCTGATTAGGCTTAACATTAGCAGAAGTCATCAAGTTCAATAAATTGTCAGTTGCTTCTTTAATTTTCTTTGTATCACCAGTCGCGTATGCTTTTTCAGAATTGAGTTCTGCTTTTGCAATTTGCTTAAACAAAGTCTCCTGCGAAACAGTTTTACATTCTTGACGAGTGATCCAATTTTGATAATGATCCTCAAGGAATAAATAATCACGTTCATCAAATCCATCACCCCAGAATCTAATCATTTTCTGAGTGACTTTTGTGTTACCAGCACGACCGGCAGCCAGTGCGTCTTTCTTCTCCTGATCCAGTGTATCATCGTAAGACTTTCCAGCGTGCTGGCGCATATTGAGCCGTCCCATGTATGTATTGATTTTTGGAGAACCGGGAGTAGAGTGCTCTGCGGCCTCAAGAAGCCCATCACAATAAAACATATCAAACAGCATAGCTAATCGCTTGATTGCTTCGTTCTCGTCTCCGTATTTCTTTACATAGAAGTTGAACATTTCTTCTTTGCATTCGTTGCACCACGGCAAATATCCATCGTTACCCATAAACCACTGACTCTGCGTCTTTGAGAAGTTTCCCTTGCGCACATCATAGATCTTTCCGCAGCACATACATTTACCACCACTCCATGAGGCGGGGACCTTAATGCGTGGCGGTTTCTTTTCAACGGCAGTTCTGGCCATAGTCCTTCACCACCGTTCCGTCATCTGACATATTGTCGAAGCGATACTTGATATCATCCCATAGCTTTAAAATTTCATTGAGCTTTTTTGTTTTGTGGAACTTTGTATATACAGAGCCCGTAGTTGGATGCTCGCCAATCTCTTCATAGAAAATTCCCATTGCACGAATAAAGAATGCACAACGGCGGGAATAGCAGTAGAAGTAATCGCCTCCTAAATCTTTATGAAATTTTTCTTCCATCTTTGAATTCTGGAACCTCCTTTACAATTTAATTTCATGGGTGCAGGTAGTGGGGACGATCCACTCTGTCTTTGGTTATGAGCCAAGTCAGCACACCGGCGCTGTCACCTGCGACATATAAAAACGCCCTGAGCGGTTAAGCCCAGAGCGTTTAAAAATCTCTATGAATTACAATGTTAAATTACTATCTTTGCTGGTTTTTCCAGCTTCACATCATACAGACAGGTCAAACCATCATCAGCAATGACAGCTACGGCTTGCTGTGGGATATCATTCTTACGAATACCGACAGCGTAACTATCAGTACCGCATACGCAGCCGCTTTCAATAACCTTTGTACCGTGCACAGTTGTCATTCCGTTTGTGTGGCGATGTCCGAGGAAAACCAGATCGATCGGCTGTTTCACCATCATGGTCAAGTGTTCGACGACGTTGGCAGGGGAATCTTTATCTCCATGTGCATACATCACCAGACTATTACGAGCCTTAAATCCACCAAATGTAGGATCAAGCTTCTCTGTTTTTACTTCAATGCCAGCCAGATTCTGTAACCGTGCCTTCATATAGAACGGAATCAGCGCTTCGAGTTCGTCTCCGGCAACTTGTTCTTCCTTATTGGGGAAAACCCGTGAATGATTGCCGCTGACCGAATACACATCAATGTGTTGGCATACTTCGTACAGTTCTGCTACAAAGTTGCTCACCAACTCTGCGGCTGTCATAACCTGTTCGATACTATTTTCATTGTTCTGAACTCGAGTATTGATATGAATATGACCATTGATAAGATCACCAAGCAACAGTACATGAATCTTTTCAGCAGCATGTCGCTCAACAATGTTAAATACCTGAGTGGCATAGCTTTCCAGCCTTGCCTTTAAAATTTCCTTATCAAACTTGTTCCATGCGGAGTCAATGCCAGCGCCTGTATGTAAGTCGGATAGGCACACAATTAAGTCATGTCCGCTACCTTCATACTGTACGATATTCAGAAAATCATTCTTGTCGTAGGGCACAACAGCGCTTGCAATCATTTCCTTGATGGATTCAGCACGCGCAATATCACGATAAACCTTGTTTGTTGCCGCCCGCTCGTCTCGCATCTTGACCTGTTCGATCTTCAGCCGCTGCAACTCGTCTGCCACAGTGCTACCGCACATATGTTCAAGCGCGTAGTCGTAGCCGGCTTTCCACGATTTGTACTTTTTTCGATAAGCACATTCCCCAAAATTGGAATTTGTCGCTTCGTTCAAAACTACGGCTGCTTGATCCCATGTTAATTTTCGCTCAGAGCACGCATTGCCAATACGCATCATGTACTCGTCAAAGGATTCGTCATCCGTCTTTCTGAATTCATTCTTTTTAATTTCGTCCATTCTGCACCTCAGATCTCAAAATTAGAGTTGGTGCGATGAGTGCGATTTAGTTCGCGCAACGCCTCCTCGGCTTCGACATTGCCGGGCAGCTGGGTTAGAACAGACTTGATTTCTTCCGCGTACCACTTATGAGTAGTGCGAGTAATGTGCACATTGGGAATGATCTTCCGCAGGTAAGTTGCTTCGTTCTTAGTAATTTCAATCATATGTATTAAATCTCCTTTTAAATTTAAAGTTGAAAGAGCTATACCCTTTCATATATTAAGAAAATAAAGTCAATTTCGGTCATTAACTCTATTTGCATTCTTCTTTGCGATACGTGCCTTCTCTTTGTCTACTGCGCACTCTTTGCAATATAGACTGGCATTCGGTCTCTTTGCGATATACTTTTCACCACAAACAGTACAATAGCATTCCTTAGGATCAAACAATTCCCGTGCCACTTTACTAAGATTCAATCGATTGTTCTCAGGTGTTACATTGAATGTGTACGCAATTACGTCATCTTTATCAAGTGTAAAATTCGGATATGTGTATAAGCAGCCAATATCGTCTGTTCCAGTTCGATAGAGTAGGTGATGCACGTCAGACAGTTCGTACATGCCGCGTACCGTGTTGTATCCATCGTCCCAGTTGGGTCCACCGTGATACATGATCTCTGTCTGTTCATCAAAACATTTTCCAAACCGCTTCATTTTAAAATCAGTGTCTAATGCCACCGTGTCACTGCCATATAGTCGGCAGAAGAAGATAATTCCAAGCAAGACTCTAAGCTGTGCCCAGTTGATGTGATAGCGGCGGCGAGCGTCAGTGATATAATCTAAATCTTTCTGATATAAAACAACTTGATGTATGTCAAGTATTGGTGCGTTATTTTTGCGCCCTCGGCTGAATGTTTGAATCAGATGGCTGCGATCATAACTGACAGACTCGGGGTTTCGCATTCGTTCATAATAAATCGTGGCACATTCAATAGGGGAGAGGCTTGTCCGCTTTAATAAATTACGCAGCATCAGGTTTGATTCATGATAGTATTTCCAATTGTCAAGAAGTATATTTTCGTTGCAATAAAATGTTGTATAAGCCATTTAACCTCCTATTACAAAACATCCATAGATAAATTTTCTGGTACCAATATAGTAGAGAGCCGAAATATGCATCAATAAAAGAATAAGGTTTTGATTTCCAATAAAGGATCTGCTCAGTTATATTCATTGTAACACCTACTTATTCAATTGGCGTAATTTCGCCATCAACATAACGACAAAGTTGTCCATGTTCGTTATAGTACGGAGCCATATATCCACTATACAACCAATAGTATACAACCCCTGTGTTCTCATCATAAATAAGTTTCGTATTAGAAATACTATATAAAGAGCTTCCATTATCAACAGATTTATCGCCTGCATTGTTTTTGCGTGGAATAGATGCCCAAATCCCAATACCTAAGCATAAACATATTGTACCTATCAAAGCGATAATCGTTGCTTTAAAACACCGATAACTCATTCTGTTTTATCCTCCCAGCCCACAGATTCATGAGCGAATTTTTGGATACGTTGAGCTTCATCCCAACTAAACATCATCTCGCCGCAATTCGCACATTTCATGGCGGTAACATTTGAGGCTTCAAGTTCTTGTCCCCGGCAGTGGAATTTATATGTCAGCCCGCTTGTCAGCGTCATTGTTCCGCCACACTTAGGGCATTCCATCTGCTGCAGGGAATCCTCTTGTTGTGGTTTCTTTTTCTTGAATAGATTAAACATCGATTTTCTCCTTTATTTCTGATGGATAAAAATTTAAATCACCCGAAATATTTCTACACTTCTGAATTACATCGTCAAGATTTTTGTCTATAGCATAAGCTGTTTTACAATCAGGACAATATAGTCCATCAATACTTGGAATTTTAATTTCTTGATATGGCGGATATTTGTTTTTACATTTTATATCTTTTCCAACAACAGGATATACTTTTGTAGAGCAGCAAAATAGACAATAAAGTGTATTCATTTGCTCAGGTTTATCCATTGCAACTAGATCTTTCAAATTATCCATATTATTTCACCCTCTCTTACTGAATAAATCAATCATGAAGAACCTCTAATTTGTGTGGCGTCTCTTTTCCACATTCCTTGCAAAATACAAACCTCATATCATTTTGGATGTTTTTCAATTCGTCCCATTTATATTGTGCTATACTATGATACCACCCACATTTCATACAACGAATTCCAACTTCTGTGATATCGTTTCCTTTCATATCAAAAAGTCTCAATTCTAATATCTTAAACTTCATCATTTACCCTTGGTTCTTCTTTGGTAGAATCATAAACAAAATATTTACAACATGTTCTCGTCCAATAACCTGATCCGATAATACTTTCTAAATCAACAATTGGACTATTAAGTGCTTTTATTTGCATCCATGTGCATTCGTTATATTTAGCACAAACAGCACAGAGTTTATTGAACATATTACTTCACCCTCGCTTCATAGGTTCTCGGCTCAGCCAGACTGTATCTCTGACCAAGATATTCATACTCGCCGTTCGGGTCGTGAATTGGTAACTGCACAGGAACTGGTTTGATATTTTCAACCACACCAGCACCAGCCATGTGCCATAGGAACTTTTTAAATTTGTTGGGATATTTTTCATAGCACAACACGACTAGAATATTAGCCAACTCACGAACATCAGGACAGATCAGCTTGCACTTATTACGATACACGTTATAAATTGCTTGCCAGTTGGTTTCATAGGTCTTTGCTTCTTCTTTCGTCATGATACCTTCAAGCTCTTTACGATAAAGTTTCCAATTTTTGGCTTTCTTTTCAAGCTCCAACTGCTGCTTGCGATATTTATTAAAGTCCAGAAAGATTGCTTCGATCTCATTAAATACAGCCTGATCATAGCCAATTTCCGAATCGTACATTATGTGCCAATTAAAACTGCCAGCGGGCTCTTTATGCCAACGGACTCCGCGCTCCCAACGCTCAAGGCTCATGCAGAGTAGATTCATATTGCTATGGGCTTTACTGAGATTATGTAAACGTGCGTAGTAAGGACCTGCATATTTCATAAAATATGGCGTACTCTTAGGGCCAGTACCATATTTCTGTATATTTCTGGGAATCTTATATCCGCATCCAGTTTTAGCTCTATCGATTTCCTTTCCATTTGCGACAGACAAAAGAGAAACATATTTCAAATATTCTTGCTTTGTCTTTTCAGTCTTAGGAACTTTGTTTTGATAGACAGTGCTTAAATTTGAAATCTCGCCAATTTGACTTTTAAGACCACGAAGAGTACAAGCAAATTTATTGTCAAGTGTATCAGTTTCAGCGAGAGCAGTTTTTTTGTCCTCAAGATCCAACGTAATAGGGATATCTGTATGTACTCCAGGAATCATGGAAGGTTCATCAATAACAAGGACGAGGTCGCCGTCAAAATCGGAACCATTGAGTCGAGGTGCATTAATGTCATAAATCGAAGTAAAGCAACAATTTACAAGTCCATGAAAATATTTTTGAGTCAATTCGTTATCGACGGCGCTAACAAGCAGGTGCTCTGATCTTGATATATGGGGGTTTCGTTCACAAATGCGATCTCCCAATGCAACGCCACGACGATCAAAAGTATAAATCTCACCAGCCTTTAACGCTCCAACAACAGGGAGCCCGCCAGCCCATTCCATTAGAGCAACAAGATCTGGTACCCAAAATTTAAATGTTGCATTCATCCAGAGTTTTCCACATTTAAATCCATCACGAGTTTTATCAAGTAAGGAATGGACATACTCTTTAACGCATGGCTCGTGAATCATTTCTTGATTACGTGCTAATGCAGCAATATAATGATTCAATGGATTAACATCGTCAGCCATTAATCCAAGGAAACAATCAGTGTAAAAAATATCATCACTTGTGACCTTTTCATAAAAATCTACAGACATGTCAGCGAAATGTTTGAAATCATCGAATTCTAGGTCTAAATTTTGCAAAATTTGATAATTGCATTTTGTGGTTAAATTTTCTCGTTCAGCACTATAATTCCATTTCGCAATAGCAAAGCAGCTTTTTGTTTTACGAAACCATTCCCAATATCTCTCCCAGTCTTTATATGTGCCGTCTTTCTTGAAATATTTATATCCTTTATAAAGGCTGACGGTAAGAATCATAAGTGGTTCGCTGCCTGGAGTTACATCATATTCTTGTCCCCAAATATCTTTGATTTTTGTAACGCCACGTTCTGCATAAAATGATTCATAATCAATCTCGTGCATGCATCCTTTAATATATGGTGCGCGAATAATACAACTGTTAATATGTTCGTCAGTATTTATTTTGCGTTCAATCTGGCGCATGATTTCTGGGTGACAAATACCTGCACCATCGAAGCAGTTAATAGTGATATCGGCTTTCTTTACGGCGACATCTTTTTGTGTCCAACTTCTTTTGTTGCCCGCTTTATCAATGAATTCTGTTGTTTTATCGTATAGATATTCAACCATTTGGTCTTTAATTGTGTTCTCGTAATCATCAACGATACAAATTTTAGGTTCCCATTCCGGTAAGCAAAAAGCAGACGAAAGATTCAAACCACGATAGGCATAATATTTGCTAAGAACAGTTGGAGTTTCAGAAAAATCAAGTCCCATACTAATTCGCCTATCAAGTTCTGGTGCAATATGACGTTCAACAAAACTAAGCATACTTTGACGAACCATACTTGCACTGCGCTCACTAAACAAATATGTTTCCCCATTGATTTTAAATCCGTGTTTTACAAGGCGTTCAAGAGCTTTTGGCTTGTTGTATCCACCTGTAGCGTCAACAAAAACAACAAATTTCTGAAACTTATCGTCATTCATAGATATCATACGGATTTGGCGAAACATCATATTATCTCCCTGTAACACAGTGAAATGAATAAGTTCTTCGTTAGTTAGTTTGAAATTATAATCATGAGTAATAATATAGTTAAGAGGAAACTTTAAAACGCTATACAATGGAGGAGAAAACATCTATATCAATTCTCCTTTACTTTAATTTGTTATGGAAATCATCGTCATCGCCAGAGTCATCATCGCTGTCATCCCACTCGCCATCGCACACAACATAGTAACAATCAATTGCGCTGCTGATATAAAATACAAGAAGGGGAGTAATAACCAGCGCAACGAATAACACTTTGCCAATAATCTGATATGTCAAGTAGAAGATTACCAGTGTCTCAGCAGCGTGCAGTATCCAATCAAACCAGTTTTTACTATTGATAAAAGCTGATACTGCAATAGTCAAAGGAATATTTGTATTCATCATGCCCTGCTGGCCGTTTTCGTCTTGCAGATCGTCGGGCTTCTTAGGATCTTTATCCACTGTTGCATTCCTCCTTATTCTTCATCATCCCACTCGCGGCGTTGCTTGTGGGACTTTTTATTATATTTAGACGCCGGAGCTTCTTGTGCTTTTTCGATCTCCTGCATAAACTGGTTTTCAATCATGCGCTGTTTGCGGGCTGCTCTCATATATGTACTCTTAGAATTCTTGTCTCGCTTGCGGTCACTCATCGCCATAATCCTCCCCACTGTCATTATCGTATTCTTCCAACCCATATAGCTTATGATATAAATATCGGGTCAAAGAAGGGGACATAGGCGTACAGTCTTCCATCCAGAGCGTATCATACAGTGAAGCATCACCAATAACTTCCTGCCAGTCCGCGTATACTTGAATCGCGTCAATGATATCTTCTACTGTGACACTATAATCACGTACAGCATCAACTACGGCGAATCCAATATTAAAAATATCCTGTTTTGATAATTCTTCTTCTTTCATAATAATCCTCCTTATAGAAGCGATTTGCACCGAAGTGGCTTCTTTAGTTTTTCTAATTGATTATAAATATCTGCAATTTGCTCTTCTATGGTTTTTAGTCTATCCCATGCAGACTCTTCTACAGGCTGTTCTTTAGGTATGGTGATAGTTGCGTTTTTTGCTAAATCGTTTGATATCCAATAACGATAAAGGTTCTCTGGATCTCCAATAAAATCTAAGTCAATAACATCCATTTTGTTAATCTCCTATTACAACAGACTCTTGCATGACAACGGCCTTTTCGCGCTCCTAATAACATCATCAATGCAGCATGGGTCAATACAAAATCCTTTAAATACATTGAAATCGCCCGTCAACAACAATCTGTCAATACTGATGGTTCGCATTTTCATCGCCTCAGATATATACCGCGCATCCTCATCGCCATATAGTCTCACAAATTCTTTAAAACATTTTACAGTGTTGATCATTCCAAATTCTTCATCGAAATAGAAAGTAGTATATTTGACTCCAAATTTATCTTTGTCGAACTGTGCGCGGAACTCTTCTGGGCTATGACATATTACAGTTGTCTTTGGATGATTTTTTACTTCTTTTAATCTGTCGTACCAGTTACATACTGCTTGATAGTTCTCTGGTTTTACGAATAATACTCTCATTGCGGCTTCCTCTGCGGCGCTGCAGCGCTCTTATAACAAACTGTGACATACCAAGTTCTTTTTATTTATTTTAATACTTACTTCAGGACACCGCTCACGAAAAAATTCATATATTTCTTTATCTGAAATGCTATGACCGTTATCAAGCCCAACGAACTGTCCATCTGAAATTAACAATTCATCATCATAAGACCCGATACTGTCTCCGCGAGCGACCGCATCTATCAGAAGTTTTGCTTCTTCTTCTGTCCATTCAATAATCATAAAAGACTCCTACAAATAAACGATTTCGAATTTCTAGTCAAATACACAATTCGATCGTATATTTCTTTATCGGTTCTTCCCCAAAATCCATAGTATTCAAGATCTGGTTTAATTCGGCTTTCATCTATATCAGGTGCAGAGGGATAAAGCTTTTTATATTCTCTGATGAAACCTTTAATCATATCGAGTTCATCAATCTCATCTCTCATAATAAACTCCTGCAAATAAATGATTTTTGATACCATGGCGTTGGTTTTGGCTCCCATTGATCAAACAAGCGCTCATAATAAAGCCTTCCGTTTTTCTCATCTAAGTGCCATCGCATATCTTGAAAATTCACGTATTCTGCATCAGTATCAGCAAAACATTTTAAAACAGCTAACATCTCATCGTAAGTTCCTTTGTAGTAACCGAAACGTCCAATTTGTGCGTAACCCATCGCTTCTTTTATAATCTCTTCTCGTGTCATACTATGGGGTCCTCCAACTGTTGAGTTTATAATAGGCTCTTACAGGTAAACGGTTTTTTGAATTGCAACGCATATTTTCCTACTAATTCAAGATATCGCTTATAAATACTTTCTGCAGCCTTCCCATCAATTGTCTCAAAATGCGACCCGGACATTATATCAACTTTAAAGAACTCCATTGAATTTATCGTAAAAGATGACGTAGGACTATAACGTACGTATCTGCGGTCTACATCGACATGAATTACAATAGAATCTATTTTTTTATTGAGCTCTTCGCTAAGTTGCTCACAGATTTCCTTACTTACGAGCTCTAATATTTCTTTCTCGTTCTTCTTGTAATTAGTCATTCCAAAAATATCTGTTATCATAGCAAACTCCTACAGGTCAGTTGCAGCGTTGGTCGTCCTATGGTCGGATCGTCCGCGTCCTCGATTTCTGGATTTAGTGCAACTTCAGATGGGCCATATGTAGCCATAGAACAAGCGGCAATTAGATTGGAATTTATAACACGCTTCATACATTCATCAATATCGTCGATCACCACGGATTTTCTTCTGGCGGGATCAAACGTCGCATGTTGAAAATTAGTAGCATCAATAATATGGATCACAATGGTGTCGTTCCATGTTTTGACTTTGATATCATGCAGCCTGTCATTATATCCAATATATTCATATTCACCATTAGAATCATAGCAGATTTGCATTATGATCGTTACAATGTGTTGGATAGAACTCAGAGCGGGTACAATAATATCACAGTCATTTTTAATTGCGTATTTACATATTTGATAGGTGCGGCCACCGCCGCGTGGGGTGATAATTTTATACATACTTTGTAAAGCCTCTATCAATCTTCTGTGAAATCAGAAAATGGAATAAATTCAATATTGTCTGGAAGCTCAATAGTGAGACTTCTTGCGACTGCAATACCATGTTCTGTGTGATAAAATGTCATATACCGAGAGAGTTGCTTCAATGCTTTTGTGTCAAAATCATGTAATTTACATTCGACTGGGATAAGTTCTCCATTACGGTCAATCCATGCGTCGGGTTTGTGCTTCGGATTGTCTCTGTGATCCACAATTTTCCCATATCCAAGCTCTTCTGCTTTCTTTTTAAATAAATCTTGATAATAAAATTCATTATGCATAAGTTCTTTTAATTTTGCACAAAAAACATATTGTCGCATCATTTCAAAACTGTCGGACCATTCGTTCTGTAAATAATCAATTGCTCTATTAAGGTCAAATAAAGACTTTTTATTGTCACACATAGCCATCATTTCAAGAAACCAATATTTATCTAAAATAAGTCCGTCATGATTTTTTATTATCATATTATCTCCATGTAAATTTTTGAACACTGTATACTTTTCATCATTGAAATTTATTTCTTCATATGGAAATTCTAATTTGATAGTTTTTTGGTTGTCAGTCATATTCATTCTCCTACTGCATGCGCAGCGTTATGTAATTTCCCAAACGGCGTAATCAAATATCGATGCAAAGCTACATCTTCCAATTCTTTTTGTAACTGATGTAGCATAGCCATATTGTCAAGATAAGAGGGAAGCGATTTTTCTACAATCTCATAAATCAAAGCGTTTATCTGCAACCATTTTTTCATCGTCATTCCACGGTGTACCAGAGGACGAATCATCTTTTCAATCTGGTCGCGGATATAATCAATAGAGAAAGGATCAATTTCGTGTAGTATACTCATTCTTTCTATGTAGTTCTTGAATAGTTCTACTGTCTGTTCTGCTTCAGCTTCTCGATAACGGTCACACAATTCTTTTGCAAGACTATCAATGGCGTCATAGTTCCATCCGTCGGTAGGAGACCAGTAGTCCGCAACTTTCAAGCCGCTTATTTTTACTTCTATCATCTTGCGCGACTCCTCAATCGAGTAGATCGGCGAGACGGGCAGTCTCAGAGCGTTCCGTAATAGGCAAGTAAACCGTTCCAAAGCGTTCATTTCCTGTCAGATTATCAATCAATTTCTGAATGCCGTTATTTCGTTCGAAAGCTACATCGTCAATCTGTCTCAAATCACCGTTAATCCACAGTGTGCTGCCCTCACCAACTCGACCAATCAATAACTGAATATGCTGCTTGGTGAGGTTTTCCGCTTCACTGCAATAAATTATAGATCGATTGAAGCTGCGTCCACGAATAAAGCCGAGCGGCTGAATCTCTACCCATCCATCAGTGATAGCTCGCTCCAATGCAACCTCGCCGCCAAGACAATCTGCCAGAATCGCCGCGAACGGATATACCTTTTCAAGCATAGAGCCGGGCAGGAAGCCAATTTCTTTTGTGTCCTTGACCTCAATATTGTTGCGAACCCAGACGATCTTGTCATACTTGCCCTTTTCGATCAGATCAACAGCATGATTAACCATCAGGAAGTCCTTGCCGCTGCCATACACACCAAGAAGCAGTTTGATTGTAATATCGTCATTCTGAAGTAGGTCAAAGGCAAGTTTTTGCTGATTGTTGAGTGGTTTGATCTTACCAGAGTATGCGGTATTCAGATTCTTATACTTAATAGGTACATAACGCGAGCCATCCCAGCGAAGTCCAGCTGTGTTACCATCAGCGTCGGCATTTGGAATCAAGACATAACCGTTCGTGGGCGTATCAAACAGGTTCTTCTGCTCGACGTCTTTGGAGTAGGCCATTGCCAATGCTTCTTCGCCGCTATCTTCTAGGGCAACCTCTGTCCAGCCAGTGTAGTCATTGTGAGCACCGCAGGAGTCAAGAGATAACTCACAGGGCAGTTTCATAACCCGCTGCGCAAGATTGAAGCAGCTTAGGTCACTGGTAACAAAACAGAAGGAATCAACATCAGCAGTCGTCTTGGCTACAAGTTCATCTGCGGCCGACTTTTCAAACACTCCTGTTCTGGTCTGAATCTTCTCTGCGTCTTCTTTCTTTTCAATCAGTTCATTCAGATACCATCGAGCAGCAGCCATAATCGTTCCGTCGTTGTTGTCTTTGACTGGGACATCATTCAGGATCGAGAATAGCTGATGGTAATCAATAGATACTACTGTGTACGCTGCTGGATGTTCGGCGAGCAGGCGAGTGACGGTGCGTGCCTTAGCTTTGGTGGCTTCATCCTTCTTGCCACTAGTCTTGATGTCTTCCAGCTCATAGAGAGTGATGTCAGCAATTAGGAACGGCTCTGCCAGAAGAGTATCAGGCGGGAGATCTAGTAGGGCAGAGGTATCATAGAATTTCATAGTGGATCATTGTCCTCCTTGATAAGGATGTATTGGATATCGTTTTACGGTTAATATGTTTAAGTACTGTTTGTAAGGGCGAAATTTTGAGCTGCCAGAACATAGCGGGCGAAAAATGCTCTCAGCAGCATAAACAGGACTTAAATATATCATACCTATATTATACACCAAATTTTTGTTATTTGCAAGCGAAATTGCATATATTTTCCGGGACGATACGTTGTTTTTTGGCGATGCTGCGCAGGACGGCTGCTTAATGGAGCGTATAGCGGGTTTTATGCGCGAAATGTGCTTTTTTAGTGGCATTTTTAGCGTTTTTAGGGCAAAATTTAACGTTTTTGATCAAAAAATGAGCGAAATTTGAGCGATCTGAGAAGTGAATTTGGGTCTTTATGGGGTACTAGCGGGATGAAATAACAATGATAGGGGCAATTTGTAACAATATAATACTGTGCAATTTTAAACGATAATACGTTGTTTACCGGGTGAGGCTTCGGGACGTTTTTGAGCTACGCAGCAGTGCACAGTGGTACTTGGAAATACTACGGCGTGCGGTGTACTGCGTGATCTTGATAGGCGGAAATAGGGGCTGCAGAGCGGTGGTTGACATGGCTGTGGAGATCAAAATTGGGAAGTGAGGTGTTGCACAGATGGATGTAGAAATGTTGTGAACTGCGTGGCGAGCTCGGGAGGTTTGGGACGTGATGGGGAGATAGAACAACTAAGCCCTTCGGGCTTCGCGCGGGCTGACCTCGGATTTTCAACCTGCCCCCCTGTTGCCCTGTCTATCATCCATTTTTTCTAGGATTCATGCGGGTTTTCGGCTAATATGACCTTTTGTTAAAAGGTGGGATTAGGTAGTCCCTGAATACGGAATTTATACCTATTTATATATAGGCGACTTCCATTCTGTTTTTGTGGGCGGTGGATTTTGGCGCATGGACTATTGCTTTACAAAAAATCTGGATATGGTATTGTATAGTCACTCCAAGGGGAGCGGGAAACACCGGAATGGCACCCACACCCCGGGGAGTAGTCGCACCTTGAAAATTGCAAAGTTTGGACTTCCCCATGTGGGCGGTTTATACCGCGCCGGGTATCCGGTCAAGGTTTATGCCTTGCCATTTCAAAACATGGGTCTCCTATCTGAGCAATTAGTGCGCCCAAACCCCGATGGCCAAACATTACCGGCATAATTCCCAAGAACGTGGGAGAAGTGCGGGGGGCGGAGTACCTTGAAAACTGAACAAAAGGCAGAACCTAAGATAACACCACGGGGACTGTTATGCGTAAGCATAGTTTTGTAGAAAACGCCAAGGCCAGAGCTGGCGACAATAGATACAATTCCAGAGATAGCAACGGTTGTTTGATGGCGTAGAACCGCCTAGAGGAGAAAAAAGCTCTTGTACCACCCCTACTATAAGCTAGAATAGCGGGCAAGGGTGCAAGCAAAAGAACACCATTAGTTCCAGATGGGTAAAGTGCGCCAAGACTAACTAACGCACGATGGACAGCACACGGGCTGTATAAGTCCGTGCCATAATGGAACACGGGCAACAGTGCAATGGCCTAGAGAAAAGCACATACCCAAAAGCATATAAGCTACAAGTGTGGCTTTACATAAAAGAGACGGTCATCGGTATGCACTCTCCAAAAGCGTACCGTACCAGAGCGCTAAACAATCCGGTTTAGTGCAAGTTTTTATAAGATAAGAGGTAACTATTATGCTGAAAGTTTATGCTGACTACGATGCCATTGCTAAGGCGGGCAAGCTGAACGAACTGACCATCCCTGAACTGGTAAAGTTCTTGAACGACCAGAAAACCGTTCTGACCGCTGAGCAGTCTCAGAACGTCACCGCTACGCTCAACAAGGCAGTCGAAAATTCCAACAAGGCCGCCTGTGATGCAAAGTGTGCTGAGTTCTGTGCTATGGAACGCGCCGAAATGTGGCGCTCCTACGCTCCTAACCCCTACTACGCCGGCGTGAAGATCACCACTGACCCCAAGACTATGGTTCTGTCCACCCAGGATGCAAAGATGCTTATCAAGTTCAAGACCCTCGAAAAGTATTACCAGACCCTGAACGCTGTTGAAACCAACGACAAGGGAGAGCCTATGCCCAACAAGGCGGTTTCTCTCTGCTCCGATGGCCGTTACGAAAAGCTGATTATGCTGTTCAACGGTATGCTCTCTGAGGAGACTGCAACCGAACTCAACGCGGTCAAGATGGTTCGTAGCACTAAGGTCGAGGAAACTCTCAAAGATATGGGTTTGGACTGCTTTGTCGGTCCTGTCAACAAGGGCAAGCGTCTTGCTCAGCTCCAGGCCATTTGGAACGCCATGCTCCCCGAGGAACTGTCTGCAACTTGCACCGCGCTGTCTTGTGACGTCAAATATCTCAAGATTGCAGCAAACCGCGCAAAACAGGGCTCTGTCAAGGGCATCGGCGACAAGGCCATGATTGACGAGATTGTTGTCACCATCTCCAAGGGTCTGTCTTTTGATGGCAAGGCGCGTTCCTCGAAGTACGACTTTGCAAGCAAGAGCAAGTTCTTTGCCAAGGCTGAGCAGTAACACGCACTAACGGATACCCTTTCGAGGTCGCACCGTTCAAAGCGGCCTCTTTCCAACGCGGTATGCGTAGCGCTCAAGAGTGTGGCGCATTTTGCACACTCAGAAAAGAGGTTATCACTATGTCTTGTCCTTATGTCATAAGAGAAACCATTGACGCCGACCACGTCCGTGAGCATGGCTATTACCAGCTTGACGAACTGGTTTACGACCTGACCCACGACTTTGCAAGCGCAGATGTAGAGGTCATCACTCGTCCTGCGTACAATGTCGTCATGGAAAGTGGTGAAAGACTTTCCGATGTGGACGATGAGACAGTGTTCAAGATGCTGTCTGCTGGTCTGCCTGTTCTGCATATTGAGAACGCAAGGGATGGGTATATCATGTACTCTCGTCCTGAGTGCAAGCCTGTCGTCAAAAAAGTCGGCGGTATCACCAGAGCAAACAAGAGCACCACAAGCGCGTACTGGACGTATCCTCATCCCATCGTGACGAATGCACACATTGATGAAGTTGGATTCAAAGCGCCATTTGTTCTTGAAGCAAAAGTGTACAACGAGGAAACCGAACATGAGGAATCCCTTTATTATGAGCTGGATGAAACCGGTTTCAAGAACGCAATGAAAGACATTGAAACTATGGTTGCCAACAAGTGGTCGAACTGGACTGCAACAAAACGAATTCTGAAAGCAAGATTCTTCTCCAATAAAAACGGTCAGTTTTATCTGAAAATCTCATTCAATTTAACATTCTAAATGAAACCAAAAGGAGCAGCGCAAGCAAAATGAAATCAAAAATAATATCTAGTGTCCCGAGCATGACGTTAAACTGCTCACCCTTGCAAATTCAGAACGCCTTGACGTGGCGCAGGGGCTTTAAACTAAGATTCTGAAAGAAAAGAGAGGTAATGCGCTAAATGTTTAAAGACAAAAATGGCATAGTTATCCAGTGCGTCAATCGTAAAGGAATGACGTACAATGGCTGCAAAGTTCCATATATGGGACTGTACGGCACGCTCAACGGCAAGGAATTTGTCGCGGAGCCTCGTCTGAACGTGAAAACCGGAGAGATGCGACTCAAGCATCGTGACATGAAAACAAAATCCAGATGGGACGATATCCCCGATAGAGCTATTGTTTGTCATGTTATCGAAGCGGCAAAGGTTGGATGTATCAAGCTTTACAAGTGGGAAACCAAAATGGTAAATCCCAACCAGGACGAAATGAAAAAAGAGGCTTCTATTTGGCATAAAGAAGCCTCTAATCCTGACTGTATCCGACGTAAAAAGTATAAACTAAAATATCGTCAATCGTCTATGAGTGGCTACGGATACTCTGAACTTAGCTGCGCTCTTTACGGCGAATCCATTGAGATGAACGGAAAGCAGAAAAAGCTGAACCGCTCTATGCAGACATATATGGATGGAACTGGCATGAGTCCTTCTTTTGATAACAGAGACAGAAGGCCATTAAATCCGGCTATTTAATCAAAAGCGGAAAGCGTTAATGAGTTATTTATTGTTACCGTGATTCCACTGACCGTCTGCACCTAATTTGGGACTTGAATCATTTCCCAAATTTGAGTTTAAGCAAGTGATTTTATCGGATTGAAGCTGTTTGAGTTCTTTTGGCGTAAACCGAACTTTAATAAATGTTCCATTCTTTTTCGCAATTCCTTGTCGTTTGTTACATAAATGCTTATAACATAATCCATCTTGAAAAACTAGGTTATTACATTTAGGTCTATAACAAGTCAATTTCGGCTTCATAGTATCACCTCTTAGCTAAATTATAGTTTAAACTTTTAATAAAATCAATTGGTCAACCCCAACGTCATTCGATTAAATTCGGCTGGCGTTTTCTTTTTTACCTCTTTTCTCTGCTCCACAAGGAGCGATACCGTGCGATTGGCGGTCACGGGGAAGATAGTATACCGCTACCGATACGCCCCTCAATGGGCATTTACACACACACACACGAAAGGACAAGAAAATGAAAATTATTAATTGCACACCTCATGAGATTTCTTTTGTTGCCGATAACGGTGACATCATCCGCACCATTCCTGCAAGCGGTATTCTGCCTCGTGTGGCTACCTCTTACACGGTAGCGGCCACTGTTGACGGTATCCCTGATGAAATCACTGTGTATGGTGATGTCGAAGGACTTCCAGCAGAAGAGCCCGAAACAATTCTGGTCGTGTCTGCCCTCGTGGCAAATGCGTGCAAGAATCGCAAGGATCTTCGCATTCCCGGGCGACAAGTTCGTGATGAAGCTGGCCATGTTATCGGATGCAAGAGCCTGAGCCGTCCTTGCTAAAAAGAGGTGTAAGCCATGGCAATCATCGCAATTGAATCCGCCCTCGATGTCGCGATTATGTTTGGCGACAAAGAGCTGGCGGAGATTTACACCGAAGCCCTTGAAGAAGCGGGTGTCCACTATGAAAGCCATGCTAAGTGCTGGGCATAACGAAAGGAGCATTATTATGGATTACTTCAGCAGCGAAACGATTTTCTTCTGCGGTATCGTTGTCGGTATCGGATTCGCCGTATCGATTCAGCTCGCAATCAAAGAGCTATTCCACCAGCGGCGTCCCCACTAACAGCGTCCCTCACAGAGCACACAGAAAGGAAGTATCATCATGAAATCAATTTCGGAATCCGTTCGGGGTATGGCGGTCGTTATCGCAAGCGTCATGCTCGCAGCCACAATCTTCACAATGCCTGTCAAGGCGGCAGAGCCCACGACCTATGTCCAATCCGGCACGATCTGGAGCGAAAGCGCCGGCGAGTACCAAGTACTCGATGATGCTGGCGAGTTGTGGTGTTTCACCGCCGACGTTTGTGACTACGTTGTCGGGCAGTACGTCGAGATGACTATGTCAGACGTGGGAACCCCAGACAATATCTACGACGATGTTCTCATTGCCGTGTCTCCTATGTGGCGTGACTATGAAAGCGACATCGTTGGCCCCTTTGGCTACTACGTTGTTGATGGATGGATTGCGACTGATAACACGAACTGCCTCAGCTGCTGGGTGCGAGATTCTTACGGATCTTTATGGTTCTGGAACGGATTTTGCCCCAAACAGAAGGGAGAGCACGTTGTCCTCATTATGAATAGCAACGGCACACCTGACAAATTCTCAGATGATTCTATCGATGACATCTTGTGGAGCGAAGACGAGGTAGACTGAAATGGATTCTATGAAATTTGATATGCTGTCTATTGCGGCCGCTCTGTACGAAGGCGGCTGGCGTTCCAATATTGACGACTACGAACGGCTTGTAAGAGACTATCGCACGTCCCAGAAAGAAGAGAGGTAATCTATTATGAATCAATTGAAAGTACTTCAGTATGCACAGGCAGCCGCTATGGACAAGTGGTGGCTTTATGATGGGCTTGCCGACAAGTTCACTGGCGAAAAGACTGGCGAGATGGCACGTGAAATGGCGAACAAAGTCATGAATGACGTCAAAGAAATCGGCGTCATGATTGATGCAGAAGAAAAGCGTCTCCGTGCCGAGGCTGAAAAGCAGCGCAAGCAGGAGCAGGCCGCAAGAGCACAGCAGGCACAGCAGGAGAAAACGTCACAGCAGGAGCGCCCCACTGCCGGACGTATCGTGGATGACGGTACTAAGTGGACTGTCGCAATCCGATACAAGGATGGCAGCGAAACCGTATCCCGATTCTCTCATGAGGACATCGCCCGCAAGGCATACGAAACAATCCGGATGCTGGATAGGGGAGTTGCTCAGTCGAATCTTTCTCGTATGACCATGACCCACAAGAACACCGTCGTAAAAGCATACGAGCGAGACTGAGAGGCGTTGCGATGTATTTCAACTACTTTTACGAGGACAATGTGGGGGATATCTTTGTGTTTGTCTACTATCGCGACGATCTCATCAATGTTGTGCATCTACGTGGCGATGAAAGTATCGAATCTGTGATGGACTCCTGCGACAGTGGCTGGCCGTTTGCTGATGAGTATAACCCCGAAAATTACGGCGGGTTGAGCATGACCGCATTTCTTGCCGAACTCGACATTATGGGTGCAGAAATCATCGCCGAGATCAATGGTCGTGAGCCGATTCTGTATCCCGAAGATATGGGCAAAGCAGGTCGCAAGTTGTTTGCAAGCATGATTGAAAGGGGCGCAGTCGTATGATCGTCAGCGAAATCTATGAAACCATGACGGGCGACCTCTATGGTGTAGTTCTGAATGAGGATATCAAAATCATTCGGATTGTCAAAATTAACGACCACGAACTCACGCCTGATTTTTTTCGGCGAGCAAGAATGGGATTTCCGGCCGAGCATTCGTATGATTCGTTGCCAAAGAAAGTGATGTGGCGGCGTATTGAATCGAACTGCCGTCTGGTGGCGACTATCACAAACTGTCACGGCTTCATTGTACATGGCGATCACGATATGACACGCAGCAGTCGAAAGATGTTCGGCAAGAGAGTTCGAATGAATTACGACCGCAGATACAACGGAGGTGCCAACTATGGTGGAACAATTCACAGTCGAGCCAATTACTGTCGCAAAGCAACCCAGCTCGCCTAAAGCAATCGCAGTGTATCCTATTTCGAATTTCGGCGGTTATGAAATCTACGAATGTGACGATGAGCGCATTCATGTAGGTATCAACAACGGCGATACGATCGAGGACTGTGGGACACGCCAAGTCAAATATACGTCAAGTGGGCGTCCGTACTTCAATCTGGGTGGGCAGCGCCACTATATCGACGATTTCATCAGAATCTGAATCTAAGGAGATCAGAAAATGCTTGAATGGCAAGAGCTTTGTAGCCACGCCATCTGGGTCACAGTTGGAATCTTTGTTGTTCCATATGCTGGGATTCAGATTTGTCGTGGGTTTTATTACCTAGATGCATTCCCGCGATTCAATCGAATTTGTCGGGGCTTGTATCGTGCGGTAAAAAATTTAGTGAGCGGTATCGTATCTGTCTATCAAGATGGTCCGTTCGAATTCGTTTTGTATAGCACAGCAGTGATTGTGATTGTTGCTGTTGCGATAAATAAAGCGGCAGCATTCATTTAAGAGCGCTGCTACACACAATTCAATAAAAAGAGAGAGGTAACAAAAATGCTTTACTATCGTACCAAGAGGAGTGCCAACAACAAACCCATGTATCGCGGCAAAGGGCGTAAGGCAAACGAAGAAGCATGGTCTATCTACATTGCCGACGAGCTGTTCACTGAAAAAGAAGTCGTCAAGATGAATCTGAACAGAAATTATTTGGAGCCTGTTGAAATCAAGCAAACCCAAACACATCGGCAGGGCTGTTTCCGTGTGGCGAATTTTGATGCTAATATCAAGTCGGCAGAAGCAGTGTCGAAACCGGAACCTTTGTCTAAGGACGCACAGAAAGAAGTGATTTCTCGTTTGAAGGACAGACGGTCATATAAGAGCCATCTGTCGACTAATTCTAGCGTTCGGCCGACCACAATCTTGGTTCGATTTAAGTTGCCGGTTCCGAAAAAGAACGATGCGGCTGCGGCGAACAAGTAAAGCAATTCCCAGAAATTCCCTATATACATAACACAGTCGCGGATGATATCATAACAAAAAATATTCGCAGAGGGAACTCCGGTAGTGCAACAGCTGTGCTGCCGGGGTTTAATGCGGCTACTGGTTCTGCAGAACTGGTACTGGTCCCAAGCCCAGAAATGCAATCGCAAGTGTCGCACATGGCGTCACGATCAAAGTGGTTTGCACAAACAGAAGGGCGCTCCACCGCTTTAGTGAAATTTGATTTGATTTTGATGCAAAGGCCACGCTGATAAATCAATGATAAAAGTAAACTAGAGGGTGTTACTTGAAGTGAGCGAAATTAAATGAAAGGAGGGTTTATAGCTTGAATTGTAAAATCCAGTGCCGCTCGCTAGAGTGGCCTTTGGTGCAAGGGTCGCGTCTTACTCCAATGAGAAAATTTTCATGGGATGGCGATACAAACTGTTTTGACGTCCAACTGAAATTTTCAAATTAAATAGAATTGACGCTGTACGTGCTCGACGCATCCGAGCATAAACGCGCACAATACATACGAGTTTAGCGGTAGTCGCAAATAGGCATAATCGACCCATAAGTCTCATAGAAGCGGGGTGATTCCCGAACGGACAAGTTAAACGTATGTAAAGGAGCTTTCAGAAACCGGGCGACTGGTGGTACCGGGGCAGACGTAACCACATCCACTACTTGCGTAGCAAACACACAAAGAATGAAAGGATACACAATTATGGACATCACAAAACTGATTGAATCTCTTCCGTCAGAAATCAAAGACCATGTCATTGACTGTTATGATATCCAGATGGGCGAGCGGTATGGGATGGTCGTGCTGCTTGACTGTATCTTGTCGCCGGGTCAGAAGGCGCTCCTACAAGGCAACAAGCATATCATGGGATTGGAATGTGTTGCTGAGTACGTCCCCGAAATCAAGCATTCTTACTTCTACATGGTATGAGCGCTGCTATGTATAATCTGCAGAGAACGCAGCGGGTAAAAAAGGAGGATGGCAAAACAATGATGGTGTATATCTTAGATAATTCCTATTCCAAACGAGTCAAGGGACAGTCGTGGGTGATGTTTAATCATTACAATGGGGATGTTTATGGCAGTCGTGAGCGTGCTATAAAAAGGTTGACCGAAATGGCAAAATCGGTGAGTGCAGACCCAGAGTGTTATGACGTTGAATTTGATGGCAATCTTCGTTATCGTTGGAAAAACTGGAGCGGTGATGAGCTCGAACGCTATATCCAGATTGAATCAAGAGAAGTGAAATGAAAGGAGCACACACCTATGAATGTACCTGTATATATGGATGTACCTGTATATATCGTTGAGAATTGTTATTATATGCAAAACGATAAGTTCTCTTGGACTGAATACGGCCACAGCATTCAGTCTGTACGTAAGAATTTTGAGGGTGCCCTCGATGTCCTTCGTGCCATTTATAAAGAAGCAACTCAGAACCCTAATAATTACGATGTACAGATCAATGAAGAAGCAGCGGTTCCGTATGTACTTTATCGCTGGAAGGGTGCAGAAAACAAACAGTACGAACGTTTCGCAGAAATTATTATTCGTGATCTGATTTGAAAGGAGCGCTACGCAATATGACCGCAATTATTTCTGATGATATGAAGAACGTTCTCACTATCGCAGAGGGCGAAAAGCTCGGCACCATGAATTACGTTATTTCCGACGAAGATGTTGGTGACTATCATAAGATGATGCTTGGCGTTGTTGATTTTGATAACTCCTGTCATGTCTATTCTGGTCAGATTCTTCTCGCAAGGAATGAGCGGGCAAACGACGATTATTTCGGCGGCAGCGGCAACCTCGACATCTGGATCGAAATCAAGGCATTCAAGCCGGGTGTGGAGTTTTGTGTCCTCGGCGCTTATCTGACTGACCTGTGGAAGTTCAAAAGTTCCGACGATGGTTATGCAGCGCTTCGACAGAATATGTTCATTGAAGAATATCCGTTGAAAGAGGGGAAAATTTAAAATGGTTATCAATATGACTGAACTTTCTATTGCCCAATGGTCCAACGCTCAGCTCGATGCAGCTCGCAAGTTGTGTACGGATGGCGTTTTTCATGATGGGCCATTGCCTACAATTTCCCCTACGGACGCATCTATCAAAGTAAGACATATGGCATGGCAGATGGCCGAACAAATTGAGAAGTTGAAGCCGGAAGCAATCATCATCCATGGTGAACCTGTTTTCGTAGCCACCTTCGTAAACAACTATCGTGACTTGCAGTGTTGCTCTCCTGATTACGCTGAGTGTTACTCTCCTTGCTACGCTGACGGTAAGTTCGTGCAGTTCAGGAGGTTTTAACGCTGTAGCGTGTAAGGAGTCCCTAATGAAACCATTAAGAGATAATCCTATCGAAGAAGGAATCGATGCTTTCTTTGAAGAAAAACAAAGACTCGAAGAAGAAAAGCAAAACCTCGAAAATGAAATTCGAGATTATGAACAGAAATATTTAGATCAATATTATGATCAATTATACGAACAAGAGCTTTCTGAACTCTTGGATTTTTATAAGGAGACACTATATGAGTGATGCAGGACGTTGGAAGCTCGGTAAAGATATGCTCACCAGCGATACAATTCTTGATCCCGTCACGTTTGATGACTTGATTCTGGCTCTGAAATGCAACTACGCATATATCGGCGAAACAGCAGTCAGAACCCAGATGAAAGAAATTCTGGATCAGCGACTGGAAGATGTCAAATATCTAATCGAAAACAACATTGACGAGATCATTGCGCTGGCATCGAATGAACCGCTTGAAGATGCTGGCCACGATGATATCACACTCGAAGAGTAGGAGTAAGATATGTTTGTCTTGACTGAAATTGTGGCCAATAATGTTTCTGCATACGTTGGCAATATCCATGTATCAAACAATGTGGAAGAACTTCAGAAAATTATGAATGCCGATTTTGACCACGATTTGAAAGAAGAAAATGATCTTTGGATGGATTGCGGATCTAATCTCAATGATAAGCCGCTGTCTATTTGTCACACATATTCTGCAAGAATCAAAACGTTAAAAGAATTCAAAAGCTGGTCGATTATGAAAGTGCCAGGGGAGGTGACGCAGTCGTGAGAAACTTATCTAAACAGAACCGCAAAAAGATCTTTGATCTGATCAAACGTGATTGTACATTTGTTGGTTCTTACGATTTGGAACATTCTGAAGAAACTGTTTTGACCTATCTCCCGAAACCCGGCACACAGATTCACAAAGATGTTGAGGAAGTTCGTGTCGTAAAAAATCGTAAGACCGGGAACTGGGTTGAATCCGTTGTTGACATTCGGTGGAAGCACGGCATGACTTTGGTGGAAGCCGAAATGATCGAGCGAAAATATCAATGCAAGTCTAACAAGTAAGGAGGGACGCAGTTGTGACACTCGAACAGGCATGCGGTATTGTTTGCAATACTATTGATAAGCGAACGGGCAGAGAACTCGATCATCGCGAAATTTATGCTCGTTATATCGACTATCTTGGCGGTCTGGATAAGGTCAAACAGTATATTCCTATTTCGCTGAAAGAGCTGCGGCGAGCCTACAAGAAGGACAAGCTGTTCAACAATACCGGTCTGGGTTTGTGGCAGAATGCAGCTGGTTATACTGCTGGCGACCCGATATGTTTCTTTGGTGGGATTTGGATGCTGTATAGACAAAACGATATCGATGTGGCGAGTTGTGCACAGGGCGTCTGCATCCTGAAAGAAGCGGCAAGAACGTTGATTGAAAGGGGTGAAGTATAATGAAATCGATCGAAGTTACATACGATGTATCTGTTCGTGGCAGCGAAGTTTGGGAGCCGGGCGAAGCGGCATTTCGGTTGGACTTTGTCGACGATGATATTGCAGCTTTGCTCCAAAAACTGGTCGGCACTCCTGTCAGTCGAATGAGCGACTACGAGTATTACATCTGGCGCAAGCTCGATAGAGTTCTCGATAATTTGGAAACGCTTCGCAAAAGAGTTTACCTCAATAACTCTATCAAATCAATCAAGATCGTTGGAGGTGATAACTGATGAAGGTATCAATTGAAGAGAAGCGCGCCGAAGCTATCAAGCGGATGAAAGCGTTTGGATTCTTTTCTGATACGGTCAAACTGTTTGAGAAGAATGGTACTCCACTGTCCAGTGAGCCGCCTTGGGGTGCATTTTACGCTCTGAACGATCAACAGAAAGCGGCCGTCCACGAATTTGAAGAAGAGTACGGCGGACTTGTTTACAGTGTGATCCGGTCATTCCATCAGGAGCTCGGCGTCATTGACAATCTGCTTTATGTCAGCGACGAGAAAGATGAATGGCCGTGGGATTGGGGCGACATTGAAAATATGTGTCCTTGTATCTATGCTGTCAATTACAATACGCCAGAATTCAGTGAGTTTGGTTCAATCGGCGTGAAAATGGGTGCTGGAGCAGGGCTGATTCGCATTAGTTAAACTTCTTTAAGTGTTACTTAATTCACCCCATACAGTTGTAAAATCTTCAAAAAACTACGCTAACCTACTTGACTGTGACATCATACTGTTGTATAATAGAAGCTGAAAAGTTATATATTTTGATCAGTTTGGGCGAATTGGTCAATATGCAACGAAATGTATATTTATTCAATCATTCAATTCACAATTTAAAAAATCAGAAACGAAATAGCGAATGGGTTTGGGCGAAGTCCAATCGCGAAGCGCCTCTGATTTGAAGCCGTGGCGAGCGATGAGCGAGTGGCGGCGAAAAAATTTGGAAAAAGAATAGGATGTTTGATGTAGTGATGATGATGTGATAGTGATGGTTGTGTAGTAAGAGGATTATAGGAGTTAAAAGGATTGTTAAGGGAAAAAGAACCATCAGGGAGAACGGAGAGAAGGAAGCGAAAGCGAAGAAGCAGCGGAGAAGAAAGCAGGGAAGGAGAAAACCTTTATGACCGATATGACCAATTTTGAGCCCGGTCGATATGAATTCACCCTCGATAAGTTCGTCGGGCTTGTCCAACAGTATGATCAGTTCTCGATTCGGAGCGGCGATGATTCGTCGTTTGCCATGATTCGGATTCCGACCAAGTGGGTCAAGCTTGAGCAAGGCGCGGCTGGTGAGGACTTTATCACTTGTCGTAACAAGCGTAAGCGAGATGGTCATCTGTTCGAGATCAACGGCGACAAGGTGATTTTCGAGATCAAAAGCGCCATTGGCGGCTTGGAGGGGTGTCTTAAGTCGGATCTCGGTGAAGCTGTGTTCTACGTTTCGATGTGGACAGATAGCGGCGACACAGACAAATAATAACGAAAGAAGGATTGATAACGTGGAAGAAATTGTAATGAAGGCGATTCCTGAGCACGGCGGAGTGTCGATGACTCGAGCCGAGCAGGAAACCATTATCACAATCGGGGCGCTGGACAAGATTGCCGAGGTGTGTTCTAACGATCCAATCTATTGGCGCAAGCTCGATGCCATGTGCGAAAAGTCTCCTGATGACTATAAGCTGACGAAGATTCATCGCACCAAGGACGGTTTGATTCTGTGCAAGTGGTACACGGTGCCTCGCAAACTGCTTGGCTTCAGATCCTCACGTGTCTATACGGAAGAGCAGCGGGCACAGATCGCAGAACGATTCAAACAGTATCGAGAAGCGAAGGCCGAGCTTTGACAGCTGCCAGAATCAATTCTTAGCCTGAAACTTCCTTATACGATAAGGATTTCTCAGACATATAGTGGTTCGGTAATGAAACTACCATACTAGCACCAAATATGTGTCTACAACCCTTATTGTATAAGGGGAAATGGCATAATATGAAACGAGGTGATATCGTGAAGGCATTCGATAACACATCTTAGGCGAATACACTCGTGATAAGTACGGCAAGACAGTTATCGTAAAACATTAAAACATCGAGATGAATACGTATTTCAGTTACGGCTGCCGGTTGACCGACAGTTACGCAAAGGTAGGATGAGGTATCCCGGGGCGGAGGGGCCTGCCTTCAGCCTCCGAACGAGTCGACGGACGTCAGACCCAGAACCACTGAACGCCGAGCAAGGCGATTTGGTTGCAAAACGCCCGAAACTCAACGAAGTAGCTCATCAAAGTTCGACAGAAGCTCATCAATTGAACTCAATCAACGCGAGTTGAACGGGTACTGATCAACTTCGGGACCTTTTTAAGATCAACCCTGAGGGCTTAAAAGAGCAACAACATCATTTAGATCTCGATGAATAATAATGCATAAATATGCAGAAAGGATGAATAATATACAATGATTTATGCATAGCCAATTAAGGCGCTGCCTAACGCTTATTATAAATAAGGTAGTCGACAAAAATGGCACAAAAAATATATTTAAGTTCTGTTTATAATGACAATTGACGACGCAGAGAAAATGTGTTATCATCATTTCACAAACAGGACTTAAATATACATAAGGGAGGAAAAACAAGTGAATGAGAACGAAAACGTAGCGATGCAGCTGGCGACCACAAGGAAGTTCGGCGAGCTTGAGATTCAGGTCTACGAGAATCCGGCGGTCGGTCACAGCAGGGCGCAGGATGATTTCTGGATGACTCGGGAGCAGATTGGTACGGCGCTGGAATATAAAGACCCCGTAGTTTCAATTACCATGATTCACAAGCGTAACAAGGCTCGTCTTGATCAACTGAGCTCGGCTAACAAAATGTTAGTCGAGGTCGGGAATCATACGCAGATGCGTGAAGTTGTGTGTTACAATCTGCGTGGTGTCATGGAGATCTGCCGCTACAGCACCCAGCCAAAAGCGAACGCTTTCATTGATTTCTGCTGGGATGTGATGGTCGCTCTGATGCAGGGCGAAACCGTATCTCTGAACAGAGGGCAGGTAAGTGACGCGGAATCACGGCGACAGGCACGCTTTGAAATCATGACGCAAGGCATCGAGGAACTTCGCCAGTCTCAGAACCAGCTTTGTTCTCAGATGGCCGAGATGGAAGAAAAGCGCCGGCAGGACAGGGAAGCTCTTGAGAATTTGATTCATTTCACAAAAGCAGACCTTGAGAAGGCAGAACGCATTGTGAGCAAGAGCGACATCATTATTTCCACAATTGAACAGATCAAGAAGCAGCTGGCAATGATTATTCAGCAACCAGCTCATCAGAATGGTTCTTATACTCCGCGTAAGACTTACATTCAGCCAGCAGAAACTTCGTGGAAACATGACGTTAAGGAGATGGTGAGAAAAATCTCCCACATTGAGGGTGTGCCCCAAAAAGACATCTTTAACGGCATGTACAAAACCTTCGAGAAAGAGTTCGGATGGTCGGTATACGAAGAACGAAAGCTCTACGCGAAGAAAAAGGATATTTCGGATGTTTATTCGATCCCGCTCATTGATATTGTGGAGATGGCCAACGATAACATTCGGTCAAGTTTCTATTGCCGACTCAAGGATCGCTACGAGAACGATCTTTTTGATCCCGAGGAAGCAAAGAGGCAGCCGCATGTGAGCAAGCGAAATCCGCCGATGATCCCTGCCAGCATGATTCCTACACGGCATAAGATTGAAGATTTTCCGATGGTTTTGTCTCCTGAAACTCCGGGCGGCGATGATATCAAGGTTGTGGCAGAGGTTCAGGCGGTTGAAGTTGAAGCTCCAGTGGTTGAAACGCCGGTGGCTGAAGCTCCAGCGGTCAAAGAACCGAAAAAGAAATATTACTACAAGCCGAGCATTACACTTCCGATCGTTGAACCCATTGCAAAAAAGCTGGGTGATAAGACGATTGGGTATTGGGTTACCTATGCAAAAATCTATGACACGATCGGCGTTGTCAAGATGGATCGTATGCGCAAGGCGTATGTACGTTCTCATAATAAGCCGCCCAAGGCTACTCCTGATATTTTCCAGTGTTCTGATAAGAATATGAAAGTGTTTAAGGAAGCCGCAAAGATTGTGGCGGCAGCTATCTAAGCTATCTACTTTCCTCCATTGTCCTTGGGACTGACAGCCGGGAAAGACCGGCATATATCCGGGTGTAGCTCAGTTGGAAGAGCGCGTGCTTTGGGAGCATGAGGCCGCAGGATCATGACCTGTCACTCGGACCATGGTACAGGGTCTTTCCTTTCTACCTGTGCCTATTGTGTGTATAAAAACGGTTTCCATTAGACGAAATCGCGTGGCTGAAAATGCCGAGCAGGTACGATAATCCTGCTTTATATGGAGCCGATGGTCGTACAACAGTTCGATTCTGTTGGGTTCCAGCTAGGTTCGATGCGACAGCGTAGTGTAGTGCGAGGTCGCTGGGGTGGCGCAATTCCACCGTGGATGCAATGCATTCATAACGCTTTGACCGAAATTTGTGCGAACAGACTGCGACGAGGTAGCTCCTCGTGGAGTGAGGGTCTGGTGACAACATGAGTAGGCGAATGGATGACCTGCGAAAGTGGTCTAGTCAGTTGGTGCCCAAGCTGGCGGAGAGTGAATTTAAAAGGGCAGTCTTTGAGGATGGACACCAAAGAACAGGTTATTAATCCACTTTGGTTGTATCCACTGATGCTGTAAGTTGCATTTCGCAAAGTTCGTAAGTCGAATGCAATGTACTCAGCTGGTGTCGTTACATGGTTAAATCCTCCTCTCTTGGGCTAGTAGCTTAGTCTGGTTAAAGCCGGCAGCTCATAACTGCTTGATCGGGGGTTCAAATCCCTCCTGGCCCACCATTTTTTAGTAACATTTTGAAAGAAGGTATGAATCATGGCAAATCTGAATATCAAAGAAATCGTTGAATGGATGATTGAAGAAGCGAAAGATAAGGCTTCCGATAGCATCGCAGTCATTGATGAAGGAGAAATCGTTAAAAAGTTCGGAGTGGAGTCTGGATGGCTTCAGAGCCATGGTCCAGAAATCTATCACGAGTGCGATCGGCACTCAGAAGTTTTGGACTCTTTGATTTACACTGGAAATGATAGAGATTATTGGTCTATTCAGCTTACCATTAACAAGGAGTAAATCAAAATGGCTGACAAGTATCTCAGTATCATCACGAACTTCGGGTGCCACTACAGCTGCCCTGAGTGTATCGTTCGCAATAACAAGCTCAAGATGACACCGACAGACGAGTATTCTTCTTATATGCAGTTAGAGCATGTTCTGAAAAACGAATGTAATGACTGTAATTGGGTATCTGTGTCTGGTGGCGGTGATCCACTTTATCACTGGTGGGAACATCAGGCATGGTGGACAGGATTCTTTTCGGTGTGTAAAGAGCTTGGTCGCAAGATTGAGTTGCATACGAGCTATTATGATTTTGATTATGATGATGAAATTTTAATGTTTCCATTCGAACAGTTTGATAGAGTTGTGTATCATTTGCATTGTGCAGGGGAGCTTTATAAGATTCGTCGCCGGGGAAAAGAAATCGTTCGAGTAGTATTCGTTGTGGACGATTCTATGGACGAATACGAAGTTAGCAGGATTTCAGCTATTGTTCAAGAAAGCGACGATATCGACGAGCTTACATTCCGGCAGTATGTAGATGAAAACTACAAAGAAACCTATCATCTGCACGGCCTCCTGCTGGCGGGGCATAAAAAGGCTTGGTGGTATGTAACTCAGTGCGATTACAACACCTACTATCATAACGGTAAACTGTACACCAAGTACATGGATATCTTTAATAAGGAGTGATTTCATGAAGCGATATCTTGTAAACGTTTGGACACGACGGTCGTATTCCAAGTGGATTACAGCGGAGTCCGAAGAACAAGCGAAAGAGATTGCGGCAGAAGCTTATAATTCTGAAGAAATTAGCCCAGATGACAATGAGGAAATCGACGCGATTTACGTAGTAGATGACGAAGAAGTCGAGGACGAATAAAATGTGCGAGTTTTGTCATCACGATCCAATTTGTTGCAAAAAGCTGAGATCTGATTCTAAGGTGGTAAGTTATGAAAAAACATAAAGATTTATTGCTGGCAGCCTGCGCATCGGTTGTTTCGTTTTTGAGTCTCGATGACATTTTTGAGAAACTTCTACGGCACATCTCGCTTGTTCAAATGGCAACAGGAAGTATAAGTTCTCTTTACGGACGTGTCAGTGAGTTGGCTCTTTCGGTGTCTGTAGCTCTGTCGCTTGCGATTGGAGCTGTGGTATATATTCTATTCAAAAATTAAAAGGAGGAACGAATGAAGAAGTTCAAAAAGATTTTCGTGGTTTCGTGTGCAATCGTGATGGCACTGACCTTTACGGGGTGTACCAAGAAAGAGGTGTATACAATCGAACCTCATGAAACTGCATTTCTGATTTCACTCTCTGAGGGCGGTGGAAAACAGGCGTCCTTTGAGAGTGAGGAAATGCTTGCCGAGGCAAAGGTTGCAGCCAAGCAGGTATACATTACTTACTCGAAGCGACATCTGTCGCCGACTGACATCATTGGTACTTGGGTTCCGGATAACATGTTGGTTGTCGTCAATAGAACTCCTGTTACTCGTGAATGGTCCGAGGGCAAGGATAGTGGCACCAGCACTATCAACCAGTCCATCTCTGCCGAAAGCAAGGAGTCTATTGGCTTCTCCGTCGGTATGAACTGTTCTGCTCAGATCTATACTGAAAATGATGCAGTCAAGTTCCTGTATTCCTACAACAACAAGCAGCTCTCCGAGATTATGGATACTGAAATCCGTGCTCGTGTTGAAGCTGACTTTGTTGAAATGTGCGCTAAGTACACCATGAATGAGATCCTTGAGAAGAAGGCCGAGATCATGGAGTATGTACGCAAGGATGTGACTGAGTATTTTGCAGAGCGCGGTATCACGATTACTGTCCTTGGCATGAAGGATGGCATTGAGTACGACGATGCGTCTGTTCAGGCTGCTATTAACAAGTCCTTTGTGGCCGAGCGCAATGACGAGGCGCAGGAGATTGAGAATCAGACCAAGATTTCCAAGGCGAATGCAGAAGCAGAGGCAAATAAAATCATCTCTGAGTCTTTGAGTGACCGGCTGATTCAGCAGCAGATGTATGAAAAGTGGGATGGTAAGCTTCCTACTTATGTCGGCGGTGATGCCAGCATCCCTGTACTGAACGATATGAAATAATCTGCGCAAGCAGTGGCGGCTCGGAAAGACGAGCAATATGCAGCTATGGCGTAATAGGCAGGCGCGGCAGACTCAAAATCTGCTGGTGAAAATCCGTGTCGGTTCAAATCCGACTAGCTGCACCATGGGGCGTTTGGTCATTGCGTTCCTCGTATTCTCATATTTCTCCTTTATATCGGATTAGTTGTTTTCGTGTCCCTCCAAACATAAGACAACCGTGACTGAACAAGTCGTAGCAGGTACGCAACCCTGCTCTTAATAAGCTCACATGGTGGAATGGCAGACACTGCGGGTTTAGGTTCCGCTGCTTTGGCGTGGAGGTTCGAGTCCTCTTGTGAGCACCAATCTCGTATGGGTAGGATCTTTAGCGGTCAGATCCGGCCGCGCCTGTGCGAGACACCACCCCGAAAGGGGGAGTTCATTTTTATACTTCTTCGTCAATTATTCTCGGCTCACTTGAAAGAGTGCAGTTGACCTTTGTAAGCCGAGTATTTTATGTGACTATAGCTCAGATGGTAGAGCAGCAAGCTAACTGCGCGCCGTTGGTTCAAGTCCAACCAGTCACTCCGATGCCCGCTTATAGGGTCTCATTCCTCCTATTCGGGCTTTACCTCTTTTCTTCCTTGTTATTCCCGGCTCCATGGCGCATGCTGTGGCAATAAGGCTTAGTAAGCCGGGTTTATATGCAGCGGTCGTATAACGGCTAGTACATCGTCCTTCCAAGTCGATGGCGTGGGTTCGACTCCCATTCGCTGCTCCATTGTGTGCGACGGTTTGAGACTCCTACATAGAAATCCAGCCGGGTAAGTCCGTCCACAACCGGTGTAGGTAGACATCTTTACTCATTAGGTCTCTAACTAAATGAGGAATAGAAAATCAGTTGTTCCAGCTAGATCGGGGATTGGCCGTTCATTGGCAAACGACAGGTATCACACCGGTAAATGATACTGAGCCAAATAGGAAGGGGAATAAGGTGCAAGCCGAGTAGCTGTCGGACGAATACCCTTCAGGTAGCCAGTAAACTGGAACGTAAAACGAATGTTGGCTGTTTCTGATTTTCTTTTATATGCCGTAAGAGGTAATGCAATAATCATGGTGATTCCTTTACAGCGAATCCTTAATCATGACAAGGATAGGGTAGAGGATGATGATGTGAGCACAGTAGCTGTTCGACTCAGCTTTGCGGCACCAATAGGTACATAGTGGTAAAAGTACGATCAATAAAATAGCCACGACTTCCTTGTTGCGCCTTAATGTTTCGGATATAGTGGTCCGAAATGGAAGTTGTCCTGCTTGGAGAATCGGGAGTGCAGGTGCACCTAATTTTATATGTATACAAATTTATTTCATATATTAGGAGATGCTGAATTATGGGAGGTTAATATGATAATTAAAGAAACACCAGAATATAACGTATACCAAAACAAGGATGGTCGAACAAGAGTTTACATAAAGTCAACACAAAAAATTATGTCATACCCTAAATTTATCATGGAACAAAAACTTGGCAGGTCTCTATTGGCAGATGAAGAGGTTCATCATATTGACGAGGATTTCACAAATAATGATCCTAGCAATTTGATTGTTTTAGCAAAAGATAAACATCTTGCTATTCATTTGAATGAAAAAACAAAATATTACGATAAAATGATGACGTGTCCTATATGCGGAAAAAATTTTTTGTGGACAGCAAAATCACAATCTACATTTTACAGGACAAAAAATCGTAGAATGAAAAGAAATAAAACCAATACTGTAAATGACAGTCCGTTTTGTTCAAGAGAATGCGCTGGACACTATTCTCAAGAGCAAAAGATTCGCTACCATGGCGAAAATGGCAGTACGCTTCGGTCTTAAAAACCGATGTCGAGAGACGTGCGGGTTCAAGTCCCGCTGGTAGCACCATTGTTTGAATATCAACACACACAAAAATGAAAGGAGCTAAGCGATATGATCACCATGTCACATGAGGAGGTTCTCGAGACGATTCCGTTTATGTTTGTTTGCGAAACTCGGGAAGGCGCTCGTTGGAACAGCGGTACTCGCCGTAGGCTCTGGAACGAACAGTTTACCAAACAGGAACAAGCAGCGTGTGCAAGGCTGTTTAAGATGGCGCATGAGTGGGCGCTTATTCGCGGCGTTCCTGATGTTGTTCGGATGGATCAGTCTACATATTGGCTGTGGATCAAGCTTGGCGAGTTTTGTGAAATGCTTTGATTGGGGGGGTGACAGTATGAAGGTTTATGTTCTTCATGACTGTGTCGAAAATTCTTACGAATGGGCGTTCGCTTGTGTTGAACACGTTTATGCGAATCATGCAGACGCGGCAGATAGGATGCAGGATTTGTTCTTAGAGTGTTTGAACGAACACGACGTAAATGATTCAGAAAGTATGCGAGATAGCTATATTGACGATTGGGGAGCGCGTGTCGCAGACGTTCCGGCTGGTTATCGTCACACATGGACAATTACAGAGGAGACAGTTGTATGAAATACGATTTACATGTTGGGCAATTAGTCAGAATCGGCAATGAAGTGTCTGAAAACGATGTGAATCGCAACAAAAGAGGGCGCATCGTAAGATTTGATGGAGCTTATCCAGTTGTGGAGATGTTAGATCCATTTACAAGTGGAGAAACAACGATTACTTGGTGCCCGCAGAGATTTTGGGAGCCGTGTCCAATAAAACTTACTTGCAAATCACTTCTGTGATTTTATTTTTTGGCCACACAAACATAACTTAAATATATAAAGGAGTGAAGAAATGGTTATCAAGTATGTTGACGGCCACTATGAAATCGTATCGGCGGATAGTGGTCAGTTTATTCAGTCGGCCGATACATGGGACGAAGCTCTGGATGATGTGAAGGAGCTACTGCAAACCGCATAAGGTACAACGGGTGATTGCCCGTTTACATATCAATCTTTAATTACAAAGGAGAAAACATTATGAAAGCAATCGTTAAGTTCAACAACCTGTTCGTCACTTCCGCATACGATGTCGCTACCCTGAAGAAGGTCGAGAAGTTCCGTCCCGAGGCTTTGAAGCTGTATGAGGGCGAGGGCAAGGAGAAGAAGCTTGTGAGCGCCATTGCTGTTGCTTCTAAGGATGATATCAGCAAGTTCGGCGTGGCTTTTGCTCAGGATGCAGTCACTGGCGATAAGGTTGCCGTTTTGAGCCGTCCTGTTCCTGCTGGCATGAAGTCTGAGGCAGAGATCAAGGAGTGGGTTCGCGACATGATTGGTCTGACCATTGTTCGCGGCACCAAGATCGAGGAGCAGATCGCAGCCGCTATGGAGTCCATCAACGCTGATGAGGCTGCCATGAATGCTGCAATCACTATCGATGGTGAGGACGCAGACGCCGAGTAAGAGCGCCGCTGAGGTTCCACGCCGGATGTTCCTTCGCAATACGTCCGGCATTTTAACGAGTAAACGATATTTTTCAAATTAAAAAGGAGTACATACTATGATTAAGATTTGGGTTACCACTAATGACGACAAGATCGAGGACGTTGTTGCTACCAGCATGACCCCGAAGGATGTGTTCGCAAAGCATGGCGTGAACTACGCAAATGGTCAGAGCACTCTGGATGGCTGCATTCTGACGGTGGCACAGCTGAACACTCCGCTGTCTGAGCTGGGCGTCGGCGATGAGGTGTATCTGGCCTCCATCTCCAAGCACGACAATGCGACTGGTATGAACTAATCGCGCTGATCCGAAAATAAACAACTGAATTCGTTATTGGTTACAACGATATTCTAAACACTGCAGCCGCTGGCAGGCCGGTTAAAGTCTGCCTTATATGTGTCCAGTATCTGGGCTTTGAAATTAAATAGGAGGAAATACATATGGCTTTCACAGCTTATTCCAGCAAGATCGGTTCGAGAGATTGCGACGAAGCATATCCGTTGATTTTGAATTGTGACAATAGCGATCTCAATGATAATGTGGTGTTGTCCGTACTGCGCGTACTGATCAATGATGACCGTATCAAGCATTCTATTTCGGGAGGACATCGCATTCAGTCAATTATTGATTGCCAACAGTTCTATATGGGCGACGACGAAAAGTTCACTAAGGACATGTTCGTTCATGAAGATAACGCTTTCAATCAGATGAAATTTGGCATCATGTTTCAGACGATCGACGATAAGAAAGCAGACGCCATTATTTCTGAGTTCAAGAAGTACAATGCGGATTACGAAGCTGCCGGTTGGAAGATCATGGATGTCGCAGCTAAGTACATCGATAAGAATGGCAACGTCTATGTATATCAGAACGAAAAGAAGCAGGGTGTTGTCGTTGTTTGTGCCAAGAAGAATCTGATTCAGGCCATGCACATGGCGGCGAGTTGTTTGCCCAACCTGATGCCGTGGTTTTTCGCTGATCAGCCGCTGACTGATGATGAGAAGGCGATGCTGCGTACTCTTTATGATCAGGACAACAAAGCTTTCGGCAAATACATGGAGAAGGCATACGAGACCGGCGATTTCTATGGTAAGAAGTTGCGTGGCGCTCTGAAGGGATTTTGCAAGAAGGATTACGCCAACGAAATTTCTCGGCAGGAACGATACATTCGTAGTATTCAAGATGATATTGAAAGTAAATATAACGATATCCGTGAGAGAAATAAAAGTCTTGAAGAAGCTCAATTTAAACTCACTATGATCATGGACCGTGCTTGCTGCACTGAGGATGACGAAGCTGCAATTGTTAATTTCCTGAAGCGCTGCAAGACGCTGGTTTATCTTGACTCCAATAGTGATCGAATCTCTATTGGTTATGTTGGCACGCTGAACGATTGTGATGAGGGCGAGTTCCGCACTTGTGTTGAGAAAAAGGCAAATAGTCGAAGCTACATTTTTCAGCGTTCGCCGTATGACACGGAACTTACGAAAGATTTCTTTGTGTCAATTTGGAAGACACATCGGTTCGCTATTCGCACCTACTGTGAATGGCGACTGTATTCCAGCTGCAAGGTTGAAGCAATTCGTGGTTCTGATATGCAAGGTCGCTCTGATTTGATGAAGGATCGTATTCGTCAGCCTCATATCGATCGGCATGCGTGCTATAGCGGTTATCGTGAGATGCTCAATGCGCTTAGTGTAAAACACGATTACATTGGCGTCCTGACTACGATTATTGGTTCAAGCGCATCCATCAACTGGAAGGATGGCACCGTTGTAAGCGATCTCATGTATGATTTGTTCGACGAATCCTATATCAAAACTCGTAAGTGTATCGAGGATAACGCGGGCAACTTGTACACGGTGGCAGAAGTATTTGACATTCTCAAGAACGAGAAGGACGCAGCAGCACCAGCAGAAGCAGTAAAGAAGGAGGTCATTGAAGATGAAGCCCATTAACATCACGGAGCAGGTTGTAGCAGATATGGCACGTGAATTTGTTCAGGAGCTGTATAAGACCGGTAGGGTTAAGACGGATTCTTTCTCATACAAGAAGAATTTTGCGTCTGTTAAGAAGGATGCTGTCGAGGTGAATTTCACCTATGAAGCGTATTCTCAGATGTTTGCGTTGATTGATCACTTCGATTGTGAAGTTGCATGGCGCGGCATCGTGAATCGTATCGATAAGACGCATTTTCAGATTACCAAGATTCTGCTGTATCCTCAGACCGTGACTGGCACCACCGTAGACACCGATCAGGAAGAATTCTCAAAGTGGTTCCAGGCACTGCCTGTTGAAACGATTCGCAACCTGAGATTTCAGGGACACAGCCATGTCGATTTCGGTGTAACGCCGAGCAGTCGCGATATGGAGGATCAGTGGCGATTCATTGACGGACTCAAGCCGACGAGTTATCAGATTTTTATGATCTGGAACAAGAAGCGGCAGTACAACGTTCGCGTCATTGATCTGGCCGACAATGTCATCTATGAGGGAGCCGATGTCAAGGTTACTGTTGGAGATTTTGACTCGACTCGATTTCTCGAGGATGCAGACAAAACGGTTCGAAAGCGCCCTGTATATGTCGCAAGCACAGTCGCAAATTACGGAGCTTATGGAGCAGGCACCTATTATGGTAAAGCAGTTACGCCGCAAAAAACGTACCCGCAAACAGTTGCCACGCAAACGCCAGTGCCGCAAATCAAGACGGTAACTGGCGCAGCGGCTCCGAAAGTCAACGAAGTGTCTGAGACTCGATATCCATTGGTCAATTATTACAAGGAGAATCCAGAAGATCTTGATACGTGCTGGAATTCCAGCTGTTTTCCGTATGACAATTAAAGAAAGGACTACAAAATGAATCTGAGTAAGCTTGAAATGGTGTTCAACCCCGATGATATCAGCGGTCAGATCCACATTATTGGTTGTGGTTCTGTTGGCTCTACCGTGGCGGAACTTCTCGCACGGTATGGTCTGAAGAATTTCACGCTGTGGGATATGGACGAGGTTGAAAGCAAGAATATCGTCAACCAGATGTTCTTCGCCAACAATATTGAAGCTCCAAAAGTCGAGGCGGTTCGCGATATTATCTGCGCCATCAATCCTGATGCCAAAGATGATATCGTTTTGAAGCCGAATGGTTGGCAGGGCGAGATGATTCGCGGTTATGTGTTCCTCGCGGTCGACAACATCGAAATTCGCAAGCAGTTCATGGAAGCGAACAAGTACAACCCGAACATCAAGGGTGTGTTTGATATCCGCACTGGGTTCCATGATGCACAGTGCTGGGCAGCGGATTGGAGCAAGGAAAAAGACCGAGAGAATTTATGGAATTCTATGAACTTCTCTCATGAAGATGCACAGGCTGGAACTCCGGTTTCCGCATGTGGTATCGTTCAGGGTCTCGCACCGACTGTTCGTTTCGTGTGTTGTTTGGCGGTTACGAACTTTATCAATTTCGCGACTAATATCGCACCTTTGAAGAAAATGATCGTTGCAAATCCGTACACTTTTAACGTTACGGCTGCATAAAGAATAAATAAAAAAATCGTGATGAATTACTGTTGAAATATACAGTCCTGCCGGATGACCGACAGGTTCGTAAAGGCAAGATCATATACATCCCACCGGGAAACCGAGGCGTGTGATCGCATGCGGCGTACGTCGACTCCGCAGGTATGCTGATTCGTCGATCGAAATAATCAACGTAGACACGTACCGGCAATGAGCTCAAAACGCAAACTCGCAGGAAGACGTCCCGTCGAAGGCACCTCCCTGAGCATACAAACCACCATTTAGATCACGATTTAGAAGAGGTAAACATATGTACGTTACTTATTGGAATCCGCCGAGAACAAGGCAGATTACGTTTGATGAAATCCTTAGTGGAGTCGTTGACGTGAACCAGTTGAAATATGCTGGCGATGAAACTTCTACTCGGACTGTACAGCGCGAAGGTTTGAACGATCGTTTGGTGGCTATCACAAATGTCACTAGTATGATCACACAGCTCACGGAATTCAATCAGAAATACGCTCGTCTTGAAGCAGTACGTGACCTGTCGACGTATTACTATCACTTTGAAATCCCTAAGAAGACTGGTGGACTTCGCCCAATTGATGCACCGACCAATGAACTGAGCGATGCGTTGGTTGAGTTGCGGACGCTGTTAAAAAGTTTCATGATTGCTGATTATCACACGGCAGCACACGCATATATCAATGGGCGCGGCACTCTGAGTGCAATTAAAAAGCATCAGGCGGGACACAGATATACAGTAAAAGATCGTGAGACTGGGAAAGAAAAGATCGTCACCTATGAAAACAACTGGGCTGTCAAGTTTGACTTTCATGGATTCTTCCCGAGCTCCACTCCTGAGTTTATCTACGGTATGTTCAGAAAGATTTATCCGTTTTCTCTCATTATGAAGGATCGAAATGGATACAACCAGCTGACTAAAGCGATGCGTCTGTGCTTCTTGAACGGCGGTCTTCCGCAGGGAACACCAATCAGTCCGTGGATCACGAACGTTATGATGATCCCGTTTGATTATATGTTAAACAAGAAGCTTTCTTACAAATATACCATGAAAGACGGCATTTCTCGCACTTTTACATACACCAGATATGCAGACGATATCACCATCAGCTGCTATTTGAGTTTTGACCCGATGGAAATGCAGGATATTATCAAAGAGACGTTGGATGCAATCAATGCTCCGTTTACTTTGAATGAAGAAAAAACGCATTATGGTAATCGGCATTCGAGCGAAAACTGGATGCTCGGTCTGATGTGGAACGCCAATAACGATATCACAGTCGGATGGCGCAATTTTAAGGACTTCAAGAAGATGGCATCTAATTACATCGTCTGCAAGAAAGAAGGAAAAACGTGGGATCTTGAAGACCTGCAGCAGTTTAATGGCAGGTTGAATTACTACCGTATGGTAGAAAAAGAAGCGGTCGACACAGTGATCTCTCGGTACAACGAAAAATATCGTGTTGATATGATGGCAATGCTCAAAGCTGACTTAAAACCAAAAGAAGGAGTTGTTTTCTAATGATTGAAATGATGTGTAGAGATGGCGGCACTCCAGTTGAATTGCTCGATCAAGCGGCAAGTGTCGTAGAGGAATCCATCGGGTGTCCAGTTGACCTGTTGGATATCGACGACCACAGAGCAATGGTCTATTGGGGGCCGTCTGATGTTGCAAGCGCAATCAAGGAGCTTGGCATCAAAGAAATCGATGCAGAGGATATGAGCTTATGTGCAGATCTCTTGTGCGATTTTGAAGTGAATATTCATCAGGCAATGCTTGAGGCCGGACACGACGCTCTACAGAGCTGTTTGGAATGTCTTGTTGATGAACTGCGAAAACAGGACAAAGAATCCAAGTAATTATATATTGTAATCTCTTTTGAATATCGGGCGTTTTACGTCGCGAGCTGCCGGATGACCGACAGTTATGAAGAATACCATAGCACGCTCATACGGGCTCCATGGGCTGCCTGGGGTTGGCAGCCACGCCCTCCTGAGCTATTGATCAAATTAGTTCGCAAGGGCGGAGTCTCCGTTCTGCAGCCTAATCCCAGCAGAGCTGGAGATCGCGGCTGCAATCACTGCGACTCATTGGCCATCAGAACATTTACTCGACAATGCTTCCGGGATCAAAGATCCCTCCAAATTATCTCGCAAATGTTCTTCTAGCCAAACTGTTACTCACAATTTAGAAAAGAGATTGATTATGGATTACAAATATAAAATTGGACAAAAAGTACGAATTCGGAAAGACTTGACAGCCGGCGCAGAATATCCAATGCAAAGCGGAAGTCGTTGCGGTTGGGACCCGGGAGTAGCTGAGGATATGGAAAAATACCGAGGGCAGATTATGACAATTGATTATATTAAAGGCTATTATACCCTCTGCGAAGATAATAGATCGTGGTCGTGGAGCGACACAATGTTCGAAACACAAAAGCGGCTTACATGTAAAAGTCTTTTGTAAAGGAGTGAATTTTAATGGCAGAAACCGCAAAGAAAGTGGCACAAAAAACCATTCTTTTCCCAGTTGAAGATCGGCCTGCAAAACTCGTCGTTACAGAGGACGATATTGAACGAATTATTCAGCAGGCCGTTAAAAGTGCCACTGCAACGAAAAAAGCACGGAAACCTCGTCGGACGGATAGTCTTTATCTCAAGGATGGGCGCAGAAAGCCAACCCCGGCAGATCCCATCAAGTCAAAGGAAGATTTCAAGAAGATTGTTGATTACCTTGGGTCTAACGGACCTGAAGAAATCGCGCTTAGAAATAAAACGATGTTCATTCTCGGTTGTTCAATTGGTGTTCGATGCGGCGATTTGTTGAAGCTTAAAACGGCTGATGTTTATTATGAGAACGCTCATGTAAAAGATCATGTTGAACTGATCGAGCAGAAGACCGGCAAGCGAAACGTGTGTAAGATTTCTCATATGGCAAAAGAAGCTTTAAGAGAATATTATCAGGCAATTGGTTTTCGAATTGACCGTGACACGCTTCTTTTTCAGAGCAAGAAAGGTGGACAGCTTAACGTTAGATCGGTGAGCAACCTTTTGAAGAAAGCTGGTAAGGCGTGTGGTTTAAATATTGAGTTATCTACTCATAGTATGCGTAAAACTTATGCCATGGCAGCATTACAAAGCGCTGAGGGTACAGTTGATGGAGCGAACATCTTGAATATTCTCCAAACAAAATTTAATCACAGCGACCAGCGTATTACGATGAGATATATCAAAATGGATCAAGAAAAACTTGATGAAGTCTCTGAAAATGTTTCTGACTGGTTTGAAGGAGAATGAACTATGAACTATAAGTTTAAACCCGGAGATAAAGTAACAGTTAGAAAAGATTTATCAGATCGTAAAATATACAAGATGTTGTCAGGAGAAACTCCATATGATGACATTATTGCTATTCATTCTATGGAAAATCTTCGAGGGAAACAAGTAACAATCGAGAGTTATGATTGTTGTGGGAATGTAATGTGTTACAGGGTAAAAGAAAGCTCCAGATATTGGACAGATGAAATGTTCGAAGAATCTAAAAAACCGTTTACATGTAAAAGTTTATTATGAAAAGAGGTAAGAGAACGTGTCGAAAAGCAAGTACAAATATAAGAATGAAGAAGCAGTTCGCGTCAGGGAAGATCTTCAATCTGGAACAGTTTATTACATGAGATCCGGTCCAGAACCGGATACCAATGGTGTGGAGACATCATGGAGTGGACGTGGGCAAGTAGGTTATCGTGGACAAATTGTACATATTTCTCACAAGGCAAACGGTCGATACAAAATTCTTGAAGACGGAAAAACATATTATTACACAGATGAAATGTTTGATCGTCCAAAGAACTTAATTTGCAAAAGTTTGTTGTGAGGGTTTGAAATGGAATACAAGTATAAACCCGGCGACAAAGTTAGAGTCCGCCCAGATCTTCATGAGTCCGGAAGTTACAAAATGGTAAGTGGAACAAGACGAGGATTTAGCCCCGGAGTTAATAGTGCTATGTGTAGTTACGCTGGTAAGATTGCAACGGTTTCACATTGCTACATTACATATGTTTTAGAAGGATTCGGTAATTGGTCGTGGAGTGATGAAATGCTTGAGCCGGCTAAACCGCTTTGTTGCAAATCATTGTTGTGAGGTGATTGTATGAATGAAATCTGGTGCGTGATTGAATGCAGTTCAGATGGCGAAATCTTTCAGCCTGATTTTTTTACTTCAAAGGAAGAAGCGGCTGCATTTATTGAGGAAGAGACAAAAGAATGTCTTTTCAATATGGCAGATTTACCCGGGGCTGATAGAATGACCGATATCGTTGACGGGGAACCGACTGGCGAGGTATGGACGGATAAATACAGTTGGGTTTGGCATAGTTTTGAAGTTACAAATAAAATTGAAAAATTAAAGGAGAATAATAACAATGTCTGATTTCAAGAAATTTCGTGCGCTGCTGCAGGACCACTTCAATGAGATGGTGAAGAGTGAGAATCCACTGTTTGTCACTGACGCTGATGAGGATGAACTGTACAATCTGTATCTTGACAGCTTTCCGGCCGGCACAAATGAGCTGTTCCGTAAGCGGCGCGAGTATGACTGTTCCTGCTGCCGCCGTTTCGTGAAGAATATCGGCAAGCTGGTAGCGTTTGATGATGGAAAAATGATTACTGTGTGGGATTTTGATGCAAAATCTGCCAAGTATCAGCCTGTTGTGGACGCTCTGGATGATTATGTGAAGAGCCGCACTATTGTGAATCCGTACTTTGTCAGTCGTAATATGATTGGTTCTGGCAATATGTTCGGCACTGAGATGAACTATGAGTACGATGAAAACCACAAGGATGTGCATACTTGGGACCATTTCGCAGTCAAGATTCCACAGCGTTTCGTTGTGCTGTCTGATGATGTGGCTACCAAGATGGCTCAGTGGCGTGATTCCGCAAACGTATACAAGCGTTCTTTGGAAGAACTGACCATGGATGCTGTTGATACTGTTCTGGAGTTGATTGCACAGAATAGTCTGTATCGTGGTAAGGAATTTGAAAACGCCGTCAAGGTATTCAAGACTAACAAAATCGAATACGACAATACTCCGACTGAAAACAAGGCAGCTTATGTTTGGCTGGCACCGGCGTGGAGCGATATGGGACAGCTTCGTATCCGTAACACCGCTATCGGTACTTTGCTGGTAAATCTGAGTGAGGGTATGAACGTGGATGCAGCCGTTACTGCCTTCGAGAAAGTTGTTGCTCCTGCAAACTATAAGCGTCCCAAGGCGATTTTCACCAAGAAGATGTTGGAAGATGCACAGAAGACTGTCACCGAACTTGGCTATATGAGCAGTCTGGGCCGTCGGTTTGCTACTCTGGACGATATCACCGCCAATAATATCTTGTTCTGCAACCGTGATGCCGCTCCTCGTATTGCTGGTGCTACAAATCCGTTTGAAGCAATGGCTAAGACTGTTGCGATTGACCCCAAGAAGTTCGGCCGCGCAGAGGAAATCAGCATTGATAAATTCATTAAAAATGTGCTGCCGACCGCGACCGGTCTGGAACTGTTCATGGAGAGTCGGTTCTCGAAGAATATGATGTCTCTGATTGCGCCTCAGGATAAGAGTGCGCCGTCTATGTTCAAGTGGCCGAATGGTTTCAGCTGGGCATATACCGGCAATATGGCAGACAGCGATATTCGCGAAAACGTTAAAGCTGCTGGAGGTAAGGTGGACGGCGTGCTGCGTTTCTCGATTCAGTGGAACGATGTGCCGGGTGAGTTGGATGAAAACGATGAGGATGCTCATTGCATTGAACCCGATAAGAATCATATCTATTTCAGCAACAAGTGGCACCCTCGTACTGATGGCCGCCTGGATGTTGATATCATTCATCCTAATCAGGGTAAAGCTGCGGTCGAGAATATTACATGGCCTGACATCGAAAGGATGAAGGAAGGTGAGTACAGCTTCTATGTGAACTGTTTTACTAGTCGTGGAGGTAAAACTGGTTTCCGTGCTGAGATCGAATTCGATGGCAACATCTACTCGTTTAACTATGATAAGCCGCTGCATCAGGGTCAGAATGTCTCCGTGGCAAAAGTCACACTGAAGAATGGTAAGTTCTCTATCAAGGAGCTGCTGCCCAGTTCTACCAGCACCCGCGAGATCTGGGGTGTGAATTCCAATCAGTTCGTACCTGTGTCTGTGGCGATGTATTCTCCGAACTACTGGGATGAGCAGACTGGCAATGGCAACCGTCACTACTTCTTCATGCTCAAGGATTGTGTCAACCCTGAAAAGCCCAATGGCTTCTACAATGAATTCCTGAAGGCGGAACTGCTACAGCATAAGCGAGTATTTGAGGCTCTCGGCTCTCAGATGGCAGTTCAGTCGGTAGATGACCAGCTGTCTGGCGTTGGCTTCTCTGAGACGAAGCATGATTCCTTTATTGTCAAGATTCAGGGCGCTACTGAGAGAGTTCTGAAAGTGGTGATTTAATGGCTCGTTACAAAGTTGGGGATAGGGTGCGCTTAATCGATAATTTTGTGCAATACGAAGAGTATCATATGCGAGATCGGAATAACAATCCCGGATATACTATAACAATCAAGTGGTCATTAGAAGAAAGAATGAAACTTGCTGGAAAAATTGTGACGATTGCTGAAGTTGGAGAATACTACCGAATCGAAGAAGACGACCATCGTAAACATTGGACGGACGACATGTTTGTTGGCACGGCAAAATGTCTTGTTTGTCGGTCATTACTGTAATTTGTAAAGGAGAAATATTATGGAAAAGAATCTGTTTGAAATTGCAACTCGTAACCGCTACCGCTTCACCTACAAGGGTGTCATGACTGTTGAGGATCTGTGGGATCTGAATGTTGAGGCTCTGGATGCAATTTTTAAGGCTTTGAATCGCCAGAAGAAGACTGCTGACGAGGATTCTTTGCTGGCTGTTAAGAGCGCCGAAGATACCGAACTGGCAAACAAGATCGAGCTGGTCAAGTACATCGTATCTGTTAAGCTGGCTGAGTCCGAGGCTCGTGTGAATGCTGCCGAGAAGAAGGCGCAGCGCGATAAGATTATGAAGATCGTGGCAAAGAAGAAGGACAAGGAGCTGGAAGACATGGACGTTGACCAGCTGATGAAGAAGCTGGAAGAGCTGAACTGAGAAGGGAAGTATCAAAAATGAAAGTTGTTGAAAGCGCAAGCAATCTGTTCCTGTATGGCGACGATATGAAGGCGTATGACAAGATCCCGGCGGGTACCTATGATATCCACTGTTCTGAGATGACCGGTTTCTATCTGTCCCGCCGCCCTGATATGGTCATCAACGAAAAGGTGTATGGTGTCCAGAGTGGCAAGGTTGCCAAAGTGCTGAATTCGTTCAAAGCGTTCAACCGCAACTTGGGTGTCATCCTCAGCGGCAATAAAGGCATCTGTAAATCTCTGACCGCTAAGATGATTGCAATCGAGGCCATCAAACAGGGCTATCCTGTCATTCTGGCTAACCGCTATATCGGCGGTATCGCCAATTTCATTGAATCCATCAATCAGGAAGTTATGATCCTGTTTGACGAGTTTGATAAGACCTTCAAGTCCCGGGACAATGAAAATCCGCAGGATACGATGCTGAGTCTGTTTGATGGCACCAGCGCGGGCAAAAAGCTCTTCGTTGTCACCTGTAACCAGCTCAATGGCCTGAACGATTATCTGGTCAACCGTCCCGGTCGCTTCCACTATCACTTCCGCTTCGATTACCCGGGCGCCGACGAGGTCGAAACCTATCTCAAAGATAAGCTCGAAGAGAAGTATTACGATCAGATCCCAGCTGTGGTCGATTTTTCTGGCAAGATCGATCTGAACTACGACTGCCTGCGGTCTATCGCCTTTGAACTGAATCTGGGTACTCCATTCGCAGAGGCCATCAAGGATCTGAATATCATCAATATGAACGAGACCAGCTACAAGATCACTGTTTTATTCAAGGATGGTTACCGTACATCCTGCACCAAGCGTTTTGATATGTTCAATGGTGCACAGCGTATCTATTTTGAGATCAAGCTGAAGGATGGCTTCTGGCCTGATTGCTACATCAACACCGAGGATATCCAGTATAACCCCGCCAACGGCGAGCAGTTCATTGATGGCAAGAAGGTTGATGTGGTCAATCCGTATTCCAAGAACGTAGAGGATGAAAAAGATCGCTATGAAGCCTTTGAAAAGGATAATGGCGTGGCCAAGGTCATCATTTCTCGTGCTCGTGAAAGAGACATTCACTACATGGTCTAAGGAGGCTCAATATGGTCAAAGCAAATTATTATGAAATCAGTTCTTTCCCTGATGGCACTCCGCTGATTAAGAAGGATAAAGCTATCAATTATCTCAATGCGATCAATATCGTCTGGACGTTTGAATCCATGGCAGAGCTCCCCACAGTCATTATGATCGCAAAGGACGCAAAGGATAACGGGGCAGAAGTCGAGTTGTTTATGCCGTATATTCCGAACGCCCGTATGGATCGCGTTCATAGTGACGAGGATGTGTTTACTCTCAAGTGGTTCGCAGAGGAGATCAATCGATGTGGGTTCAGCTGCGTCAACGTGTTCGATCCCCACAGTGATGTGGCTCCCGCATTGATCAATCGTTGCGAGGTACATACTCCGATTCGTGAAATCTGTCAGGCAATCGAGGAAAGCAAGCCTGATGTGATCTATTTCCCGGATGCCGGCGCAATGAAACGGTATGAGGAAACTGTTCACTGGGCACTCGATCGTGTCGGTTGTAAGGCTTATATCATTCACGGAGACAAGAAGCGTGACTGGAAGACCGGAAAGATTCTCGGCTTGGATGTCACCGGTTATCCTCCCAAGGGTGGCAAAGTTCTGATGATCGATGATATCTGCTCTTACGGCGGCACTATGTACTATTCGGCCAAGAAGCTGAAGGAACTGGGTGCGGGTGATATCGATATGTATGTCAGCCACTGCGAGAACAGTATTCTGAATCAGGAACGCGGCCATCTGTTTGACGACCCGGAGCTGATTCATATGGTCTATACCACGGATAGTATCTTCACCGGCCATCACGACAAGATCACTGTTTTGGAACACAAGTGGGATGAAGACTAAATATGTTTTGGATTGATACAGATAAAGCACTTCCTGCAATGAACAGTCAGGTTGTGATGTTCAAGGTGAATCTGGCAGGGAAGTATATCGTAAAAGGTCATTATGATCACAACAAACAGTGCTGGTACACAGAAAATGGATCTTATATCAACGCTGATGACGTTTACGCTTGGAAGAGTAATGAGTCTGTTGTTTCAAAAATCGTGGATGTTTTTCTTCTAAAGCTTGATATCTGAGGAACATGAATGAGAAAGTTCAAAGACATTGAGGTTGGTGGTCGTTTTTTTGATTCGTCAGATTATTATGCGACTTTGTATATCAAAATACCTCCTATTAAGGACAATTTTGGATTTGAATTCAATGCGCTATATGACGTGTATGTTGATGAAGCCCATCCGAATGTAAAACGTCCGGCATTTTTCAGACCAGACGATCCAGTAAAGTAAAGGAGAGAATTTAAAATGATCAATATTAACCCTATGCTGCTGTGCGATTTCTACAAGACGACTCATAGTAAGCAGTTCCCGGCTGGCACTACTAAGCTGGTTAGTTATTTCACTCCGCGCATGAGCCGTCTGGATGGCGTGGATGAAGTCGTTGTGTTTGGTGTTCAGGCGTTCTGCAAGAATTATCTGCAGAATTATTTTAAACGTTGGTTTTTTGATTTCCCAAAGGAGTGGGTTGTCTCAAATTATCAGCGTGTCCTGGACGCAACCATTGGCAAGGACGCTTATGATATCGATAAGATTGCTGCCCTGCATGACCTGGGCTATCTTCCTGTCGAGATCAAAGCACTGCCAGAGGGTACTCGCTGCCCCATTCATGTACCGTTCCTTGAGATGAGCAATACGCATCCTGATTTCGCATGGGTTCCGCAGTTCCTCGAATCCTTTATGAGTTCTGAGCTGTGGCATCCGATGATTTCTGCGACGGTTGGTACTCTGTATCGTGATATCGTGGACAAGTATTACGATGAAACCGTCGAGGATGGTGTGCCTCATGCTCGTGCTCTGGGCGATTTCAGTTTCCGTGGTCAGGAGTGTATGCAGTCTGCTGTCAAATCCAGCGCTGGGTGGTGTCTGAGCTTTTTGAATACGGCCACTGTTCCTGCAATCCCGTATCTGGAAGAGATGTATCACTGTGATTGCACTAAGGAGCCGGTCGCGTTTGGCGCTGTTAGTACTGAGCATAGCGTCATGTGTTCCAACTTCGCAGTCGATGGCGATGAGATCACTTTCATCCGCCGGGCACTGACTGAGTTGTATCCCAATATGAGCTTCAGCATGGTATCTGATTCCTACGACTATTGGAATCTGGTCGATAATATCCTGCCGCAGCTCAAGGATGAAATTATGGCGCACAATGGCACGCTGCTGATTCGTGGCGATTCTGGCGATCCGGTCGAAATTGTTACGCAGACGGTCTATCATCTGTGGGATATCTTCGGTGGCACGGTCAACAGCAAGGGTTATAAGGTGCTCGACCCTCATGTAAAGGCTCTGTATGGCGACTCTATCACTGTGCAGCGCTGTGAAAAGATTTATGCCGAACTCAAAGCACATGGTTTCGCCTGCAACAATGTCAGTCTCGGCGTTGGCTCCTTCTCCATGCAGTGTATCGAGCAGAATGGTCAGTTGAAGCCGTTCACCCGTGATACTTTTGGTATGGCAGTCAAGGCAACTTATGGCGTGGTCAATGGCAAGGAGATTCAGATCTTCAAGGACCCCAAGACCGACACTGATCACTTTAAGAAGAGTCTGAAGGGTATGTGTTATGTCACTAAGGATGATTCTGGAAAGCTGGTTTGTACTGATGGCCTGATGGATCACGCCGCTCATTCCGACGGCAATCTGTTGCAGCCTGTATTCCGTAACGGTGCCATGATCAAAGAGTACAGCTTGAAAGAAGTTCGCGACCGGTTGTGGGGAGGGAAGTTCTGATGGCTGTTGTAATCAAAGAAGGCAACGTGTTTGATTCTGACGCAGATATTATTTGCCATCAGGTGAATTGTCGAAGCGTTATGGGGTCAGGTGTTGCCAAAGAAGTTCGAGAGCGTTATCCAGAAGTGTATTACGCATATTTGGATAGATGCTATAACGCAATTACGAACCACAACCACACTCTCTTGGGTACGGCTCAATTCGTAAAAGTGTCTGATAATCGTTGTATCGTTAATTGTTTTGCACAAGACAATTACGGATATGATGGAAAACAATACACCGATCTTGCTGCACTACAACACGCTTTCGCTACTGTCGCAACAAAAGCAAGAAGCAAGGGCTTCAAAGTAGCAATGCCATATAAAATTGGTTGCTGTCGTGGTGGGGCTGATTGGGATACGGTTAAGAAAATTATCGATACTACATTTCAAGGTGTCGACGTAGAACTATGGAAACTGGAGGAGAAGTAATATGCGTAAATATGAATTTGATGCAGCAAAGACAAAGGATGAAATCATTACGTGGATTCAGAATTATTTCCGCAAGAATGGTCCTGACTGCAATGCTGTGGTTGGTATTTCTGGTGGTAAGGATTCGAGTATCGTGGCTGCTTTATGCTGTGAAGCGCTGGGTAATGGTCGCGTGATCGGCGTTCTGATGCCGCAGGGGGTGCAGGACGACATTGATGTAGCGCGGGATCTGGTTAAGCATCTTGGAATCAAGTCGTTTGAGATCAATATTGCCGAGACTGTGAACACGCTGCTGGCCAAGGGACGAATTGCAGGTCTGTGTGATTCAAAGCAGGCTCGTGTAAATCTGCCGGCGCGAATCCGTATGGCGACCTTGTTCATGGTGTCTCAGAGTATGAATGGGCGAGTGGCCAACACTTGTAACGCTTCAGAAAATTTCGTCGGGTGGCAAACTGTTGGAGGGGATGGATTTGGTCAGTTCAGTCCTCTCAGTAAGCTGACTGTTACTGAAGTAAAAGCTGTTGGTCGTGAGTTGGGTCTTCCTGAAAAGTTTATCGAGAAAGCGCCGGCAGATGGACTGACTGGCAAAACCGACGAAGATAATTTCGGGTTTACTTATGAATTCCTTGACAAATATATCCGCACTGGCGAGTTTGGCGGTGATACTGCAACTGCAGCTAAGATCGATCGGATGCATGAGGCGAATTTGTTTAAGGATTTGCCGATGCCGATGTATGACCCGTCCTTGTTTAATTGGTGGGGCTAATGATTTGGATTGTACTGTTTTTAAGTATGATATGGCTTCATATTTATGATGATTATCATACACAAGGAATTCTGGCACAATTCAAGCAGAAAAAATGGTGGAAAGAAAACTGTCCACAGGATTTATATAAAAAAGATTGGTTGATTGCTCTATATGAACATGCTTTTCAATGGTCGTTCACTACGATGCTCCCACTGCTTGCATATTCTGTTTGGATATGGATGGAGTCAGGTTTGTATCATGGTTTGATTTGGTGGGTTGGATTACTTGTTATAAATACAGAGTTTCACGCTGAAATAGACAATGAAAAAGCAAACGAACTAACAATCAGTTTATTTACAGATCAGATTCTTCACATTCTTCAGATTGGAATTACAATTATACTTTTTATGGATGGAGTGAATTAAATGGAAAAGGAAAAAGTTGATATTTTGATTGTTGTCGATATGCAGAACGATTTTGTCACCGGTTCGCTGGGTACTCCAGAAGCTCAAGCTATTGTGCCAAAGGTCGTGGAGAAGATCAAAGGCTGGAATGGTAAGGTTCTGTATACCAGAGATACTCACCATGAAAACTATCTCGAAACTCAGGAAGGTAAACATCTCCCTGTAAAGCACTGTTTAGAGGAGACGTGGGGGTGGCAGTTGATCGATGAGGTTGACGCGACAATCACTGACGAGATGTGGGAATCTGACAATCCCATCTACGATAAAGAAGCATTCGGCTCTTATTATATGATGCAGGACTTACGAGAGACTCTTCTTTGGTATTCTGACGTGAAAATTAACTCAATCACACTGGTCGGACTTTGCACGGACATCTGTGTTATCTCCAATGCAATTATGCTGAAGAATGTGCTCCATGAGGTCCCCATCATTGTCGATGCAGCCTGTTGTGCTGGTGTTACTCCTGAGTCTCACAAGAATGCGCTGGCCGCTATGAAGATGTGTCAGATTGAAATTGTAAACGAGGAATAAAATGCATTACGTTAATGAAGATATTATTTTGAGTGATGATGGAGCAAAACGACTCCGGTATCTTCTAAGCCATCCGGATGTAGAGAACACGCAAAAGAAGTTAAAGGAGTGTATGGATTCTCTCGCTAAAATGAACTACCGGGAGAATGAAGACGGAACTTCTTCTTTTGATATTGACATTGACATTGAGGTGTAATCAATGGAAGAGATTATTATTTTCGGCTAATGTCCGAATGCTAGGTGATTGGCGGTACTAGGGTAGACATAACCGCTACCAGAATAAAATTGTAAAGGAGATTTGATTATGTGGACTCTTATTCAAACTGAATCCCACTGTGGATATAACAGAATTGGATATATTGACGGACACAATCCAGAATATGGAACTGTTATGGCAATGTATCGCATCGACAATTATGGCAAACTCGACTTCTATTACCAGTACGAAATGGATGATGATGTTGTGGCGAGTTTTGAATACTGGGCCAAAAGAGTTATTGGTGAACTCCGAACTAAAAAAGATACCGTCACGAAATGTGTGGATTGTGGTTATCTTGGAGATAAATACAGTTTTCCACTTCCCAATGACAAGATTGATGTCGATGATAAAAATCCGTTTCTAAAGCATTATTATTGCTGTTGCGGAGATTCTGAAAGATACGAGAAAGACGTTACGAACGAAATTGTATCTGACTGTGACTGTTTTGAGGAAATTTGATTATGTTTGTAATTGATGAAACGACTCCCAAGATTGCAATTCCTGACGGATATTTTGTGTGTCTACCAACTGGAGCTACGGACGATTATCCGGGTCTTGGCATCTTTTTCTCTAAAGACGGAAAAACAGTTGATTGGAATGACCTGATTTCAATCACTGAATACAATTCTACATTTAAAAATATCCAAACGGTTGGTTTTCAGCAGGGGCAGGAAAACTATGTCGCTGCTATTCGTTTTGAAGATGGAAACATTATTGAAGAATGAGGTGAAGCAAGGTGAACGCGGAAAACATCAAGAATGAAGCATATCAGCTGATTGATAAATATTTCATGCCAGCTAAAGCAATTATCGTAAAAGATTTTCTCAATACATACGGATTCTGGGACGCCCCGGCTTCTACCAAATATCACGGCAACCACCCCGGCGGCTTAGCTGAACACAGTCTGGCGGTTGCAAAAAATCTTTTGATGTTAACGGAGAAGCTTGGTTTGAAGTGGGATAATCCCGGGTCTCCGTTTATTGTTGGCCTGCTACACGATGTTTGTAAGATGGATCAATACAAGCTGATTGGTACAGAAAATGGATACCAGTACGTTTATGCGAACGATTCGATTTATAGTCATCACGGTGAAAAGTCTATCTGTATGTTGGCGAGTTGTGTTACCTTGACTCAAGAGGAGATCGCTTGTATCCGCTGGCATATGGGCGCATATGAGACCGATACAAACGAGTGGAAGTATTATGGCAACGCCATTGCAAAATATCCAAACGTGCTCTGGACGCACACGGCGGACATGATGGCAAGTCATATCGAAGGAGTGTAAAGATGCTTGCATATGGAGAGATTTTTTGTCAGCGATGTGGAACTACATGGTATGGCCCTAAGTGTGGAGTGAAATATTGCAAAGAGTGCAAACGAATTGTCAATAGAGAAAAGGTTGCTCGTTGTAATCAGAAAAAGCAGGCAGAAAAAGAATCCAAAGACAAAACTCGTGAAGCGTTTTTGGACATTGTAAGAAAGGCCGACGCAGAGGGATTGTCTTATGGACACTATTGTTTAAAGCATGGAATTTGAGGTGTAGTATGAAATATACGGTATATGCTTCTGCAATTAGATACTATGAGACTGTCATTGAAGCAGACTCAAAAGAAGAAGCGGAAAGAATCGCAAAAATCATGTATAACGAGAATGAAATGAACGATTATGAAGACGAATTGACTTCTATTGAAGCTGTAGAGGAATAATTATGGACAACGATATTCTTGTTGTAAGCAATGTAACTGGTGCAAGCTATGTAATGAACGAGGATCAGATCGAAGCAGCATATCGGTATCAGCAGTTTAAATATCGAACTGAGGACGCTAAGGGGCATATCTATGATATGTTTAATGAATGCGATTGTGACGAAGCAGAATTCAAAGAAAAGTATGGCGTTACATATAATGAAATTCTGGATTGCGCAGAAGATGTTGCGGAGCAGTTTTTAGACGATTATGATTGCAACATTCCAGAAAACGATGAGTTCGATTTTATCATCTGGGATAAGATGCGACAGCTTTGTAAGGCAAAAGAGGCTGTTGATGCCAAATAAATGGAGAAACGTGCGGCTTTCAGAGATTCAAGATCGTCGAGTAAAACTTACGAGCGAAAAGAAAACTGAAATTCTACGCAAATATCAAACTGGTGGATATTCGCTTAGAAGTTTGGCTAGAGAATACAATGTAAGTCATAAAACAATCGCATTGATTGTGAATCCAGAATCAAAAGCAAAAAACGATCAATACATAAAGGACCACTGGATGTTTTACGCTCTTGACTCAGAATCTCAAAGATTGGCACATCGGCGTACAGAAGAATATAAAAAACGATTATATCAAAAAGGAGAATTAAAGTAATGGGACAGCGATTAGTTATCACAGTTCATGCTTTTGATGAAGATATCGCTAAGATCTATTATCATTGGTCTGCATATACCACAAGTGCCCTTCAGGAGGCAAAAGACATCATCGATAACGTTGATTGGTTTAATTCTACTAGCAAGGACGAACTTATTCTTCGCATTACAAGACAGCTTGAGAAATGCGGTGGTGGAGTGAATATTCGCGACCGAGAAGCGTTCAAGAAAAAATACCCGAATGAAACATTTAAAGATAACATCAACAGAAATTATGGTTTGATTGCAATCACGAACGACGGTATAGAAGAATTAGAGCACTGGTCGCAAGGTGATCTAACCATCGATTTCGATACGGAAAAAGTCTACAATGATGTGATGTTTACATATGAATCTGATGAAGAATTTAAGCAAGATAGATTGGATGCTGGATTTGAAGATGACGATATTGATGTGAAAAACATCAAGCAGCTTTTATTTGATCCGACCGAAGTGCATTTCTTTGCGCTCGATTCAGCAATTGAGACGTTGGATGGTTTACAGTTCTGCCGCTACTTTGGTCAGATTTATGAGTTGATTATTTGAGGTGAATTATGACACACGAATGGGTGGAACAGAAAAATAAAGAATATCATGAACAGTTTAAAGATTATCCACAGGCATTGGTAGATGAATGGAATCGAATTCCTGAATGGGCTAAGAGCGCCATTGATCGTCGTATTGCTGATGTCGAAATAAAACTGTTTGAGGCGCTTGCAAAGCTTAACGAGGAACCAGACAGTTTCGATGTACATAGATTGGTCACAGAAACGGATAGCGATTCCTTTTTTGTGAAATGGTATATTAACCATGATATCGAAAAGGGCGCAGATTCCGATGAAGCGCTGAAGAAAATCTCGAAGGAATTTGAAAAACTGCGAGATATGGCAGAAAAATATGAAGAATTCTTAGAATATAAAGATCGTTATCTTGAAGCAGAAGATCGTATTATGGAGTTTGATGGGGATATTATCATTACAGATCCATGTTATCTGTCTCATAATATGTCAAATGACGAGCGGAGAAAATTTGAATGTTGCGATATCGGCAGTCATGGCATTATTGGAATAGAGTCCAATACTTACTACGGTGATTGGCGTTGTACTACATTCGTGCCCGAAACGAATGTTAAACTGGGCGGATTCTGCGCAGATGCCGGTATGGTATGTGTGGCTGATTTAGTCTCCGTCTTAAAGTTTAATCCAAAATACAATGATCATCTTGAAAAGCCTTGGTGTGCAACTTGGATCAAAAATTTTAAAGGTGTTGTTCGTATCGCCATTGATGAAAACAAAGAGCGCTGGCCAGCTTATATCGTTCATGTGGTAGGGCATGGTGTCAATAAAGAAACAGGAGAGACGATCGAATTTGATACGGTGCAAACAGGGTTATGATGAACTATATTTTGTTATTTCAATTTATTGATTTTTGTCTTGATTGGGCATGGTTAATTGTTCCGATATGGGCATTTTGTTTTATTGCTGTGATGTTAATAATCTAAAGCGTAAAGAGGTGGTAAAATGACACGAGAAGAATTACAACGTATCATTGATAGCGAACCCTATGATTTTCTACGTACTGATCCTCACCTTGGCAAGCATTTGATGTTTCTGACCATTGGCGGCAGCCATGCTTATGGAACGAATGTAGCAGGATCAGATGTTGATATTCGCGGTGTCGCTTTGAACTCCAAAGAGGATCTACTCGGGTTGGGTGAGTTTGAACATCGTGTAGATACGATGACGGATACAACGGTATTTAGCTTCAACAAGGCTGCGAAGTTATTGTGTAGCGGGAATCCAAACATGCTGGAACAGTTTGGTAATCCAGACGAGCTTGTTATCACTTACAGCCCGACCGCAAAGCTGTTGTTCGATAATAAGAATTTGTTTCTATCAAAGCGTGTGATTTATTCATTTGGTGGATTTGCAGGGAAGTTAATTAAAGAAGCAGATGCTAAATGGCGTGCGTACCTGTATGAAGTTGAAGTATCTGGCGTGAATCCAAATGTTAAACCGTATATTCCATGTGGAGAAAAACGTTTCAATAAGATCGTAATGAATGTGATTCGCTTATATCATATGTTGTTTGACATCTTAGAAAAAGGTGAGATCAACACTTATCGTGGGGCTGAGCACGATATTTTGATGCAGATTCGAAACGGGGACTACGACTACGAAGAGTTGCGCAAGCATACGATTCCTATTTATGAGGCAAGACTGCAGGCAGACAAGAAAGAAACAGAGCTGCCTGACCGAGTTGATATGAAACAGGTCAATGAGTTGGCCGTAACTATCAATGAGCAGGCGCTAAAGGTGGTGTAAAATGAAAATTGAAGACTATTCGCCAGATGAATTGGCTGAAATTTTTAAGGAAGAATTAGATCGTCTTGGCATCCCATATCATTATGATCTGGACGTGGAATCGAAATTTGAACCCTTAATGCCTGATGAGCCGGTTTTGAAAGTGTAATTTATTGTACTATTAGGATGATATAATTATAAGGAAGGAGTGCGCCCTCTTAAAGTGAGGGTGTAAAAATTGAATATGTTGAAGCTGTCAGTGTCGAACGCAAACAGCAAGATGGGTAATGTTAAATCCATCTCTATGCCACGAGTGGTTACTTGTGCGCCTGACGTGCCTTGTGCGAAGACGTGCTATGTTAGTCATTTCGATTGGCGACGAACGGTACAAAACGCATATGAAAACAACCTGAATCTTTGGTTGACAGACCCTGACAGCTTCGAACAGCAAGCAATTGCTGCAGCTTACGGGTCTTTTTATTTTAGGTGGCATGTCAGTGGAGACATTATCAGTCAGGATTATCTTGCGATGATGTGCCGCGTCGCTCGTAAGTTGCCGCATACTCACTTCCTGGCGTTCACAAAACAGTATAAAATCGTTAACCAGTATTTGGCAGCGAAAAAGAAAATTCCCAAAAATTTACATATTTTATTTTCAGAATGGCCGGGTTATAATATGGATAACACCTATAATTTACCAGTTGCTTATGTATCGTTCAAAAATGGAGTTTGCGATGCACCGGCAGACGCAAACGAATGTGGCGGTCATTGTGAAGATTGCGCATATGCCGGCAAGAACTGTTGGGTGTTGAAAAAGGGGCAGTCTGTAGTACTGCGGGAGCATTGATCTGCAAGCCCCTATTATAATAAGGTAGGAGGATGCGCATGAACTGTGTTATTACAAACGGTGCGTGCTACATTAAAAGAAACAGCGAGAACTTATTGGTCGCAACGGACAGCCTTGGTGACGCATTGCTGTTTCCGGCTGAAAAAGCACAAGCGACAATCACGTGTCTACCAAAGGCATTACAGGATAAAGGATTCAAAGTAAAAAGTGTCTCAGAGATTCTTGGACGTATAGAATCGACCGTGATGGCCGAGGTTGGAAGAGCTGAACAGGAACAGTATGATGCCGGCATTCCCATCAAAGAAGGGGAGACATTACATAATCTGAAGCAGGCACTGTTGATTGTAGACGAGACTCTTGGATCGATTCAGTCACTATATGTTGATGCTTGTAAAGAGCTAAACGATGTAAGCCTCGAAATTATTGATCTTCAGCATGCCATTGAATTCGCAAAGGCGAATGCGGTTAGAAAGTGCTATCTTGAAACAGAATTGCAAAAAGCGTTGCTTAAACGACGAGAATGCAAAGATGTAAAAGTGCTTGTCGAGTGTGTTATGGAGTTTGACAGAGGAGATTGGGGCACAGGGAAACTGCAAAAAGTTTTTGATCGATCTGAAAAGCGGTCTTATATGCCGCGTATTCGAAATGATTTGTTTGAATAAAAAACATAAAGGAGTACTATCATGAGTGGAGCTATTTCGTTAATTTTAAGTATGTTCGGTCTTGGTGCGGCTGGTGCAGTCAGCGCGGGACAGAACGCAAAAATCAAGAAGGCAGATTATCAGTATGGCGAGGAGCATGGCCTTCATGGCACCTCTGAGGTTCTGCAAATGCGGGAGCGGGTGCGTAAAGAATGGTGGAGTATCTGCGGCAAAACCTACAACGCATGTGAGCGGCCTGCATCGAGTTACGGCGACCTCAGCAGAACCCCGTGGTGCTATCTGAAAAAGCGCTGGTTCATTGATCACCTGAACAAAAAGGGCATCCCTTATGATGATCTGGTCGTGGATGATGTTACCGGCGTTACCTTCTATGAGAGCCAGAAAAGGACGTCCCAAGCCTATATGAGAAAGCTGCGGTAATAAGGGAGGGATTATATGAAAGCTTATGACGCATTAACTGGTGTACTTAGAACCGTTGAAGCGAATCATGCCAAATTACGAGAAGAACCTGATTCTGACGGCGATACCCATGATAAATGGGAAGCGGAAGAAGATGCCCTGTGCGAATTGGAAGAGGCGCTCGAGGAAGCTATTGATCGATACGAAGAAGCTATGGAAGTGAGAAAGAGTTTGCGAGTTGCAATATTGAAATAACAACAAAGAAGTTTAAATTGGGGGTTGAATACTAAGACATAATATGGTAAAATAACAACTGAAAATAGTAATGCCGCAGAATTCAATGTGAATTTCGGTTGTATTTGGAGGTCATGATGATAAAAACTTTTACTGCGGAGGAGTTTTTTAGCTACATCCGGTCTTTTGAAAAAATGTATGTATGGTGCGGTTCGGATGGAAACAGTGGATTGTTTATTCGGGCAAATCCAAAACGCGCTGCTATCATGAAAAGAAAAAATGGGTATGAGATCTCTTGCATGATCGCTCAGAAAGGAGCGATGTTTTGCGAGAAAGGCGGGCTGATACTTTACGGCAATGAATTTCAGTGTAATATTGAAACAGATTGCGCTAGATATGAGGTGGCTGTAAAATCCGATAAGATGGCTGGCCTGATGAAAATCATTCTACAAACATAACTTAAAAATAAAATAAATAAAAACGCTTGACAAGTCAGGTTTGAGGTGATATAATGATACCATAGAGAACAAGCCATAGACAAGGAGGTCATAAATATGTTCGTGGCTGGAAAGAGCATCCCGAAGATTGGCGAAATCCGTTTTGGATATGCCAGTGACGATGAAAGCCGACTAAGTACTCATAAATACGTCGGCGTCCATCCGTATCTCGTTGTGTCAAACAATACTTACAATAAGACTTCTGGACAGTGCGAAGTTATTCCGTTTACCACAAAGCGGATCGGTAAGTACAATCCAGTTCACATTGAGTATAAGGCGGGCGAAGTAAGAGGGTTAATCAAAGATTCCACTCTGATCATTGAGGGAAGAGATACGTTGCGAAATTGCCAGCTTAGTGAACCGGTGGGCGAGTTCACGGAAGGAAACTGGGAGCGTGTTGTGGAAGCAATGAAAGTTCAGTGCCCTTTTCTAAGAAAAGAATCAACAGATAGCCCTGTTTTGACAATTGCATAAATTATTGTCTATTGAAAAAACTCCTTACATAGTGTAAAATATTATAAAAACACCCTCACTATGTAAGGAGTGAATATGATGGACAGCACGATGTACAACTACGATCGCAAAGCTGCTTTCATGGAGTTTTATATCAACGGTGGAAGAAACGAAGACGCCGCTAGGTACAGACAAAGAGATGCAGTAACTGCGTTAAACAAGGTTGCGATTGTTGAAGCAAAATATAAAAAAGATTTCTGTGAATTTAAAAGCGGCTCAACAGAGATGAATGATCTTTGTGTTTTGTGGCTTAACAATTTGGCAGATACAAGAAGAGTAAGAATGACATCTATTTTAAGAGCCTATCTTAAATGGTGTTATCAAAACGATTATATCAACGCCGAACAGTATTATGGTCATGATATGACTAGCACAGTATCTAGAAGCTCAAACAAAACCGACGTCTGGTCTTCGATGTTGATTAAACAGATGGAGGTTGCAAGCGAAAACGAAACAAACTCTCTAGACTCTGACTTTATTTTTGAAGATAAGGAGTCCTTTATAGAATATGTTTCGACTGTGCTTGGTCATGAAAAATATACAATGCCGGCAGCTTTAATGATTTTGCTTTACTATCAGTTTGAATCTACAGCTGTAACGAAAATATTAAAGACAGAAGTAGATGCCGCTGGACATACAGTGCAAAATGTTTATATCGATGACGAAACAGCATTTAATATTATTTATCGTGCAAAAGTCATTGACAGTTATAGCACAACGTTTGAAAGAAATAATAAAAATTATGATCGAATAGAGTATTATGCTGATTCTCCGTACTTGTTAAGAAATACTTCAAGAGGAAGAAAAAAAGAACAAGAAACCGATCAGCAAGTTCCATATTCGTTCGTAAAAAAGGTTATGGAAGTGGAACGAAAAGCGAACAAAGAACTTCCAGAAGATTCTCCGTATAAAAATGTTATTATAAAGGGCGCAACAATTTCAAAATTAAAACTGTTCCACGAAATGAGAGTGGACGAAAAAAAGTACGGATTAGAATTTGTAAAAGAAAACATAATAGATGGAAAGTATGGTAATTATACAGTTCCGCAAACGGTATATAGAGAGTATTGTTTGATGGCGTCCAAAGCACGAAAAATTTAAAAAGATATTGAGCCGAAAGGCTCTTTATCTTTCGATACACAAACATGACTTAAATATATTTACAGTAAGGAAGTGATAAGATGAAGAGGATAATTGCGGCGTGTATCTCAACGATTATGGTTGCGTGCGTGACTATTTCGGCTGCAGCTGATGATCCAATTGGGACATACGACAGTTGGAAGCCGGATTTAAAAGAATACACTTCACGAGTCTGCGATGAATATGGCGTCGATTATAGTTTGGTTCTTGGTGTGATATATAACGAAAGCCGATTTAAAAGCGGACTGACTCATATGAATTCAAACGGCACAATCGATTATGGGCTGATGCAAGTCAATGAGGTTAATTTCAAATATTTGAACAGAACGCTCGGCATTACATCAATGAATCAGCTGTTGGATGATCGAGTCGGAATTAGATGTGGAGTTCACCTGCTTGCCTATCATAAAAATGCAACAGGAAATGACTCCGCAGCTCTCCTACGATATCAGGTGGGAGAGGGTACATATAAAAAGTATATAAAACGTGGTAAGTACACAAATGATACTCATGGTCGTGTGTGGCAATACAGAGACATCTATCATGAATATCTGAATCAAACGATCGCTGAATCAAAACTAGATGGATTTGCGAAGAGAGATCCGATTGAATCCATTTTAAATACGTGGGCAGAAATGCTCACTTGATAAGCTGGTGTAGCTCAGAGGCAGAGCACGGTACTTGTAATGCCGGGGTCGAGATTCCGAAATTCTCCACCAGCTCCATTAACAGCGGGCGACCGCATCAAAGATTATGTATTACAAAGGAGAATAATTATGACTACTGAAACTATGACAATCCATCGTGGTCTGGCCGAGCTGAAGGTTCTGGAAAATCGAATCCTTAAGACGATTTCCGAAGCTAAGTTCTGTGCAGCAGCTAAGCAGAGCATGAAGAAACTGAACGGTGTGCCTATCGAGGATTACAAGAAGGATGCACAGAGTTCTCTGGATTCCATCAACGACCTGATTGCCCGTCATGATGCAATTAAGCGGGCAATTTCTGAGTCCAATGCTAAGACAACTGTGACCATTAACGGTGTTGTCTATACCGTTGCTGAGGCAATTTATATGAATCAGCATGGCATCGATTTTAAGCAGCGTCTGCTCAATATGCTGGATTATCAGTATTCGAATTCTATTGCCAACATTGAAACAGCAAATGCTCGTCTGAGTGATCGTGCGGATGATTACACTAAGAGCCTTGCATCTGCTTCTGAAAAGAGTAACATGGACCCTGAGGCTATTCGAGACGCACGTGACGGTTATATTGAGCGCGAGACTATGATCCTGATTGATGGTATCGACATCAAGAAGATTCGAGACGAAATCACTTCTAAAATCAGCAAGTTCAAGGCCGAGGTTGATGCGGTTCTGTCTGCATCCAATGCGACCACCGAGATCACCATTGAATACTGATTCCTAATCAACGAAGCATATTCACTGTCTATCGAAAACGACAAACTGTAATCGTTCGCTCTTTGCTCGCGGCAGCATCGCTTGAGCGAAATCAAACAATAAAAAGCAAATAGTCGCTTCAAAAAGCTGGCCTGATAAGCCGACATAATTCAAGTAATGATATGATGATACTTGGGTTTCTGAATTGGTCAAGAGGTAAGACACGACTTTGCCAAGGTTGTTACGTCGGTTCGAATCCGACATTCAGAATAAGATTTGAGCACTATATTAGCTCAACTATGGTCGGAAAGCTTAAAGTTTATGATTAAAGGTTAAAGGTTGAAAGCTTAAAGCTTAAATTCTTAACTAAAGGTCAAAGAACAAAGCATACAGGTCAAAGGTTTATAAAATCCATGGGCAATGGTTTGTGGATCGATTACATAAGTCCCGTCGTTTACCACATGGCTGGTAGATGGTGAGCGCCTTGGCAGGGGCGTAACAATACCTGCCGTTTATATGGAGCGATCGTTTAATGGCAAAGCACCGGTGACTTTGGGTTCACTGGAGATGTAGGGTTCAAATCCCACTCGCTTCAAAATTATGTCCACTATTCCTTGTCCTATGTAGCAGGGAGGCGCACCCCGCCAAAATCATAGTAGTGACATAAAAAGACAAGGTATTGTGGTTCTGTAGCTCAGTCGGTTAGAGCAGGGGACTGAAAATCCCCGTGTCGCCTGTTCAATTCAGGCCGGAACCACCAATGTGCAAGTTGATTTGATAATTGAATTTGGTCGAAATCCTCCATAAAAAGGTTGTCCGCCAAGGTCGAAAAATCAACATGAATTCTCACCAAGATGATGTTATCAATGAAATTTGCAACAGGATTAGCGAGGCAGTCACACTCCTGATCAGGGGTCGATGTAGCAAGCTTGGTCAAACTGCGTGCCCTGACGATGTAAGATCCGCATTCCGAGCGCAACTGTGCGTGAGTCTCACCAGCTCGAAAACAGTTTATATGGTCGTGTAGCTCAGACGATGGTAGAGCAAGGTGAGCCCCACCCATTGCCGCTGGTTCGAGTCCAGCCACGACAAGACCGAAAGTTTCTTGTAGTTAATTATGTTGTCGAAAGTGTACATTATCGCTGACATCCTGAAACAAAGTAGGCATGGTGAAGGAATAACACTGAAAAACCTTATGTAGCGCGGCTATAACCCGGAAGAGGTTTGACCCAAAAGGATGATCGAGTTTGAGAACCGCAGTGGAAAGCATATCGCCAATAGTGCTCTGAAGAGTAACGGTAAATGCCGGACGCCTGACCCGTTAAAGCCAGGACGAGGACCACAGGCGACATCCCTCTGTGGTCGTTATAAGCCTCTCTAGTTTAGTAGGGAGAACAATTGGAGACAATAGGGGCGGTTCGAGTCCGTAAAGAGGCAAAAAAATCAAAAGGCGTAACTATACGCGAGCTCAAAATAGTATGGATTAAATTGTTAAAAGAGGATGCCTTTATATCAATTCATTGCGCAGGAATTGTAATTAACTGGTTCCAATGAGGGGACGCCTTCAAACAAGCCAGTCATTATGGGCCAGTATATCCAGTGGCGAAGATAGCGGACTGTAACTCCGTGACATTTGAAACATCGTTGGTTCGACTCCAATCTGGCTCACCAGTCAAGTGAATCTTAAATTGCACGGTACAAAGGATTAGCCTTTTAGGGGCGGCTACTATTACAATGGCAGCCCTGATTATCGGTTATGATACCAACTCATGAGGGTGTGCAAGCCGACTTTTATATGCAATCGTAGCTCAATCGGTAGAGCACTTGACTTTTAATCAAGGGGCAGTGGGATCGTAACCCGCCGGTTGCACCACGCGATAAGTAGTTTTCGAGTTGCAACTATTGTAGCCAGCATTAGCGCGTACGGCTGATGTGATGGTATTGTTAGTAGTTCTGCGGAAGGAACAAAAACATAAACCGATGACGGCTGGAAAGACAGCAATCATATAGGCCCATAGCTTAATTGGTTAAAGTTGCGGTCTCCAAAACCGTCGATTTCCGTTCGAGTCGGAATGGGCTTGCCACATACAAATGACAAGGGGATGATTTTATGAACGTCGTGAAATTCAAACCAGAGGACTATGTAAAAAGTTCTTGTTCGACTGAATTCTATAAAGCAGTCGGTTTGTTCAACATCATCAAGGCCGGCGCTGTAACAAACGTTCATCAGATGAAAATCAATCCGAAAACTTATAGCGAAGTCGATGAACGGCTGCGTTCAAATTGGAAACGGAACAAAGTTACTAAGCGGCTCCGGCAAGATAAAGCGCAAGCTATGATCTCATTTGACTGGATGAATTATTCACCTGTACAAGATGAAACCGTTCCTGAAAATGAAATCTGGTGGGAGACTGCAAATGAAACAGCAACAGACGTATAAAGGGCTTTTTGATAGTTGGCACTATGAAGACTGGCCGCATTATCAATATAAGCCAGACAAAAAATTTGATCGTAAATTAGCAAAAGCTCGTCTAAAACGTATTGAGCGGGAACAAATCAAAAAGGAGTTTGAAGATTATGGCAATGATTGATCCGCACAATGATGACTTCGGTGCCATTTGTAATTGTGCTGTTCGATACGCAGTTGGGCGTAGAACATATATGCCTAGTCTTGTGATCGATTTCATTACACCGTATCTGAGCGAGTTGACAGATAAAACGCTATGGTGCTTTCAGCGAGATCTACTCCAACGTCTGGATGAAGGGTTTGATTTTGGAGATGAATTTGATCTTCAAAACTGGATGAGCTTTCTGGAAGATGTTGATAAAGAGATCAAGAAAAGAAAAACAGAGGACGAATAATCCTCTTTTATATGCAAACGCAGCCGAATAGGACTAGGCATCTGAGCGCGCTTTAATAAACAGATGGATGAGAGAATATCTCGTCTTGTAGGTTCGAATCCTACCGTTTGCCCCAATTTCTTGACAACAAAAAACAGCCCAGCGGCCATAACCACTGAGCTGTTGGCGTTAAATAGCGACGTGGAACATTTGCCACACCATCAAAACTAAGCCGATGATGCTACAAACAGAACCAGCGACACCGAGAACGCCGAAGATTCGACTGTTCACAGGGAACGCACCTCCTTCCTGCGTCTATTGACACATTTTTGCAGCTACTGAAGACGTGAGAAGGAGATATTGAATCGGCTGACAGTGTACCACAGAGTTACGCAATTGTCAAGAATCATCCCGAGCATGATGTGAAAAGGCTTGTTATATGCGGCAATGGCTGAGTGGTTTAAAGCGGTGGACTTGAAATCCATTGATGGTAACACATCCGCGAGTTCGAATCTTGCTTGTCGCGTGTTATGGCCTGTTAGTCAAGAGGTGAAGACGCTGCCCTTTCACGGCGGAAACATCGGTTCAATTCCGGTACAGGCTATTTTTTTGAAAATTAAATATTATGAGGTATTCAAAATGAAAACGACGAAGAAAGATTGGATCTATCGTATGATTCTTCTGATTCTGTTGGCGATTATCTGGGACATTGGCGCGGCTCTGACTTCGCCAATTTTTGTTCCCCAGAAAGGCGCTGTGTTTCGTGAATTCTTTCTGCTGATTCAGAACGGAACGATGTTGAAGGCGTTTCGATATTCATTGATTCGCATCACAGCAGCAGCTCTTCTGAGTGCCGGTATCGCAGTTCCACTTGGTTGTCTGATGAAAATTTGTCATCCGATTCAAAACCTGTTGTATCCAGCGATTCGAGCGATGAGATTCCTACCGGTAACCGCTTTCTATCCACTGCTCACGATGTGGTTCGGAATAGGGGAGCAAATGAAAATCGCCTTCTTGTTTGTGGCAAGCTTTGTGTTTATGTTGCCAAGCGTACTGATCGCTCTAGATGATGTCTGTGACGACGTGATTGAAGCAGCTAGTATTGACGGGGCAGGGAAGTTTAACACGGTCACACGAATTATTCTTCCGATCGCTGCTCCGTCTATCTGTCAATCATTCGCTACAATGTACGCAATCGGTTGGACATATATCGCGGTAGCGGAAACGGTGAATGCAAAGTATGGTATCGGGTATCTGATCTATACTTCGTCTGCTCGTGGTCGCACAACGTTGGTATTTGTTGGAATTCTGGCGATTGTGATTTTCAGTATCCTGTTTGACTGGATTACGAGCGTCTGTATCAAGAAGATTTTCAAGTGGAAGTTTTCGTAAGGAGAGATTATGTCACACGAAATTGAGATTGAAGGTTGTCTAACTGTTCCAGATAAAATCAGTCTGGATGATGTTACAGATATATTTTTAAAATTTGTCGAGTCTCACGGTTGGTATTATGGTGGCGGCCTTAGTGAATTTGGAAGCGACCATTGTATATCAATAGAAGTCAGAGAAGAAGATTAAAGAGGAGAAAATTATGGCAAAGAAAAGTTTTTTCGAGAAGCTCGGTCTTGTTGAGTCGGAAGTAACTTCTGAGTATGAAATGCCAGAAGTAGCAGACGTGAATGTTGGTGTCTCTTTTGGACCTAATATCGAACAGCCGACTCCTGTGCAGGTCGAGGTTCCGGAGGGTGACACGATTGACATCGGAGCTGTCTACGAAGCCAATAGTATGAATCCTGCCGACTCTGTTACTGTCTACAAAATCAAGGACGTGATCGACACATTCCCGTCTGAGATGCCCACCAAGACAAAGCGAGCAACAGTTAAGAACCTGATGATGACGCTGGGTTACGATGCGACCGCGATTATTTCTGATGCAGAGCAGCGCAAGGAACTCCTGCGGACGGTTGGTAATGACAAGATGAATGCTTTGTTTGACGAGATGAAGAGCAACGACCAGCAGATTGAATCCATGAAGGAACAGATTGAATCTTTGACTAATCGCAACGTTGAAGCTGGTGCGGCCATTGAAAAGATCACCAACACAGTCCAAGATGAACTCAAGATGATTTCTTCTATTGAGGAATTTATTGAAGAGGATAAGCCTGAACCCGCCGGGAAGGAAGGTGCTCAGTAATGTTTTCTTTTACAATCCCTGAGTTTACGCTTATCTGTGTTGGTGTTGTTGCAGTCGGCAGTTTGATTCTATTTCCGTCATTTCGTCAGCAAATTAAAGCATTAGCCGGTGGTTTCTTACAGGTTTTCGTGCAGGATACAGCCAAGACGCCGGATGGTGCCCGTGCTATCTATGCTCAGAAGATCGACGAGATGACCAAGAAATACACAGACGCCTGTAATACTCTGCGAGATCTGACTGGAAAACTCAAGACGATTCAAGATAACTATGCTGTCTGTCAGAAGCAGGCAAAGACATATGATGAACAATCAAAGGCAGCCATGAGTCATGGCGATGTGGAATCTGCACGAACCTATGCTCGACTGTTACAGGAGGAAATCGATAAAGCTGAGAATCTGGCTGATCAGTTCCAGAAGATGAAGCCTGCTGCGGAAGAAGTTAAGGCAATCAAGGAAAAGCTTGAAAATCAGTTGGCCGCCCTGAAGCGTGAGAGCAAGGATGTGGTAGCTGAATTGAAGGCAAATGAACAGGTCGCAGATGTGTATTCAAATTTGGATCGTCTGCGTGCATCTACCGGCACTGATAAAATGCTCAATGCTACTCGCGATGGACTTCAGGAGAGTCGTGAAAAGGCAGCGGGCGCAAAGGTTTTGTATCAGACCAGTCGAGAGGGAAAGCTGGACAGGGCGGACGCAAACACTGCTGATTATAAAGTGAGTTCGTATTTAGAGAGTCTGAAAAAGAGCAATCCGAATGTGGTTACATATAATATTCCTGACCTGAATGCGTTTTCTAAGTCGTCTGGATTGAATACTCAGTCCAAGAAATAAAATCAAAAATTAAATAGGAGAGAATAACATGTCTAAGTTCAAATTGACTAAGGCTGGCCGTGCTGTTGTTGGTGTGGTTCTTGCTGTGGCTGTTGCTGTTGGTGTTGTTGGCGGCATTAAGGGCGGCGTGATCAAGTTCGATAAAAAGAAACCGACCACCTCAAAGCCGAGCACTTCTATCAGTACGGATAAGCCGTCTAATTCCGCCGGGGATGATACGATCAATCTATCTCTGGATGAGTGGGCAGGGTGGTTGTCACTGGTGTCTGCAAATAATGGTCTTACTACTCAGCCCGGTTCTGTGTTTGATCAGCTTGGCATCAAAGTGAATATCAATGTCATCAACGATGCGACTGAGTCCAGTAACGCTCTGATCTCTGGTGACCTGCAGGCCGCTGGTTATACTACGAACCGTGTGGCATTCTTGTCTCAGAAGTTTACTGACGCTGGCAAGAATGTTATCATGCCGATTTTCACCAACTACAGCTATGGCGGTGACGGTATCATCGCTTCTACTAAGTTCGCTGATGTGAATTCGTGGGTCAATGCCAAGATCGGTGTCCCTGAGTTCTCTGAGGCGGAGACTCTGGTTGCTTGGTTCGTTAATAATTCCAGTCTGTCTGATGCTGACAAGGCAACTATCATGAACAATCTGATTATGTTCGGCACCGCAGACGATACCGCTAAGGCATATTTCGCTGGTCAGATTGATGTAGCTGCAACATGGGAGCCTTATTTGACTCAGGCCAAGACCTACACCAATAGTACTGTCGTGTTTGATACGAAGTCTTCTTCCTCTCTGGTTATGGATGGCATTGTGTTTGATGCAGATTGGGCAGCGGCTCATGAAGATACCGTCAAGAAGTTCGTTCAGGGCATTCTGATGTCTTATGACCAGCCTATCAATTACAATGCAGCTCGTGAAGTGTTCCCGATGTACTCTACTTCTTCTGATGCAGATATTGATGCTACTTATGCAAATGCTAAGATGGCCAGCTGGAAGGATAACTACAATATTCTGAATGATACCGCTCCGATGATTTATAACCAGATGTGCGACATTTGGGAGGGTCTGGGTGAAACTGTTAATCGTGATCTCGTAAATACGCTGTTTGATACTACATATATCGATGCGCTCAAGAGTGATTTCAAGTCTACTTCTGCTGCAAATGCTACTACGAAGGTGACTGTGAGCGACGAGACTCGTGCAAACATCACTCAGCAGGTTACTGGTAATCTGGATTATGATTCGATGCTGAGCAAGACCGCTAATGTAACTTTTGTGCCGGATTCTTCCGTGTTTACCGATCAGGCCAGCGCTGCTTCTGTTCTGAATGATTTCGTGAACATCGCTAAGACTCTGGATGGCACTATGATTGTTATCAATGGTAATATCAATGCGAATAACCAGACTGAGTTTGGCGTGCAGCTTTCTGCTAACCGTGCTCAGACCGTAGCAAATTATCTGGCGTCTCAGGGTATTGATCAGAATCGACTGATTGTCACCGGTTCCGGCAATGCAAAGTATCAGGCTGATAAGGCGGCTGGCGCTCTGAGTAGTGATGCAAGCGTGTATCAGTCCACGGATATCAGTTTCTTGCGAATCGAGAACTGAGGTGATTCAGATTGATCTGGATTGAAATCAGTAAAGCAATTTGGATTGTTGGCGGATTGATGTTAGCTTCTTTTGTGGCTGGCTATCTGTTCCGAGGCCCAACTCCTAAGATTTAAAACTCTCGGCGGTGCTCAGGTAGCACTGGGTGCCGCCTTATATAATGGGGATTAACTTAATGGTAGAGTATTCGACTTTGACTCGAATAGCGACGGATCGTAACCGTCATCCCCAGCCAGAAAAACAAAATCAAAGGAGATTGTAAATGGTTACAGAAGAGCAACTTGAGACTGCACTTCGCGATTTTATTGACAATTGTAAAGGGTATGGAGTTGCATATGACACTCATTGTTTGAAATGCAGATATCATTCTGTGTGCGACAGATTAATAGTGTATGAATCTAACGAACCATGTGATTGGACATTTTACTCAAAAGAGGAGGCCAAATGACAACTCCAAAAGATTTAGAAACCGCACTGTTAGATTTCATTACAGAATGCGAACAATGCGAACATTGCGACGATTGTATGTATCGTGAATTTTGCACTCGGTTTGTCACCCCATACAATGATGATTATCCATGTGAATGGGAAATTTTAAAAAAGTCAGGAGGTATTCCATGCTAACAGTAGAACAAAGCAAGTCCATCTATAAAGAACTCGCAACTGTTTGCATTGAAAGAAGCGGAAACGGACTAGGCTGTTCTGGATGCAAATACGAAAACAACTGTGATGATATATTGAAAGAGGTGCTTAAACTTGAGTGTTTACATGACAGGTGATATTCACGGAGGTCTTGGTCGAATAAGTGATTTAAAATACTTCTGCATCGATCATCCGGATATTGAGTGGATCATTTGTCTTGGCGATGTCGGTCTGAATTACTACGGTAAAGGCAATGATCAGGAAGAATATATCAAAAAACGCGCTGGTGAGATTCCCGCGAAAATGTTCTGTATCCACGGTAACCATGAACGTCGGCCGAGTGAGACAGAAGGATATCAAGAAATCGAAGTTACAGATGGTGCGATTCGTGGCCCAATGTTGTGGAACTCCGAGTATCCCAATCAGTATTTTGCGATTGATGGTGCGATTTATGTAATTCAAACATCGGAACGTACATTGAATGCGCTTGTTTGCGGTGGCGCTTATTCGGTTGATAAGTATTACCGGCTGCAGCGTGGTTGGAATTGGTGGCCGGATGAACAACCAAGCGAACTTACAAAAGGTCTTGTGCGTTTTATGGCGACAAGATATCCGATTGACATCATGCTGACCCATACCTGTCCGCTCCGTTTTGAACCCAAGGAATTATTCTTGGATTGCATTGATCAGAGTACGATTGATCAGTCTACAGAGGAGTTTTTTGATAACCTTTATGAACAATTCCCGGCGGATCAAAAGCCGATGTGGTATTTTGGCCACTTTCATGGAGATAAATACACTGACGATTATGTGATGTTGTATCGAGACATCATAGAGTTGAAGTGAGTTTATAAATAAAAAAGGAAAGGGGAACAGAGATGCTGTATGGACGAGCTTCTCCCAATTTGATGCGATAATAGACGAAAATCAAATTAGATAGGAGAAATAATATGCTTTGCAATTTTTGTGGTAAGACGCTGGACCCCTGCGATGAAGCAAATCTGGGTGATCTGACTGTACGGTTTTTTTATGGAAGCAAACGCGACGGAGACCGGATGAAGTTTTCCATGTGCTCTGATTGTGTTGATAAGCTGACGGACGAATTTATTTCCCGTTGTAAGCATGAGCCGACAATTGAAGCAGGCGGTATTCCTAATAGTAGTATCCCTGTTTGGGAGTCTAAAACCACTGAAGAAATCGATTACTAATGTTGATATACATAGGAGGTACATATGGCAGAGAAGAACATTTACCCTCGTTTTAATTTTTGTGGCGATATCGTCATTCCGAAGCGGAACAACCCTTGGGTAAAGCGCGATACTTATAACAACTCTGAAAAGATTAGCCTGAACATGGGCATCAAGAACGGCATGAATTGCGTTTATGTGTCTGCTCAGGGTTTCAAGAACGATACTATTAAGACCAAGAATGTCGATAATGAGGATATCGAGATTGATTGGGACGATCGTTTTGATAAGGATACTGTCGATATGGTGTCCAGTATGCGAAAGTATGTCGTGAATCTGGGCGAGCGCAGGGAGTTCATTACCGCATGGGATATGATCGAGTATCTGGAATCTGCCCTGACTGGTTATGCTGAGCCGATCGTTGTGGCTGGTATTTACAAGCTGCGTCCCGGCACAGGCGCATACAAGGATCGCATTTTTGAGGAGTTCCAGATTCAGAATGTGTATGCAGCAGTTGACGGCAAAGACACTCCGCATCTAACTATGAATCTGGATCTGTATTATGACAAGAACAGTATCGATCGTTCCGAGGAGAAGTCTGAAGGTAAGATCTTCATGAATTGCTACACTCCGATGTGGTCGGCCGCTGATGCCTCTCAGAAGATGTTCCCTGTGAGCACCGTGTTTAACACTTCTGTTTTGGATATGAGCAAGGAGAAGCACAAGCGGATTTACGACCTGAAGATGCGCTACCTCGAAACCAAGTCCAAGAATCCCGTTCATATGAACTGGGCAATCGGTGTTGTGAATGGCGCAGAAGAGAAGGAATTCGATGAGAGCTGCCTGACTGATGTCCAGCGTGAGTTCATTGAGGCTGGTCTGAATAAGCTGGAAGATTTCAAGCCGCGTGGCAATATTTACGGCGAGAAAGTTCACGAACTGCGCCTGATCAAGCCGTTGGTTAAGGATGAATTCAAGGACTGCAAGACCGCAGCAGACTCCGATATGACTGCTCGCGAGTTTGAGGATATGATTTATTCTCCGTCTGAGGATGAAACTGTCGATGACATGGTGAAGAGTTCTTACAAGAAGCCCGCGACAAAGCCTGCCAAGCCCGCCAAGGTGGAAGAGGAAGAGGACGACGGTATTGACACTTTGTTCTAATTATAAGGTAAACAATAAAGGATGTTAATATGAGCGCGTTAATAGATTTGACAGACTGTGAATTTGGAAAATTAAAAGTGATTGGTATAGATCACAAAGAAAAAAATAAATACGGTTCAAGAATTTATTGGCGTTGCCTGTGTGAATGCGGAAATGAAACTGTGGTTAGTGGGTCAAGCTTGAAAAGTGGGCGAACTAAATCATGTGGAAAGTGCGGCTCTGTATTAAATCTTGAAGATAAAGCGAATTGTTATGGTATAACGAATTAAGGCACTGTTTTCAAATTTGATTACGAAGATTATGATAAAATAAAGGGCTATAACTGGTTTTCACATCATGGATATATTATTTCTTATTTAAAAGAGAATAGTAAAAAGACTATCTATCTTCATCGAGCTGTAATGGATTTAAAAGATAGTAGATATGAAAACAATTTAATTGTTGATCATATCAATCACGACAAGACGGACAATCGGAAATGCAATCTTAGGATAGGAACGTCCTCTCAAAATAATATCAATCGCAAAACGTTGAAAAATAATAGTTCTGGATGTCCAGGGGTTACGTATAGAAAAGAAACTGATAAATGGAGAGTTCGAATTTCGGCTGAAGGAAAACGAATTTCCATTGGAGATTTCGATTCTTACGAAGCCGCTGTAGATGCAAGAAAAAATGCAGAGATAAACTATCATAAAGATTGGGCTTATTTAAGATCAATAAAGGAGAATACATAATGGGTTTTAAAATCAATCGTATTAAAGCAGACCTCGGCAGTTATCCGCACTATATGCTGCTCGGAATCCGCAAGATCGGCAAAACGACTTTTGTTCGTGATTTGATCAAAGAGAAATATGGCGAAGCAACTAAGGGTCTGCTGATTTCTTGTGGCGCTGAGAACGGCTATCACGCTTTGGACGACCTGCAGGTTGAAGAAGCAAAAGTGTTCAATCAGGAATACGATGAGGAAACCGATAGCCGTGGTTTTGTTCAGATCGTGGACGATGTTGTGGAGAACAATAAAGAGTACGGCATTAAGCTGATTGCTATCGATACTCTTGACTGTCTGTATGATATTGCCGCACAGGAAGCTATTCGTCTGTCTCGAAAGGAAACCGGCAAGCCGTGTAAGTCTATCAATGAAGCTTTCGGCGGTTTTGGTCGTGGACTTGACCGTGTTATTGTTTTGATTCAGGAGCAGATTTCTCGTTTGGAAGATGCCGGCATTGCTGTGTTTATCCTGTCTCATGTCAAGGAGAAGACTCGTACTGATATGGTAACCGGTGAAGAGTATCAGGTGTGGACCAACAATCTGATGGATAAGGTGTATGGCGCAATTGCTGATACTGCGCAGATGGTTATGATGGCTGTTTTTGATCGTGAAATTAAGGATAAAAAGGTCACTGGCGAAAATCGTGTCCTGTATCTGCGTGCTACTGCAAGTCTTGACGCAGGTTCTCGTTTCCATGGTCTTCCTGAGAAGGTTCCTTTCACTCCGAAAGCGTTCCTCGACGCATTTGAGCAGGGCGTTAAGAATTCGGCCACGATGAAACCTATGACCGATGATGATATGGCAGCTCGAAAGGCAGAAGAGGGAAAACAGCAGGAGAAGATGGCTGAGATTGCACGTCGCAAGGAAACCGAAAAGCAGCGTGTCGAAATGCTCGACGAGATTCAGGAGAAGATTGGTTCTGTAGCTCAAAGCGTCCAGAATGAAATTGTCGATATTCTGCGAGCTTCTGGTTGTAAGAAATTTAGCGACCAGTCGTTCCCGATCGAGGATTTGAAGCGCGTTTATTCTTTGGTCGTATAAACATAACTTAAACATATAAACAGCAGGGCGGGTTGGTGGGAATTTATTATGAGGAGTAAATATGGCTAAGCCGGTAATGGTTACATGTATGGCCACAGGCGTCAAAGGCCCAAGAGATCAGTATTATAAAGCGCCTAACAAACGGTATTTTCAGTCTGAAGCGGTTTATCAAGCGTGGCTGGCTGGTCGTAGAAAAGAAAAAGCTCTGAAGAACAAGCCGAAACATTATGACAAGCCGGGCAGAACTCCTGAATCGTACAAGAAACTCTGTGATACCATTGCAGATTTCCTTGGTTATGAGCGAGGTGGAGCACAGCCGATGCCGACGATTGTGTTTCGACGACTAAAAGAACTTGATTTTTACTCAGACGAAATTATTCAGCAAACATTGGATGAAAGCGCAGATGCAGTTCAGTGGGCGATGCAGAATAAAAACTTCGAAGATGATGCTGGCGCGGCGAGTTATTTGATGGCAATTGTTCGCAATAAAATCAAAGGCGTATATGATCGCGAGAAAAACAAAACAAGGAAGACCGCAAGAGAAGATTCCAGACCGGATCTCGATACAATGGTTGACCTGTCAAATATTGGAACAGTACATAAAGGAAATGATGTTAGCAGCTTGCTAGGAGGTGACGATTTATGGATTTGAACAAAGCTATTGCGAGAATCGAAGAAAATCGAGTGCGTGCCGAAGCGAGCTTTGTTTTTTGTTTGTGGAAAGACCCACAGCGATACGACGATTATAAAAACGTCAACGAGGGAACGGATAAGACTCTGATTTGTGAAGATCAGGTGTTTTATTTCATGATTGGACGCGGCATTCGTCGGCAGGGATTCACGAACATTGACAATATCACTCTTGATACATATCTGGCTGATAAGCCCTCTCTCCGTAAACATTATGAGGAATTGAATGGTTGGCGTGCTTGTGTTGGCATGATGGAGTTGGTTGATCCTGAAAACACGGATAGCTATTATAACCAGATCTCTAAGATGAATACGCTCAAAATCTTGGCTACCAAGTATGACGAGCTGCTTAGTCATCCAGAGCGGTTTGATGACGCAACAAATGAAGATGTGTATAACACTTTTGAGTTGCTCAATAATCAGGCAGCGCTTATTACAGGACAGGATTCCAAGGTTGAGGATTTGGTCGTCGATGAAAAGTATTTGCAGCAATGTAATGAAGGACAAGACCAAGGAATTAGTTATGCGGCTGGCGCTCCTATTTTGAATTATCTGACACTTGGTGCACCCGTGGGAGATATGTATATGCTTGCCGGACATAGCGGCGCGGGCAAGTCGAGCCTGATATTTGAATTGATGGTACTTCCGTTCGCCGAACAGGGAAATCAGGTGGCTATAATTTCAAACGAAATGATGTCAAAAGCGTATAAAAATATGTTGCTTGTCCATATTCTTACAAAAGATTTGAATTATTGGAAAATCACACGTAAGAAATTAAAAATAGGGCATTTTAATGAAGAAGAATGGAAGATGCTTCGTAAGGCCGCACAAATCACAAAAGAAAAATACTCCAATATTCGTTTCATAAAAATGTTCGAAAACGACACTGGAAAACTATTGAAACACATAAAACGACTAGCAAGAACAGGAACGAAAGTCGTTGTGTACGATACGCTCAAAAGTGATGACAGTGTAGATGATAACATGTGGCAAGCATTGCTTATGAACAGTCGTCGTATTTTCAATGTGGTCAATAAAGAGCAAATCGCATTTGTCAGTACTTTTCAGCTTGCATTACATACAACAAACCAGCGATGGCTTGATGCTTCTTGCTTATCTAATTCAAAACAGATTAAAGAAGTTATTAGCGAGCTCGTGATGGTTCGTAGACTTTGGCAGGATGAATATACTGGTGAAAAGTTCGATTGTGATCCGTACTATCGTTCGAAGGAAAATCCAAAAATCAAGATTCCGATTGTGCTTGACAAAGACAAAACATATGTTGTCGCATTTTTGAATAAAACGAGAAACGATGAAGATGGACAAACAATCCTTTTTCAGTTTGATGGCGCATGGAACTGCTGGCGAGAGCTTGGGTATTGTACCATTATAAACGATCATGGCCAGTATGATAGGAGATAAATAAAGAAGGGAGGACTCGGTATGAATGGATGTAAACGCTTTGCAGTCTAAGCTTGAAAATCAGCCAGACAAAATCATCCAAATTCTTGAAGCTCTTGGCTTTGAAAATATCAAGTTCAATCCTCAAAAAAACAATCTGAGATTCGCTCGCGAAGAACAAAGAAACCCGACCAGCTGTCTGGTGGATTGTGCAACGTTACGATTCTTTGTCTTTTCTACGAACCAAAAAGGAAACATATTCAGCTTGATTATGGATGTCAAACGATGTTCATTTCCTGATGCGTTGAAGTTCGCCGCAATTAAAGCCGGTTTGTCGTTGGAAGAGTTAAATATTAAAACTCGCTGGCCATTTGGTGGTTTCTTTTTAAAACTGTTGCCGAATTACGAAGAAGAGATGGAAGAATTGGAAACGTATCCAGAAGAGATTTTGGAACCGTATGCAAATAAATTCAGTATTCAATTTGTCAAAGACGGTATCAGTTTGAGAACACAAGAAAAATTCGGCATTGGATATGATGTTGACTCAAATAGAATCACAATCCCAGAGCGTGCGATAGATGGTTCATTGGTCGGCATTATGGGGCGTGCTAATTATGAATGTGATCACGACAAACGATGGTTTCCATTGATATCTTGCCCACGAAGCAAGACATTGTTTGGGTACGGCGAAAATTATCGGCGCATTCAAGAGACACAAAATCTTGTCTTGTTTGAATCTGAAAAGGCAGTTCAGCAATGTGATTCGTTCGGCAGTAATATTGCTCTTGCAACGTGTGGCTGTCATGTGTCAGAAACTCAAGCAAAATACATAAAGCGACTTCTTCCAAAGAAAATTATTCTGGCTTACGACGAAGGACTTGAAGAAGAACATCTGGTCAATGAGTGCAAAAAGCTAATTGTGAACAACCCGATCCTGAAAACAAAGGTTGGATATGTATGGCCTGATGGGTTGATTCCAGAAGGGTCTAAAAAGAACGTTGCCGACCTCGGACGCGAAGCTTATCAAGAAGGATTAACAAAATATGTGAAATGGGTAGAGGAGTGATGTAAATGGGTCAAAGAATCGTTGCCCCAGAACTACAGGCGTTGTACGACAAAGGGGCGCAAGTGTACAGCTATTCAAAACTTGGTACGATTCATGATTGTCCGTATAATGCGTATCTTACATATATCGAAAAGCGCGAACAGTGCCAGAACGTATATTCCTATCTCGGAGGAGCCTGCCACGACATACTAGAAGGAATCATTGAGGGTAAGAACACAGAAGTAGATATTAAACCGGCACTTCAAAATTCCTTAGATGAGCTCGATATGCTTGGTATTGATTTTCCAAAGACACGAGATGGTGGCAATGGCATCAGAGATCGCTGGGTTGGCAATATGATGTGCATGGCTCGAGATTATATCAGTCCAAAAGGCAAGTTCGAGGTTGAAAAGCTACTGATTCTTAAACTGAGAGAGGATAGATATTTACAGGGGTATGCTGATTTGATTCGTGTTTTGCCGGATGGTCGGCTGCAGGTGCTGGATATCAAGACGTCGAGTCAATTCCAAGACAAAGATCTTCTTCATTATGGTCGGCAGTTAGTTGCTTATACTTTGGCACTGGAACAGGCCGGATTTACAGTGGCTGGAGCGGCTTGGATCATGGTGAAATATTGTAAGATTGTTTATGAAATAGGGGCTGGCAGGCGAGCAAAACCAACTGAAAAAATACTCGATAGGTGCAAGGTTGGTTACACACTTCGGTCTACGGTTCGTTCCAAGATGAAGGCTGCTGGATATAGCAATGATGAAATCGAGCGGGTCACACAGGCATTTATTGAATCAAACGACATAAATGATTTGCCAGAAGATATCCGTTGCCAGTTCAGATTGACTACATATGTTCGCTCGTATCATATCACAGACGAGCTGCGCAAGGAATGTATCGATTACATAAACGAAACGGCAGATGAATTCGAAGAGCGAAAGAAAACAGGTGAATGGCCTGCGCGTGAGATTGAAGAGAAGAATGGTAATCCAAACTTCTTCTGTACCAATCTGTGTGGGCATCGTAAAACCTGTGAACCGCTACGAGACTGTATCAATAAGAAGCCGTTTTATGCAGCAAAAGATCCGAGCGACGCAGCGATGAATGAATTGTTTTAAGGAGGAGTTATGGAGCAAAACTACTGCGTATATCATATCCACGACGATAAAGGTTCGCTCCTTGATTCTTGTACAAAATGGGAAGACTATGTTGATCTCGCTGCTTCTTATGGAATGAAAGCAATCGCCTCTACCAACCATGGTTACAACCTTAACTGGACTGCAAAGAAACAGTATGCAGAAAAGAAGGGATTGAAGTTTATCGTTGGTTGTGAGGTATATCTTACTTCTGAGATATATCACTATCCAGAGATTCCAGACGAGATTTATGAATCTTATCAAGGCTGGGACCCACAGGAAGCACAAGAGGAAATCGGTAAAATGATGGATGCCGGACGCTATAAAGTTCGCGACAACTTCCATACGATTCTTCTTTGCAAAAATGCTCGTGGCGTTTTGGAGTTAAATAAGGTAATGGGCGCATCTTATGATGCTGACCATAAGTATTATAAGCCGCGCATTACTTTTGAAGAGTTCTTTGGTCTGTCTGATAACATCATCAAAATCTCTGCTTGTCTGGCAAGTCCGCTTCGTAAATACACGCCAGAATGTGATGGATTTCGTCAGGAAGTCTATGACAAACTATGCGAGACCTATGATTATTATGAGATTCAATATCACGATTGTGACGATCAAAAGGAATATAACCAGTATCTCTGGGAGCTTTCCAAAAAATATCACAAGCCACTGATTGCTGCAACTGATACTCACAGTCTGAATGCGTATAAAGCAGAATGCCGCAAGATCCTTATGATGGGCAAGGGAATCGAGTTCACTGGCGAGGACGAATTCGACCTGACATTCAAATCTTATGATCAACTTGTTAGTGCATTTGAAGTTCAAAATTCACTCCCACGCGAAGTCTGGATGGAAGCAATCAGGAATACGAACCGGATGGCTGATAGTGTCAAGGATTTTACTTTAAACACAAAAGCAAGATATCCAATTTTGACAGGGTCTACAGAATCAGACGAAAAGGAATATATCAGTCGTACCCACAGGATGTTTAACGATAAGGTCAAACGCAAAATTATTCCAGAGAACGAAATTGAGCAGTTTAAAGCAGATATTGAAGAAGAGCTAAAGGTTTTTAAAAAGACCAATATGCTGGGTTTTATGTTATCTATGAGCGACCTGATGATTTGGGGCAAGAACGATGGAATTCCGTTCGGTCCAAGTCGCGGTTCTGTTGCTGGATCTCGATGTGCATTTATTACTGACATTATCGATGTGAACCCTGTTCGCTGGAATCTTGTGTTTTCTCGTTTTTGTAACGAAAATCGAGTAGAGATTGGCGATATTGATATCGATGTTCCAGATGCTTATCGTTCCAAAATTTATAACCATATTTTTGAATCGTTCGGTCGTGAGAAGTGTGCGTATGTTCTGGCTATGGGTACTCTGGCAGGAAAGGCGACAATCGACGAGATTGGACGAGCTCTTGCTAAGGTCTGGAAGCGAGAAAATCAGAGCACAGATGAGTCTGAGAACCCTTATTCTCTTGATCGAATTGCAAAAGTGAAAAAGGAATACGACGCCGATGCTGAAAAGTGCCGTGCAGACCATCCTGATATCTTCTACTATTTCGATGGATTGCAGGGGACAATTGTATCGCTGTCTCACCATCCGGCTGGCGTTATCATCGCTCCAATCGACCTCTATAAAAGGTATGGTGTATTCCAAGATAAAGACGGTCTGCCCATTCTGTGTCTTGACATGGAAGCGTCTCATGCAGTCGGTCTGGCAAAGTACGATATCCTCGGTCTTGATACAGTATCTGTTATTGATAAGACTTGTAAGCTGGCTGATATTCCGTACCCACACACATGGGAAATGAACTTCGATGACCAACAGGTTTGGGCAGACATGAAAAAATCTCCTGTTGGTATTTTCCAGTTTGTTGAGGATTTTGCATTTGATTCGCTCAAAAAATACGATGTCCACAGCATTGCAGATCTGAGCTTGGTCACAGCAGCCATTCGACCCGGTGGTGCTTCTTACAGAGATAAACTCTTCCGGCACGAAGCAAATCACAACCCATCGCCTGAAATTGACGAGCTGTTAAAAGATAGCTTGGGTTGGCTTGTTTTTCAGGAACAGACTATTGCATTCCTTCAACAGTTCTGTGATATGAGCGGCGGTGATGCAGATAGTGTTCGTCGTGCAATCGGTCATAAGAACAAGGCGGAGTTGGATGCGGCAATGCCTCGTATCCTGAATGGTTATTGTAATCACTCGACAAAATCAAGAGAAACTGCTGAGACAGAAGCAAAAGAATTCCTACAGGTTATTGAGAACTCCGCCTCGTATCAGTTTGGTTTGAACCATGCTACCGGCTACTCAATTCTTACATATTATTGTGCGTATTATCGTTACTACTACACGCATGAGTTTATCACAGCGCTGCTTAATACAGCAGATACGCAAGATAAAATCATCAAGGCAACTCAATTGGCTAGTGAGCGTGGAATTCAAATTATGCCAATCAAGTTCAGGCATTCAAGAGATGAATATGTCTACGACAGAAGCGACAAAAAGATCTATCAAGGCATGGAATCTATCAAGTATCTAAACAAACGGCTAAGTCGTGAATTCTACAAGCTACGCAATACCAAGTTCGATTCTTTTGTTGATCTGCTTGTTATGAATCAGAAGAAAAAAATTGCCGATAGCCGTCAGATGGATATTCTTATCAAGCTTGATTTCTTCTCTGAATTTGGCAATCCGAATCAGCTTCTGGAGCAGGTAAAAATCTTCAATGAATTCTATGGTGCAAAGCAGCTTAACAAGCTTGATTTGGACGAGCTGCTGCCACATGACACAATGCTCAAACTGTGCGAAAAAGAAACTGAAAAGAAGTATGTCAATGTCGATTGGCTAAGAATCGTCCAACTACTTTGTATGAAAACTTCCGACATCAAGACTTCCATTACTGATCGAATCCAGTATGAAGCTGATTGCCTTGGATATATCCAACTCACTGTTCCAAAATTGAATCCTTCTTATATCTACGTCCTAGATATTGACGGTAAATTCTCCAACAAGACAGTTCTAGGATATGTTTTACAGAACGGTCAGCAGCGCCGGCTTAAAGTCAAAGCTCGCACACTGGAAGCCGATCCGATTGAAAAAGGCGACATCCTCCGCATTGATGAAGAACGGGAAGAAGGACGCTGGTCGAAGGATGAAACAGGCAAGTGGATTCAGTCCCAGACAGACAAAGAAACGATTCTTCGTAAATACGCGCACGTTAGATGACGCGGCGCTTTTGAGAGGAGGTGAATTAGTGACATATAACGAAATCACACAAATTCTCAAATCTATGGTTATCGTTGTGGATGACCGGGAAAAAGACACTCCGCTTCTACATCAGCGGCTGACTTCATTTCCGTGTGCGTTTATGCGTAAGCGGCTGGACTTCGGAGACTATACCGCAGAAGTAACGCTGCCGAACGGTGAAAAATTCTCGCTGGCAGACAAAGTAGTGGTCGAAAGAAAATACGACTTAACAGAAATTTGCGGCAATTTTACAACGAATCGTATCCGGTTCGCTAAAGAGTTCGACAGGGCGGCAGCAGTCGGAGCAAAGACATACATACTCATTGAAAACGGTTCATGGGAAAAGATCAATCGCGGTGCATATCGCAGTAAAATGACACCCGCTTCATTGCTGGGCAGTCTCACCACATGGCTTGCTCGATATAATTGTCAGATCATTTTCTGCGAGCCAACTTCAACTTCGTGGCTGATCCATGCGTTTCTTCTCCACGAAATGCGTGAAGCACTGACCCATTATGAAATGCCACAGAAACCTAAGAGAACAAGAAAGGGGACAGAAGATGACATCATCACTTGATTTTGCGGTTCCAAAGAAAGAACGCCTAGAAGTTCAGCTCATTGATGACACAGAAGCGCACAATGTCAAATACGTCATCACGTCGCTGGCAACTATCAAAGGTGACGATATCTTTAAAAATTTCCGATTGTACTCAGTTGGCGACGATGGGCGACTGACTCAGATAGAAAAACGGGATAGTGATCCATATTTTAGCGCATTGAAAGGAACAGAGTTCGAATGAAACCATATGTACCAGCAGGCGAAACATTCCACAGCTACTATAAACCTGACGATTCTAAGTATGAATGGATGATAACCTATAAAGAAATCCCAATCAGCGGCGGTTTCTACACCAGATATTATCTATATAGAATCAAACACAACGGCAAAATGAAATGCGTGGAAGAAAAAGATGGATCGCCACTTTTCGAAACAACATGGTGAGGAGTATATGACCAATGATGAACGAATTAAAAGTGGACTCAAAGGAGATCTCGAAGAACTTGAAGTTGCTTGGAATCACTTTGAGTTTTGTGAGCCTGAGTATATCGATCGTGCAATTGATGATCTCCGAAACGCTGAGGAAGCTCTCTCAGGAACGTTAAGGAGAGCACGTCATGAAAAGTTGGAAGCGTCGATATCTAAAACTTAATTATCAAGACGAAAATTTATGTTGGCGGCTCCGCTACGGCAATCGATATGAAATCGTGGCAGAGTTAGACGAAATCTATTTCTTATGGGCACACGGCACGATGGTCGCATTCCCCAAATATTGGAAATACGATTACGACATTGAAGTTGAAGTAGTGAATACAGAATAAGAGGGGAGGTGGGCCTTGTGGTTTCAGGAATTGATCAAAGAGAGTTGGGTCGCAAAGAACGCGCCACAGCAGAATATTATCGTCAATTGCGGCGATACGGCTATGAGTGTGGTGAGGTTATTACATATAAATTATCACCAGAGCAACTAAAACAGGTGTTGACGGGTGAGAAAACAGTAGATGATTTTATAAAGGAGGGCGTAAATGACTGATTTGCTTGAAAAAGAAATCCATGTTGGTGATACAGTTCTTCGGGCAAGAACATACAAGAGTACGGGAGTTCTTTGGAGTATTTATAAAGTCGTAGGCATTATGAACGTAATGATTAAAGTTCAAGATGGGGAAAACATATCAAACGTGGCACCTCGTAATTGTATCGTAATTGATGAGAATGATATCCCCGAAAACTGGCGCGATGAATAAGGAGGGTTTCGAAAATGGAAGTTAAGTTGATCTCATATTCACAACCAGTCAATTCAGATGGAGATAAAAATCCGTTGTCGATTGCAGAGTTGGCAGCGAGTGTCTGTTATGATTCTGAACCGACAGATACATATCGAATCGTAAAGGGATGCAAAGCGACGGGTCATCGGAGCGTGCTTGAACACATTTCATTTACGTTTGAAGTAAGCGGTGTCAGTCGAGCACTGTTGGCACAGTTAAGTCGTCATCGTCATATCAGCCTGAGTGTACAGTCACAGAGATATGTAGCTATGGACAACTTTGATTATGTGAATCCGTTTAGCGGTGAAGATGCAGATGTTTTTAAAGATATGATGGCAAGTATTGCAGCTGATTATTATATCCTAAAAAAATATCACAACGCTACCAATGAGGATGCTCGCGCTGTTCTGCCGAATGCGTGCTGCACTAAGTTCTATGTCACAATCAATGCGCGGTCACTAATTGAAATGAGCCATCTGCGTCTTTGCACTCGAGCCCAAAGTGAAATTCGGTCGATGTTTCAGCTAATCAAGAGCCAAGTCGCCACAGTTTGCCCTGAACTTGCCGCATGGATGGTTCCGTCCTGTGAAGCAAATCCAAAGTATCCGTTCTGCCCTGAAGGTAACCGCTGCTGTGGCCGTCACCCAAAGCTGGCAGATGTATATAAAACCATAGAGAAGTAAGGAGAGTACATATGAACATTAACAATTGCGATATCCTGTTTGAGAACGGCCGCCTGCGTCTGGTTTACGATATGCCGGGTTTTAATTTTCCGATGACTTTGGTTCATGCACGTTCCAATCACGAACTGAATGAAAAAGCTATGAAGATCTTCGAGCCGAAGGAATGGATTCATTATTTGGCTGAGCAGGGCGCTGGCAAGAGCATTTCTCCTGTACACCCTTTACTCGCAGATGCTTACAAGAACCACAAGGAGGATTATATGGCTGTTTTGAATAATATCAAAGACGAAAAGATTGAACCTGAAACCTGTGACTGCCCCGACTGCGATGATGATGAACTGGTTGGGACTGTTGTTGTGACTGCCACAGGCGAGGTTGACGAAGAGACTGGGCATCGCCTTGGACGACTGGAGATTGGCGGCCTGAATGAAATGGATACAGATGCACTGCGGGCGTTGGCGGACGATCTTGACATCGATGGCTTTGACACCATGTCCCGTCTGTCTCTGATTTTTGCAATTCATGAGCAGGATATCGATATGGATGACTCCGAGTGTGACTACGATTGCGAAAATTGTGAATATGGAGAGATGATTGGCGACGGCGATTGCATCTGTCACTATGAAGAAGATGACTCCGTTGAAGACGAGAAAGAAAACAACGATGCTGACGATTGCGATGGCGATTGCGAGAACTGTGAGTACGCAGACCTAAACGATCACGATGACGAAGACGAGTCCAAGGACTCTACCGATTACGAGTATGTAGATAGTCCCGCTCACTATCATGGCACTGAGTGCATCGAAAAAATGCGCAAGTTGTACGGCGACGATGCTGTCCGTTGGTTCTGTATCTGCAATGCTTACAAGTATCGTTTCCGTAATGGCTCTAAGCCCGGTGTGACTGCAGAGCAGGATGAAGAGAAGGCTCGTTGGTATGAGAATTACGCCGCAAATATGATGGGTGAGCAGCGGTATTATTGATAAGGAGGTGTGTGTTATGGATTATGTTATTAAACGTAATGGCGTAAAAGCACCGTTCGACAAGTCTAAGATCGTAAATGCGATCGAAAAGGCGATGAACGATTCCTCTGATTCGGTCAATCACAAATTGAGCGAGCAAATTGCAAATGAAATCGCAGCTATCAGCCAGCCGATGGATGTTGAAGCGATTCAGAATGCCGTGGAAAATCGATTGATGCAGAGCTGCCATTATGAAACCGCTCGCTGCTACATGAATTATCGCTATCTGCACGGTATTGCTCGTAATAAGTACAAAGAGCTGATGGATACGGTCGATGAAAAGCTGATGGGTAAGAAGATCGACAATCAAAATGCCAATGTTGATGAAGCATCTTTCGGTGGTCGTACTGGTGAGATGAGCCGTGTTGTTTCTAAGCGTTATGCGCTGGATTATTGTATGTCAGACCTCGCAAAGAGGGACCATGAGAACAACGAGATCTACACTCATGATCTCGATAATTATGCCGTCGGCGATCACAACTGTACGAGCTGCAATATAGATAAGCATTTGACTAATGGATTTAAGACTCGTCAGGTTGATATTCGTCCTGCTCAGTCTATCAATACGGCATATCAGCTTGTGGCAGTTTTGTTCCAGATCCAGTCACTTTCTCAATTCGGTGGGATTGCAGCAACACACTTCGATTTCAGTATGATGCCTTATGTTCGGAAGAGCTTCACAAAGCATCTTCAGGATGGTCTGGTTTACATCGAAAAGAAATCCACATATAAAGCCGATCGTTTCAGAAAGTGGCTTGAGCATGATGAGAATCATCCGGACGGCACTATCCATTTTGATGATGCAGAATTTCAGGCACAACATCCTGATGCTTGGGATTACGCAATGGAGATGACTCGTCGTGAATGTAAGCAAGCAACTGAGGGCCTGCTCCACAATTTGAACAGTCTGCAATCTCGTAGTGGCAATCAACTTCCTTTCAGCTCAATCAACTTTGGCCTTTGTACCGAAGAAGAAGGACGGATGGTCACAAGGGAATTCCTAGAAGGTCTGATTCGCGGCACTGGAAAGTATCATCGGACGAGTATTTTCCCATGTGCTATTTTCCAGAAAAAGATTGGCATAAACCAGAAACCTGGCGACCCAAACTATGACCTGTATCGTCTGGCTTTGAAATCGACTGCACAGCGGCTGTATCCGAATTACTGCAACTGCGATTGGAGCAATCAGAAGGCGGCTGTTCAGTACGATCGCAAAGTTAAACAAGAAGTTCTGGATGCATTGAACCCTGCAGAAAAGAAACGTCTGTATGATGTACTGTCAAAAGATAACGACCTTGCCAATAAGCTATATATTGTCGCTTATAAGGGCGACTTGATGATTAACAAGGAGTACGAGGCTCCATTTGAAATCAGCAGTACAATGGGTTGTCGAACTTGGAATTCCTATGACATCAACTTCAAAGAGGTATATGAGGCTAATATTCAATCAGTTATTAAAACTGGTCGGTTACGATTTGACGATCTGCTGTCGGCTGCTCAGAAGGACGGTCGTGGTAACATCTGTCCTGTGACTATTATTCTTCCGACACTGGCAATGGAAGCCGAACATGCGGTTTCTGTGCGGGATTATCACGATTGCCGAGATACAGTCACAGAATTTATGAAAATCCTCGACCAGAAGTTGCATGAAGCAAAGCAGATTTTGATTGAGCGGTTTGATTGGATTTGTTCTCAGTCTCCTGCATCTGCAAAATTCATGTGGGACAACGGTGTGCTTTCTGGATATGACGGTGTTGATATCCGGTCTGCTATGAAACATGGAACTCTGGCAATCGGTATGCTTGGTATGGCTGAAACACTTCAGATTCTGATTGGTAAAAACCAGCTTGACCCATATGGTATGGAAGTTGCAAAAGAGATTTGCCAGCTGTACAAGGATCGTTGTGAGAAATTTAAGAACGAGACATCGTTAAACTTCGGTGTATACTTTACCCCTGCAGAAAATCTGTGTTTCACAGCTATGACGAAGTTCAAAGAAAAGTATGGTGAGATTCCAAACGTGTCTGACAAGAAATTTTTTACAAATAGTGTTCACGTACCAGTGTGGGAAGAAGTGACACCGTTTGAAAAAATCGATGTCGAGTCTCAGCTGGATTCGTATTCTAGTGCAGGCTGTATTTTGTATACAGAATTTGACGCGACTGTAAAACACAATTTGGATGCGCTTGAGACAGTTGTAAATTATGCTATGGATCACGATGTACCGTATTTTGCGGTCAATGTACCAAACGATACTTGTGTGGACTGCGGATACTGTGATGAGATAAATGATACTTGTCCACAGTGTGGTAGTCATAATATTGAACGACTGCGTCGTGTGACAGGTTATATCACCGGGAACTATACAACAGCTTTCAACCTTGGAAAACAGCAAGAAGTCGAGTTACGTGTTAAGCACAACCGGGTAGTACATAAATAAATAGTTCGCGTAAAGCGAAGGGTGGGCGGGTAGGATTTTATATACAAGGAGAGTTTAAAATGAAGGTATGGCAAAAATTTCTAGGAGTGTTGTTATTCCTTATTGTACAATACTTTGTTTCTTGGGCGTTTACTGCTGGTGCTCTGTGGTGTATTTTCGCTCTGCTTGACAAACCATTCTCGTTCAAGGTGTCAACTGGTATTTGGCTCGCAGCAGTTCTTATTCAAAGCGTTATCAGAGGAACCATTAATGGAAAGTAATAGGGTGTCAATATGAAAAACGAAAAGTTGACGCTGCAACAGTCTTTTTGGGCTATCACGCTTGCAACGATTACTGCATGGATATTGATTGCTGGGATCGTATACATGGTTCTGTAAAGCAGGGATGGTGATATACATAGATATTCAAAGACAGTGGGCGATGCCAAACAAGAATACATTTGATATCAAGCCCATTAAAGAATTGATTCAGTCAGAACTAACCAACGGGACATGGATTGACCCGTTTGCGAATCAGAATAAGTTGGCAGCTATTACGAATGACTTGAATCCGGATTTTGATACGGACTACCACATGGATGCACTTGATTTCTTGAAAACATTTCAAAATGAATCAGTTGATGGTGTGTTATATGATCCGCCGTATTCTCCGCGTCAGGTGACAGAGTGTTATCAGGGAGTCGGCATGAACGTGACGAGTGAAACAACACGGGCGTCATTCTGGGGAAATCAGAAGAAGGAAATATCCAGAATTGTAAAACCCGGCGGAAAGGTTATTACATTCGGTTGGAACTCCGGTGGCATAGGACGTAAGTATGGATTTGAAATCACTCGAATTCTTCTGGTTCCGCATGGTGGGTGGCACAATGATACGATTTGTACAGTTGAAGTAAAAGTGGCATGAAAGGATGGTGAATTATGACGGTTGAGCGTGCGATTGAAATCTTAGATCCAGAACACCGCGAACACTATGATTCGATTGAGGTTGTCGAAGAAGCGTGTCGGATGGGAATGGACGCTTTAAGGACGAGAGGTTCTATGAAGGTTGTCGTTGATGAACGAATTGGTAGATATGTCTGCCCGTCGTGTGGCAAAGCAGATTTTCTTGAAAACGACCATGATACATTAAATAATTTTTGTGGTTGTTGCGGACAAGCACTCAATTGGAGTGAGTTTTGGTATGAGTGGGAGTGATATAAATGCTAACTAATATTGTTTGGCTTATGATCAAAGCTTATATTATTTTGATTTTCACCGCAGCAATCATTCGTTCTGAACAGATTTTGTATAATGCTTCTACATATATTTTCAAAGGTGACAAAAAGAATGGAATGTATGGCTGCGTCGCGCTGAATGTTTTTATTATAGTTTGTGCAAGTATGTGGACGAGGTTTATTTGAGATGAATTACGCTAAAATCGTTCCCTGTGATATAGCAAATGGCGAGGGGGTACGCGTCACATTGTTCGTGCAGGGTTGTACGCATCATTGCCCCGGCTGTCAAAATCATCAGACATGGGATGCAGCTGCCGGCAATCCGTTTGTTGAAGATACAATGCAAGAACTGCTTGATTTGCTTCGGCCTGATTATATTCGCGGTTTGACGTTCAGTGGGGGAGATCCACTTTTCATTCAAAACCGATTGATTGCTGGCTACATCTGTGAGCGAGTTCGCAAAGAGTTTGGCTACACCAAAGACATCTGGATGTGGACTGGATACGAGTGGGATCAAATTAAAGACTGGGATCATTTGCATTATATAGATGTGCTTGTGGATGGCCCATATGTCGAAGCTGAGCACGATATTTCATTGCCGTGGGCTGGAAGCCGAAATCAGAGAATTGTTGATGTAAAGAAAAGTCTTGAGAAAGGAGAAGTTGTGTTATGGCAAAAATGAAGTATGAAGCGAAAATAACAATCGAACTTGATATCAATGAACATTTGCTAGATGGTGAGACTCTGGACGAATTTATCAAACATTATGGGTTGACCGAGTCTGTTCTGGCTAACGATTTGGAGTCTTATATCAAAGATGACGCGGAATATTATCCAAATATCGAGTACGATAATCCGCGAATCCGTGTTAAAACAATCAAATTGAATATTGAAAAGGAGAATTGATATGAATCCTATTGTAAAAATAAACAAAATTTATCCTGATGCACACATCCCTACATATGGTTCTAAGTGCGCTGCGTGTGCTGATGTGTATGCTTATATTCCGGCAAATCAGGCCGATCTGTTTGATGAACACGGCAATCCCATCATCTATATTCGTCCGCACGAGACTCGTATGATTGGCACTGGCTTGCGTTTTGCTCCGGCTGAAGGCTGGGCGATTCTTGGCTATGCTCGCAGCGGTCTGGCTACTAAGAGGGGGTTGGCACCTGCAAACTGCGTTGGCGTTATTGATCAAGACTACCGGGGAGAGGCTATGGTTCCGCTTCATAATCACTCTGATATGCCGCAAGAGATTGTTCATGGTGACCGTATTGCCCAGTTTATGTTCGTTCCGTATTATCAGGCACAGTTTAATGTGGTTGAGGAACTGGATGAAACGGAGCGCGGAGTCGGAGGCTTTGGTAGTACGGGAGTGAAGTGATGGATGGAATTATGGGAAAGACGATCGATACGTCCGAGCTTCTGTATCGGATGGGTAAGTACGCAGAAATCGATGTTGGAGAAGAAAAACATGATGCGTTTATGCATTTCATGCTTCTTTTGACACGCACAATTGAGAAGATGCCGAATGCTGCATTGACTCATAAAAATCCGATTGATGATGAGATTATGAAAAATGAGTACAAGCTGGTGAACGCAATCTCACTGGTAACTGGACGCACTCGAAACGATGGCTGGTATCCTACTTGGATTGGCATGACTATGAAGATTGTGCGTCTAAAGGTCGATGAGTCTGCCGGTTTCCGGTACATCAAAGACAATGAGGGACATGATTATCCGGGCGCAATGCATACGTCTCATGTTACCGATTATTACATCTCGGATGACAAGAAGAATGTTATTGTTCAGACCGAAAACACTATTTTTAAATTTGAAAAAGTTGAGGAGGACTAAATTATGGCTAAGTATTTTTATGTTTACAATATCGCCGGTGTCGAGGATTCTATTGTAAAGATGTTCAACACTGATACTGGTGCAATGGGCGAGAAGAGTGTCAAGAAGGATCGCATGGATGGTTTTATTGATGGTATCAAGACGAGCGGCTTTGTTTTGAATAAGGAGCTGGCAGAAGCTGACGTTGCAGAGGCCGAAGCAAAGCGTGTTCTTGCAGAGAAGATGACAGCTTATCAGGCAGCTCGCGATGACTATCACAACAAGAGTGAGACTCTGAAGAAGGTCAAAGCAAAGTACGGTATTAAGTAAAAGGTAAAATTTACGGAGGATAATATGATTATTGTTGGATATCCGTGCATCGGGAAAACTACATATGCAAACAGTCATGGGTATAACGTGATTGATCTTGAAAGTAGTAACTTTATCAAAGACGGTAGCTGGGTAGAATCGTATTGTAATGTTGCCATTGATTTATCGAAGCTGGGCTATGATGTATTTGTATCTTCTCATGATGCTGTACGTAAGCAGCTTTTGAAAAGCGGCTATGAATTGATTTTTGCAATCTATCCTTCTCTTGAAATCAAAGGCGAATGGATTGAGCGACTCTACAACAGATATCTTAATACAGAACTTGAAAAAGATTATCGTGCATGGCAGAGGGCGGCAAGTTATTATGATGAAGACGTGACAGCATTTAAGGAAGATGCAAAACACTTCCACGGATTCTATGAGATCGGTCACGAACCAGAGGGTGAGTCGTATGACATTACATCCACTCTTGATGAATTTGAATATGGCTGTTAATTAAGATTTTACGGGTGGGTGGGAGGAATAAATATATGAATGTTATAAAGCATGGAACACATCGAGCAAAAGATTCTGAAAATTTATATAAAGTGACTTGTGATTCTTGCGGATGTACATTCGAAGCTAAAAGATCTGAATTTCATATATGGCCTTTACCGGCACGACCTGTTAGCGAAACGGTAAAAAATTATGATAATACAGGACGTCCGGCAGAAATACAATGTCCTGAGTGCAAATGCGCTTGTGGAATTAGAATGAAATTGCTTGCAAGAGAATCTGCCTTTTTACACGCATATTGTAGGTGATAGTATGAAAGAACATATTCAAGAAGAAAAGAAAACGGCTCCATTAAACCTTGGTAAGGAAACATTACTTCAAGATAATGAAGGTAAGATTTATAAGGTCTGCGACACGACAGAATATAATGAAACGCATACCGACGATGAAGTTATCAAGGTTGCTTTATCTGAAGAAAATAGGATTATTGGGTCGAACTTTTTTAATACATCGTTTGTGTTTGTAGATTGAGGTGAAATGCTATGATTATGGTTGTCCAACACAAAGGAACATCAAAGAAAAAGAGATACGCTGCAAAGTTTTTATGTCCATGTGGGTGTGTCTTTTGGGCTGATGATGAAGATATAAAGTTTCCGACCTATTCTGTTATGCGAGAATATACACTGGGCTTAAAACTAGCAGAATGTCCAGATTGCGGAGAGCAAGTTGCCTCTTGCCTCCCGGAAGTTCCAAGAGAAAAAATTTTTGTGAATTGAGGTGTAAGTATGGCGATTAAAATTATTAAACATAAGCAGACCCCAAAAGAACTTGCATATCATTTTAAATGCAACTGTGGTTGTGAATTTTGGTCTGATTCAGAAGGCGTTTCTGTTGCAAAGGCACTGGATGTGAATTTGTTTTATTTGACAAAATGCCCAGAATGCGGTAATCGCGTAGAGAGTAATAATGAACCGGTTCTACGAGAAGAAATTTTTGACGATTAAAATGTATGTTTTAAGGAGTGCTGTATGTGGATAAAAATTGAAGACGAACCAATTCCTACTTATGGAAAAAATGGAAAGTTATTCAAGCTGTTTCTTAGTTTTCATGTATATTATGGATACGAACCATACGGAACTGATGATCCTCTCATAGAAGCTGCATGGGATAGTCTCAATGAATGTTTCTTTGAAAAGCGCACTGGACTTCAAGTTCGAGATGACGACATTAGTATGTGGTGGAAAGAAGATTAAGAAAACTGGACTTTTATGAGGTAGATTGAATGGACGATAGATTTTCAATCGAAAAGAATCACTGGGAAATACAAAATCCAAAATGGGAAAGCTATTCTCATTTCATCTGCACTAAAGACCATTATTGGACTGGTGTACACGGTATCAGCAACTATTTTCTTCAATATAAGAATTTTAGCAGAAGTAAACCAGTTGAACGATTTTCTGTAGAATGGCCGAACTTCGTAGAGCACATGTGGTTTATCCATTGGCGTGGCCCATGGGATTATATTTTTGCTTCTTATAAATTATCCGAAATCAAACGATTTTTAGAACTTGATATTGAAGCCATTAAAAAGAACCATTGGCCGGATGGCCGTTGCACTTGCTACAGTATTTATGACTACGTGACGAAAAAATGGTACTATTTTAAAATCGAAAATTTTGGAACATTTTATGGATGCACGTGTCCGTTGGGTGATGATACGTGGGAGGTGATTAGTTGTGACTAAACAAATAGGCTATTATAAATCCGACTGGTACATTATGGGCATTGATGGAAAATATAACAATGCCTGTATCTCGCATACAAAATCGCAGCTTCGATATACCGTTCCAAGGTCGCCAGAATGGACCATCAACGGATTGGGTTTTGCTTACCTTAGAGAACATGGATTTGAAGATAATCCTGAACTCTATGGTATTGTATTCTATGATATGGAGTGGTGGAGACGAAAACGCTATCCGGGTGACTTTTATGTAGAGATACCAATTTGCGATTCGTGTGCGGATACCTTTCATTTAAAATGGCGTTGTAAGGAATTTCGTGTACATCAGTGGTCTAACTTGAGAAAAGAAACAAAGTGGGTGAAAGGCAGAAGTAACTACACTATTTGTGAGCTCGCCCATAAATTACCACATGAAGAGTTTATTGAGTATTTGAAAGACAACGGCATCTATATTGTAAACGAAAGTGGTGTTGAACTTGGATGGTAATAACGAAAAACTCACCCTTGGAGAAAAGATCTTGTTTTTGACAGTTGGTGTGCTCATTACTCTTGTTGTTGGATATTTTGTATGGGCGATTGGCGACGGTATCTATCGTCATTATAATCCGATTGAGTGGACTGCCACTGTTGAAGAACTGGAACCGGGCATCTACGGATATACATCTACTATGGTATCTAATATTCCAGCAGAAAATTATGAGATGCTTACGGTTCTTTGCAATGGCACTTATATGAATATCAAAGGACATATAAAAATTGTATATGATAGCAACGCTCCATATATCGAATATAAGTCAACCAATACTGTTAATGCCGACTCTGTAATAGTTCATGTTCAAAAAGGACAGATTAAAAATAATGGGGTTAGTACAGTAACGAGGTGATTCTTATGGAAGAATTAGGGTTTTATAAAGGAGGTTCACAATGATTATTGACTGTAAATCTATTGCACAAGATATCAAAAATAAAATCAAGAATATTATCGCAGAAGCCGACTACGCTCCTGTTTTATATATTTATCAAGTAGGGGACAACCTCGCATCCAACGCCTATATTCGCGGCAAGCTGCGTGACTGTGAAGAGGTTGGAATCGAAGCGGAACTTATCAAATTGCCAGAAAATATCACTGAAGATGAATTGAACAACAAGATCTTAGAAGATTATAACTGGGAAGATGTGGACGGTATCATCGTCCAACTTCCACTGCCAAAACATATCAACCCCAAAAATATCTGCATTCCAGATGCAGTTGATGTTGATGGTTTTAATTCTACATCTCCATTTCAGCCGTGCACCCCTCTGGGCGTTATGAAGATTTTTGACTCCATCGGTTATGATCTGGATGGCAAGAATGTGCTTGTGTGTGGTCAATCTGATATCGTAGGTCGTCCGTTGGTCAATATGCTGATTAAGCGGCACTGTAATGTAATCTCTGTGAATAGTACGGGTTCCGCTATGAAGGCCACTGCTCTTGGATTTGAAATGGTCGATGTGATAATCTCTGCTGTGGGCAAGCGCAACTTTATCACACCGTTTGGTCTTGGTCGGGTTGAAGTGTGTATCGATGTTGGTATCAATTATGACGAGAATGGCAAGCAACATGGAGACTGCGCTGATGATGTCTATAAGATAGAAGATATCAAGGTGACCCCTCGTATCGGTGGGGTCGGCCTTATGACCCGCGCTATGCTCTTATATAATGTATGTGTAGCTAAATATGGTGAAGAGAAGATGGAGGAGGTGATTGGATGAATGAAGTCCCAATTTGGGAAAAGGCGACGCTTACTGTAGAGGAAGCTGCTGCATACTCTAATATAGGACAATGTAAAATACGCGAGCTTTTACAGGAAAAGGGTTGTACGTTTGTGATGTTTGTCGGTAAAAAACAGCTTATTAAACGAAAAGCCTTTGAAAAATACATAGAACAAACATATTCCATTTGAATGTATGGCTCTGATGTGATATAATCAAATTGTCACATCGGAGCTCTTTATTTAACGTAAGGAGCTTATTATGGAAAGAAGAAAAGACAATAAAGGACGTGTTTTGAAAGAGGGTGAGTCGCAACGTAAAGATGGTCTGTACCAGTATCGTTGGACAGATAAGTTTGGAAAGCGCCGCACTATTTATTCTGGCGACTTGAAAGAATTAAGAGCAAGGATTGAAAGTTTAACAGAGTCTGAAATACAAGGCATCGACCCAATAGCAAACTCAATGACGGTGAAAGAGCTCGTAAAAAAATATTCCGATCTTCATAAGCCGTCTTTAAAGGAGACAACAACAAAGAACATAGACACTTTCATGAAAATCCTTTCTGGATGTACTTTTGCCAATAGAACAATCGCATCAATAACATCGACAGAAGCAAAAGTGTTCATGAAAGAACTATATGATAAGGGGTACTGTTATGGTACAATAAATAACTATAAAGGAATACTACGACCGGCCTTTGAGCTTGCCTGCGATGATAAAATTTTGTCAAGGAATCCTTTTGGCTTTCAACTTTCAAAAGTTGTGCCAAAAGAAAATAAGACAAAAATTATTCTGTCGAATGAACAATTTTCAAGCCTTGTTGATTTCTGCAAGAAAGATATCTATCTCAGTCAACACGTTGATGAACTTATAATTTTATATGAGACCGGACTTCGTGTTAGTGAGTTTTGTGGATTAACCGTAAGTGACATTGATTTAGAGCAGGGAATTGTAAATGTGAACCACCAGCTTGTATACCTTCATGGAGAGTTCTCAATCCAATCTCCGAAAACAAAAAGTGGTGTACGCATCATACCAATGTCGCGAAAAGCCAGAGAAGCATTTTCACACATTATAAGTACAAGACCACAGCTGGATGAAGAGCCGAGCGTAAGTGGATATAGTGGTTTTCTACAAGTCAGTTACAAAAACAGCCCTCGTTCAGCAGTTAGTGTTGAATCAAATGTGCGACAAGCTATACAGAGGTACAATAAGGTTAATCCGCAAGAGCAACTGCCAACCGCAATCACACCTCATACTTTAAGGCATATGTTCTGCACCAGAATGGTAGAGTCTGGAATGAACATTAAAGCCGTCCAGTATGTGATGGGGCACAGTAAAGTCAATATGACATTAGATGTTTATAGTCATGTGGATGCTGAAAAAGTAGTTGCGGAATTCCGAAAGATGATTCAGTAATTTTATGTACTTTATAAGAATGAATTGTCAACTTCCTATAAATTGGACGATTTTTACTACACCAGTTACTACACCACTTTTTCAAATCTGGTATGATATAATATAACGGAATATAAACTAGACGAGCGTGCAATAAAGAGCGGTAGAAAAGCAAGAAGAAGAAAAATAACGAATTATCGTTACGAATACAAAAACAAACAATAACTCGAGCGAAAATATGTGCAAAGTGTAAAAATTACAAAAAAATTACAAAACCCTATTGCAAAATGGTTTCAAAAGAGTTACAATATGGTTACAGCAAGGGCAAAGCCCCAAGGCTGTGTGTGAAATCTTTTTCTTCTTGTTTTTTGGGATACTGGGCGCGGGTCCTCCTCCTCCGGCTGTTCTCCTTCACAGCTATGACCCATGCGCCGCACAGGCAGTGTCCCGCTTCGTGTGCAAAAGGGCTCGTCCGATGTTCCGGACGAGCTTTTTTGCATTCTGCAAGCCCTGTTTTGCCTGCAAAAGTGATACTTCAAAAATCAAAGTATGACCAATGCCCGAAAACGCTTGGCAATTTGTCTGTTTTTCCGCAAAGGACAATTATAAAGTTTGGCGCGGCAGGGGTTTGTATTCTTGCGGGCTTTGTGGTAAAGTATATACAATCAATTTATAAGCAGCAAACATGAATGATTTTGATGCTGATTTGTATCGGATGCGTTAAGGTGTATCTGAAAACAAAGAAAATGACGAATATTTCGCAAGCACAAGCAGGATTTAAGGCAAATAGCCGCAGGAATCCTTTGTGGATTTCAAGGCTGTTTAACGCAAAATCCAGCTGTGCTTGTAGAAATAGACTAAATTTTCGACTTTTCAGATACACCCTAAGAGAAAAGGAGTTTGATT